GAAAAACACCAACAAACAAGGGAAACACCTTTCGAGCAAGGAAAACGCCTTTCAAGCAAGGGGTATCTTCCAATCAAATGTAAAAGTTTACAAGTGGTAGGAGTTTCCCGTCAAGGCAAGGCAGTTGTGAGTGATGGGAGGTATGGTGTTATTGGTAGTGGATATTGTTTATTAGTATGGGGTGATGCGGAGGAAACCAAGGGAAAACGGGGGCGGCGATGGCGTGGGGTAGGTCCCGCTGGTCGTCCGTCCCTGTTCCCCTTTGGCGTTAGTGTAATATTAAAAATCTGATAGTGATATGACGAAAGAAGAAGCAAGGAACGTATTTGGCGGTAGTATAGTAAATAATCTGCTGTCGCTAGGGGCTGAGCCTACCAACGTGGTAAGGCAAGACGGGTTGATAGAATGGAAAAGTGATGGATATATAGAGGTAGGAGGCGTACAGGTATGGGCCTACTATTACTTCGAGGACGGTGAGGACGTTGATAGATGCGACTGGGAGGATCATATGAAGATAGAGGTAGAGGAATGTTGGATTTAAAATCGGTTGATATGAGATTCGTGTATTTAACGGAGCTTAGCGGAAAGGATATATGCGTAGGCGACAAGAAATGTAAGAGAGTAAAAATATATGTAGGCAGGCCGTTGGGGGATACGCCTAAGACCTATAAAAGAATAGGCGGATTTGTAGCAAAAGAACTATCCAACGCTTATAACAGCGGTTGTGTTTCCATCTATGAAGCAAAGGATAAAACGCTCAGATATTCGGTTTATCGAGACGGTTGTTTTTATCCTTATTATGGGAAATTAGAGGTGGTAGAATAATACCAATGGGAACGGACGGCGGTGTCACGGCGTGGTAGGTCACGGGTGTCGGCTGCCGTTTTTTTCTTTGGCGTAGTAATATAAAACACTAATAACATGGACGAGATTATGAAATTACAAGATGAAGCGCTGCTTTATCTACGGGATAATATTACGAGAGAAGAGGCGTATTATATCCTTACGAAAGAGAATGAAATGACGGAGGTTTTAATAGCTAAGAAGAAGGATGGAAGTAAACGTATCAAGATTCTTGATATGGAATATACTATCGAGAGGGACGATATGTTGCTGTTGTTCGATACTGATGGGATAATAGACGAATGTCTTTTAACATCCAGCCACATAGGGATAAACATGTATTTCCGTCGGCAAGATATTCGGGATATACTATCCAAGAAATTGGAGGTCATGGAATACCGGTATATAAAGATCCAGGTCGATAATATACCGGTAGTAGAGAAACGTCGTGTTATTCTGGATCTAACCGGGCATAGGGTGGATCGTAATGACCGTGATAAGATAGATTTTATGTTTGTTTATTATATGGCAAGATTATGCGTGTAAGAAGAACTGTAAAAGAGAAGGATGTTGTAAAGATATTGGTATTTGGGTGTGATAGGAAGCTTATTAAATCATCAATGGATTCTGGGTTTAGAAGCATGTCGGCGGTATTATCTTACGCCAATTGCATGGCGGGGAATAAACCTGTGAATCATATTCGGGTATCGAATGAGAGTCGTGGATGGTGTGGCTCATATACCTTATATGGGAAGGAAATAGATTAGTCGGATAGTGAACAACAAAGGAGGTGCGTATGAATAATATTATAACAAACGCCAATGGTGTAAAAGTAAAAGTAAGGGTGTATGATTTTGGTGATAAAACGGCTGATAGATATACTATCGTGTGTGTAAGCGGTAAGAGTAATAATCATAATAATATCCCGTATTACCCGATATTTAGTTGTAGCTCGAACCCGTTCCATCCTCAAGGAATAGCGATGTATGTAGGGGATTATTATCCGTGGAAGAGAAAGACATACGATTTCGGTAAAAGAGTTAAGGATCTAGCATCCTTGCCAAAAGAGGTGATTAAGTACATAAAAATAATAACGACATGAACGAAATAGTTTACAATAATTATGATTTGGTTGCTTTTGAGCAAAACGGCGAGATAGTGGTGGCTGTGACGTTTTACAGATATTATAGAAAGAAAGCGCATAGCGAGGTAAATTACAGGTGGAAAACCAGATGCCCGGAGTTGGTGGATAAGATTGTAAGACACCGTACCAAGGTGTTTACCGGCCAGCTTATTCAGTTAGCGAAGGCGTATGGGGAGAAAAGGGTCATTAAATATCAAAAACAGGAGGAAGAGGTATGTCAAAATACGACAGGGACGCTATAGAAATATATATACTAGATCATATAGATACTGATAATTACAAAAAGCAGTTTAGATATGATAGGGAGTATCTGGCTTTTATGCTTAACGTGTTTAAGGATGAGTATAAAGAACATATCAAAAGGGATGGGATTAAGAAAGCTTTCGAGGACTACATAATGAGCGTTCCGTCTATATTCAGGATTCATATAGCGGATTGCGATATCAGGTATTTATTACGTTCATGGGAAGTGGAGTTCGATGATGATGATGATGAGATATACATCTTGTATAAAAAGATCATAAGGGAGGTCTTCTTTAAGATGTGTAATGATATGAACATTAGATTTTAGTTTGTTAATATTGTGACCATGACCTTGGCGGGGTGGAAGGATATATCATAATCGTACGTGTGCGGATATGATCCGGGGTCAGTTCCCGGCACCTTGGCATAACTTAAATGTAAGTAGTATGGAAGATAATATTTTAAAAAGAGCGGCAGCGGAATTAAAAGAAGCCGGTTGCAGGGTTTTCGCATGGCAGGATGATACTTATAATAGAGGTTGGAGTAAGGGTGATTATATAATGTTGTATTACGCCTTCCCTGATTCACCCAACATCGGGTATCTGAGTCATGGAGAATATGGAATGAGTGTAGCATATAGTAGAGCCTATATACCGAGTCGTGGAAGTGGATCGGGATGTGGTATCAAGGAGGAAGCTACGTTCGACCTTGCGACGGCACTGGATGTGCTAAACGAGCCATTACCTAGGTGGTGCAAGTCTTATGGGGTTTATCCAGAACAATATAAGAATATTGATAGATGGTACAATAGCGATAATTATAACAAAAAAATATTTAAGGAGATTTGATATGGAGGTAAAAGATTGGGAAAATCTGGTTTTGAATACAGAAGTAGGATCACATTGTTTTGTTACGCTGATTGATGATAAGGACATCAGTAGAGGTTATGCGCAAATCAGACGTGCGGAGCATTTCGGGTATAACATCTGTTTTACAAGGTTATACGGGAATAAGTTTTATTTTGAGAAGATAGAGGAAGGTCGTACGCAACAATATATCAATAGGAGGAAATAAAATGGTAATAGAGTTTGATTTCGAGATATACAAAAACGGAGATTACGATAAGGTATATCTACGTAACGGAAAAGAGGCAAGAGTATTATGTGATAATGGGAAGGGTAATAGTCCTATGGTCGTGATGATTGAGGATGATAAAGCGGATGATTATATTATTCTTCGTTATAACGAAACTGGCAGGAGGAATATCAATGGTCAATCGGGTCTCGATCTTATGTTATCGGTAAAAGAACGGGAGCCAGAGTTGTGGGTTGTTGTTATATCTTACATAGATAATAAGGATAAGAGGCAAAAGATGGTCTTACCTAATTTTTTTCTCAAGGAATATAGGAGGAAATATATATCTTCAAGGAAGCTCTAAATCGAATGTATCATATTATGTTGGTAGGTTAGAAGAAGATGGGTGCTTCGATGAGCTGTGCGAGAAGATAAGGGTAAAAAGAGATCGTATTTATAACATGGAAATAATATCACTATCAGATGACAAGGCGACAGTTTAATCAGTTGATAAATGAGCTAGACGGCAAAAGCCCGTTTATCGTATTACATAGGGATGCCGTTGCGCCTAAATACGTGGGCGTGGAGGTGTCGAAGGATGGGATGGTATACAGATATGCGATAATAGGGATAAACGATGAGTATAAGGCTAAAAAAGCCCTTATTTCGAAAATATTAGGCATAGCTAGTTACCTAAATGGCAATAAGCCCTTAAAAAAGGGTTAATTAGATGTATTTATGACCTGCGGCATCATATACGATATAATGCCATAAATGACGTTGTATAGAGGATATGTATGATAATATGATAGATAACGCATTCGTGTCTTGATATCATAATATTATGCCATTATATCCTCTTTTTGTATAAAAAAGATAACAAATGATACAAACATCTTGAATATGGATGAGATTAATATAGGAGATGAAATTGTGTTTAATATAACCGGCAACCATAATATAGGATACACTAAAGGAGAAAAGTATATCGGGACAGTGTTAAGTAGGGATCACCGATCACGCCTTTATGTACGGACGATAGGAATGCCTAGGGCTTGTATTGATGAACGGGACGTGGATAAGATTATTGATACGGGTGATGATTTTGATATGGATGAGGCGATCCCGAATCCTGTGGCAAGGGAGTTGTATAAGTTGATGAGCAGGTATATTTATACGTTCGGAAAGTCTCATGAAAATATAAACGGATATATCGTGTATGAGTGTATAATGATGGGTAGGGATTTAAGACACAATGTTATGTGCCTGTTACATGGTCGTGGATTTGAGATACGGCATATTGATAGTTATTCTTGGTGGATGACTAATGAGAGGCTGATGTCCGAGGTAACATATGCGGAGGGGGATATTCATATAGTTGTTCATGAGTGTATGGAGGATTATGTGGATAATGTGAGATTTGGAGAGGAGTTTTATAAAAACAAGGGAACGTGATAAGATGCTTACTTGTGATGGCGATGATAATATTAACACCGCCAAAAGGGAACGGAGGCATGCCCCTCTCCCCGAAGCCGGCAGTGATCGAGACACGGGTATGGGATAAGCTGGCGGCCGCCCTATCTTTCGTGGAGTCAAGGAACGACGATCGGGCGTATAACGCCTCATCCGGGGCCTTAGGGAGGTGGCAAATGAAAAGGATATACGTTGATGAGGTTAATAGGATATTACGCCTTAAAAGAGAGAAAAGGAGATATAGGTACGAAGATCGAAAGAATCCTGTCAAGGCTAGGGAAATGTTCGAGATATATCAATCTCATCATAATCCTAAAAAGGATATAGATCGGGCTATAAGATTGCATAGGGGATTGCATTCTCCTATGTATGTTAAAGAGGTTAAACGTAAATTAAGGGAATAATATGAATCGTGAGGTATTAATAAGTATCATTAATAGAGGTAGAATAAGGTTTATCCCAGTAAGAAAATGTTCGTTATGTGATGAATATGTAGGATATAAATTCGTTAGGATGTGTGATGGAAGTATGATACCGGTATTTTCTAGTGGATGTAGGTGTTGTGGCATAAATAATGGGACGCTATCAGAAAGGACTTGGGATGAAGTGCTTGATCTTGTCAAAACGGTACAAAATAAGCCTATGAATGAGAGAACGGAGGAAGATGAATTTATATTAAATAGTTTAATATAAGGAGGTATTGTATATGAAATGGGTGATAATAAAAGGCGTTAGATACCCTATCTCCGTGGTGTCAGCCTTCGCTGCGTATTACGGGGATAATCCCTTTTTGAAGATAAGGATAAGAAACAAATATCACATAATTTATTTTGATAATATGGATTATCTGAATATTCAGATAAGGTATTTGACTAACAACTATCCTGACTTCGTACAGATAGGGAATTGGTATATATCCAAGAAGCAGGTGATGTCGTGGGGGCCCAAGGGGCAGGCCGTGGACGGATCGGGCTGGGTTATATCCTTCCACCTATCTTTCGGCTTGGAGAGCGGAACTCAAATTAAGTTCGATAGGGAAGAGGAGTACCAAAGGGCTTTAGATAGCTTAAATGAGAGGTTTAATGTAATATTATGATATGGTAAAAACAAGGATATTGATGGGATTGGCGGCTATGATGGCGAACATAATGTCGCAAGACAAGATATTTGCAGGGGACAAACAACGGTCCGGGATGGCATTCAATCCGGATTATAAACCAGCGAGAGATCGGAAGGAGTTGAGGAAGTTCCGGATCAAAGGAGAGGAGGTGGAGGCGTACTCAAAGAAAGACGCTATCAAAAGGTTGAAACATAAACATAAAAAGTAATATTATGAAAAGTGATAATGATATGAAAAGGAAGTTAGTTATTAATAGCGCAAAAGATGCTGAAATAATATCAGTAAGGTTAAGTCCAGATAAAACACCCATTGCTTATGAAAATAAAGTTAGATGTTTAATGTTGTCAGGATTAAGCCGGGAAGAAGCGGAGAAAGTAGCGTTAGAGCCAATGGATCTTGAGCTATATTATGAGATAGGCGCAGGACTGATGGCCGTTGACCCAGCGGCGGTGGAGTCAGGGACAATCCGGAGTCCTTATACAGGGGAGTTGTATCATGAAAATTCTTATACTTAGAGGAGTATTGAGATTTATAGTGATCAAGGCAAATGATGTTGTTTAATTTAAAAAAAATAAATTGTTATGAAAATAAAAGAGCATTTATCAGTTTATCTATAGAGTGGATATCTTTTTGACGATATGTCAGGAAAATTAAAGTGGTTTGAGATTGATAAGATCTTGATCAGTTTTACATATGGAGTAGTTAGATATGTAGGAACATGGGGAGGATGTAGGACTGAGAAGACATTAGATGGGAAATTATTTTATTCGTCCGAAGAATGTTTTAAAAAGGGCAAGAGCATCCCCAAGACAAAACTATCAATATATGATGTTTTTGAGTCATTATATGGGTTCGTTCCAATAGGTGATGTGTGGAAATACAAAAACGGAAGAGCTGTCAAGGGTGAGTTGGAATATTTTGATGTTGAAATAGATAATAAAGGAAAAATTTATTGTAAGGAAACATATTACAGAACATGTGAAGATGTGTATAAATTCAATGACTTGACTGTAGTTGACAAGAATGGAGACATGAGATTAGTAAAATCTTCAAAAAGTAAATTAATGCTTACTGATGATCAATTAGATGTTGTGGAGAGAATGAAAGGCGTCATTGATGACATGGTTAGGTTAAAGATGATTATGTATATTGATCAAGACTATAATCTTTGTTTTCTGCCGGGAGATAAAATAGAAGATTTGACAATGGATGAGACAGATGGATTTGTGGATACCACCGGTATAGTGACATCTATAAAATCTAAGGGTGTAGTGGAGTTTTATGTAGAAAATCCTTTTGTGAAGATAAAGGATGAGTGATATCTGAATCTGGATTGTGGTGGTTCGTGAGAATAGCCACAATCATATCTCTAAACGTGAACATAAGGAGGTACGTATGTCATTCGATTGACGTTAGGGATCTAGTTATATTAAAAGAGGAGGGATTATGAAAGAGATTGTATTAAAACTGTATGAGTTTGATGAGCTGTCAAAAGATTCACAAGAAAGGATCATAGAGCGTGAGCGCTGGAATATAATGGATTGTTGCATGGAAGCTTATGGTGCTGATTATATAAGCACCATGAAGTCTTTTGGGGATCTGACAAATACTGAGGCTTATGGCTGGGAAGTTGGATATACGAGGTATGATTTTAGATTCAAATTCAAGTACAATGATCCTATATACTGTCATCCAACTGATTATGATAAGGATATATATCCTAATAACTTATGTGGCAAATTACTGTTCAGGTATATCAACAACAACATTATGCCACGTATTATCAAGGGCAGGTATTTCTCCACGTCAGGTAAATATATTGATGGGAAATACAAATACAGGCACAAGTATAGTAGGGTGATGTTTGACTATGGAGATAATTGCCCATTGACAGGGATGTGTTATGATTATTATCTCCTGAAACCTATAATTGATTATTACAATGTATGGTGTACTTATCCGGAGGATTTTTCTTTAGAGGATCTGATGAGGCAATGTTATGATAACTTCTTCAAGTCATGGCATGAGGAGTATGAGTATTGGGCTGATAATGAAGATGCGATACGTGAGGAGCTTCATCATAATCAGTACGAAAATCAACTTTATTATGAGAATGGGGATGTGTATGTTGGACAATTAAATGAAATAGCATGAAAACACAAGAAGAATATGCCCGTGAGATTGACGAGATTGTTCGTCGTGATGTAGAGAGTTGCCAGATTGACTGGTTTAAGATTGATAAGGAAATATTCATGCTTCCGGAAAACAAGAACAAGACATTTATTCTCGGAACACGAAAGACAGGATGTGATTTGTTGATACTGGGAGGCACTAATTGTGATGAAAGTTATTTGGATGGGGTTTTTGGGTGTCTTGGTAATGAGAAATTCTATGTTTGCCAGCCAATATCTCTTTATGAGACAACACGAAATATCCAGGAAAGACCTGCCTTGTACGCTTTTAAAATAGCGACCGAGTATTTCAGGGCGCATGGAATGGTTCCCGTATTTGAAAATTCACATTGTAAATTGATGAGATTATGAATATAGAGATAATAAGATATAGGCTTCCAGTTTATTGGGCTTGCCCGTTAATCGATGATGATTACGCTGGATTAACGGATAAAGAATGTGAGGAAATCAAACACTTCTTGGAAGCAGCAGAAGGTTATCCGGTAGATGTAGATTGGGAAACACAAGGATTCTACAGTTATAATGACGCAGGAACACTCCCCGGAGAATGTGCGGATTTTATTTTTCACAAGTATAATGATTAAACTAAAATGATATGGAAACTGCAAACAAACTAATTTATAAGCAAACAAATTATTTTAAAGAAGACGGAGAGGAATATAGAATAATAGTCACTATATCTTTAGATGATGATTGTCATAACAATATATGTGACTGGGGCATAACGGCTGATATCAGACGAAAAAACAAATATGGACGATATGAGGAGTATATGGGAGGTTGCTGTCACGGTGAAATTGCGAAGTATGTTCCAGAATTGGCAAAATTCATACCATTACATTGCTGTAACCATTATGGTGCTCCTATGTATCCGGTGGAAAATGGTACGTATTACATAAAGAATAGCGATAAGTTTGCAGCTATTGAATATTTACGTATATCAGACAAGGAATATTCCAAATTATCTGAAGCGGTAGACGATAAGATGTATTTCAAGTATCTGCTTTTCAATCTTGGGATTGTGGATAGATGGAAAAGAGAATCAGACGAGCTTCTTGTTGAACTTGAAGACCTGTGTGGAAAGAAATGGGTTAATCCATATAAGCTGGAAGAAGAAAAGTTTACCCTAATACTAACAGACAAGGAACGATCTTTTATTGAAGAGCGCATTGAAGCTGGGTATTATTCCATAGAAAATATAGAAAAACGCCGGGAAGAGACTCATAACACAAAGATGATGAAAGAGCGTGCCAAGATTTGTGAACTATATGACAAACAAATTAGAAAGGCAGAAGTTGGGAAGACAGTCAGGCGAAAAAAGAGGCTTTAATTTTTGAAAAAAGAAGAAAAGAAAAAGAAGATCGCAAGAAAAAATTTGAAGAACAGATCGAGATGTGGAAGTCTGGCAAGATTCTGGAATTATATCTACATTATTATTTGGAGGATGACCAGCCTAACGTATGGCTTCGCATCAAGAATGGCATAATTGAGACTAGTAAGAATATCAAGATAGGACGAGCTGAGGCTGAGAGACTTTGGAAATTGATAAAGTTCTTCCATAATGGCAGTAAATTCCAACACGATATGGTATTGGATACAACCGGTCACAAATGGAAGATCAATAGCTATAAGAATGATATATTGGTTGCTGGATGTCACAGGATCGCATATAGCGAGATGGAGGGTGTTGCGAGACAATTAGGATGGGATTAAACAGATATCAACTAACATTTGAGAGCTATGGCAATCACTATCAGATTTACGGGAGAAACATCCAAGATGTCATGGGCGGCGTTACCGGTGGAGCCGGCGTGTATGGATAAGGCGGTCGGGGAAGCGGGGCGTCCGCTCATGCTTTGTGGTGCAAGGTTGTATATAATTACCTAAGAATATATCCCGGAATATGAAAATAAAGGCGACCAAGTACAGAAATGATTACAGGGTATGGTTGGACTATGTAGGAGATTACAGAAACGAAAATATAGAATAACATGAAATATCAAAATTTTATGTGCCCTTATGAGCTTGCATTAAAGTTGCATGAGTTGGGCGTAAATTCGGAGTCGGAATTTTATTTTGTGAAAGAGATGAAAGGAGGGGGAACCCAGATAGATTCAGTTACGCAAAATACAATGAGGTATTCATATAGAAAAGAAGGAGACCTCATACCGGCTTATATGAGTCATGAACTTGGAGAGATACTACCAAGTATGATAAATATCAGTAAATCAAAAATATGGGATGACTGGTTGCAGTTGACACAGTATTTCCCGAATAGGGATAGTAGATATTACGAAGCCGCCTATGTTCGTTACAATGCCTACGATTCGCCAACAGAAGTGTATAGCGGATTTGGGAAAACAGAGGCGGAGTCAAGGGCGATGCTTCTCTTTGATTTGTTGGAAAAGAAGATATTGACACCTGATGGTTTGAATTTAAAGTAAGTGGATAGGAGAAAGGAATATGAGAACGAATTTGAATAGTACAAGCATGAGAAACACATGTCCAGAATTTCCGCTTTTCGGTGCGAATTATCCAGACGCAACTTGCATAGATGGCATATTATATGATCTGGATAATGTAGGTGATGATGGTGTTCTAATCAAGCCATTGGAAGAAATTCCATGCCCATTCTGCCGAACAGAGGAGTTTATCAGATACGATCCATTCAATAAAGAGTATAGCATGGATAGTGAAGAGGATATAAAAGATTGGTATATGAGCTATATTAATGAAATGAGAAATAAGTATGGGGGAAAATAAGAAGAAACAAACACCATGCCGGAACTTGAAAGATTGGCATACGAACAAATGAAGGAGGTAAACGATGGAGACAGTAAGATTATCAGATTACTCTTCTTATGATAAAAACAAGGGAGGAATACAAAAATTGCGTCACAAATTCAGGAATCAAATACTTGAATATTGGGGAGAAGATACCGGAATCCTAATAGGAACAACCATGGTATATGAAAGACATTTGTGGAACGAGGAAGTTAAAGTAATATGATTATGGATGACAATAAGATAATGGAAGCGGCTAAGTTAATAGCCAACTCATCAGCGGCCTTGATCGAGGCTATGGGGATGATGAGCGAAAATATCGAGAGAGCTAATAGGGGCGAGTCTTTGGCGTATACCGAGGAGGCCTTTAATAAAGTGGTTATGAATAATGGAATAGATTATAATAGTGTTATGAGTAGAAGTTGGATATGAGAAATGGAGGAGGACTATGGGTAAAGAAGTTAAGATAGATGTAGGATATAAAGATGTGCTAGAAAAATCATTATCAGCCATCCAATATCTAAGAATACATGGATTCTCGACGTACATGGAATCGGAGGGGATTGTAAATAGGATAATGATGTTCAAGGATAAGAATGAGATGAGAGATCAAAAGATCAGATCAATTTAATAGAACTAATTATGACAGTAGAGTATAAGTGTATTGATGTTTACAAGAAGCCGGAGAATCCAATGGAATGGTTGCCGTGTCCACGATGCGGCCTCCGGCCTCTGGTCTGGGAGTTCGATAACGGGAGATTCACGGCGTGCGGGTGCGGAACAGACTGTTATAGTCATTGGAGCGTGCGAGCGGAAAGTATTATGTCGGTCATAAAAAGATCTGATAACGGTAAGTCGGCTGAGGTGTATGATATTGATGAACTTAAAAATAACTGGAATCATTGGGTGAGGACAGGGGAGATACTGTTTACGCCAGGGAATGGGAAATGGTAATATGATTAATAATTTAAGATATGGATCATTATTTGGCTATAATTCAAACGATATTGGATAGATGTGAGAACGACAATACATCTCCTGATATCCATGACATGGAGATAATAAAAATAAATCTATGTAGAATAATTCAGACTCGTTACGGATTAACTCAGTTATGGTTCATTCCGTTGATAGAGAGAATACAGAATGCTTGTTGTAAACATCACAATGACGTTGACATGTCATGGGAAGATTTTGTTAAAAAAATGAGTGAATAGGAGGGATAAATATGGATGAGAACGAAAGAAAGAAGGGTATGAACCAAGGAATATGGCTGGCGGTTCAGGAGCTAGCCTACGACGGGCGATGGACGCAGGCCGCAGAGGAACTGGTGTCTTCTTGTGGATTGACCGAGGATGAATGTAGGAAGCTGCAAGAAGAAAGCGAATCATTCAATGATGAGATGATTAAGTTTATTGACAATATGTTTGGACGTGAGAATATGATAAGTGAAGGCAGTACTATAAGTGAAAACGATACTATATGTATAAATATTAAGTATCATAAAATAGGGGAAGTCTTTAACTATAAAGTTGGTATGTCTGAAATGACATTAAGAGTAGATAAGTGTGATAGATGTTCGGGATGCGCTTTTGAAAATTATATATATGATTGCGTAAAATCAGGTTGCTTGGGATGCGAAAGGGAAGATGGGGAGAGTGTTAGATATACAATAGTTAATACATAATTTACAAAGCATCATGAATGGAGAGAATATAATACCTAAGATAACAGACAAACGTGGGATGTTATGGAAACAGCCCCATAGGAGATACATAGAAATTGATGAGGAATACGCTTTAATGACCAAACAAACCTTTGAGGGTCTTAGAGAATATTCAGTAACGATCCCATCGGGGGAATATGAAGGGAAGATGTGGAAGGCCAATAGAGGAGGTATATGGTATCTATATTGGTATGATCATGACGATAATCCATCAATGATCAAAATAGAGCGAAGAGAAATATTGTTACTTAATTAATACAAAATAATATGGGAGATAGAGTGCAAGAAGCCAAAGAAGAAGGCATAAGACAAGGAATATGGCTATGCATACAAAAATTGGTGGAACTGGAAAGGTTTGATATGGCAAAATATTTTATGATATCCTTTGGATTTAATAAAAATGAGTGCGAGGGGTTATTAGATAAAAATGGTCTAAACGATAAAATGGATGTATTTATCAACCGATTATTTAACGAAAATAATCATATAAGGTATTTGAAGGATATAGGATATCATAAGATAGGTAGTATATTTAAATATAATACCGGCATGGAGAAAATAGAATTGGAGGTAATAGAGATTGATGATAGCAGTTGTGATGGATGTGTATTTAATAACAGGGGTTATTACTGCATGTATTCTTGTTGTTGCAATATAGATAGGGAAGACAATACAGATGTCATATACAAAGAAGTGAAAAGATCATGAGTTTAATAGATAAATTAGAGGATTTGGTGGTCAAGGTAGACACCGAATACCAAGAGAAGATGGAGGCGGTGATCCGGGAGATAGTTCCGGGGATGCCGGAAGGGAACGTGCGCCATGCCGCCGAGTGTATGTGTACGGACAGGATGGGGAGCATGATGGATATCGATATTTATATATTAAAGGAAGAGGATAGACCTTACGAATGCCATTATCTAAAGGATCTGCTGGAGGATAGGGTAGCTAGAATAGCCAAAATGCATGAGGATGAAAGTTATACATACAATATGGATGATAATTATTGGTGCGCCACATGTGGATCCCATTCTCATAAAAAGGATTCCAAGACAGGGTATTGTTGGTATTGCGATACAGTTAATTGGGTTAAAGAGGATGGGAAGGATGTTGGAATATAAAAACAAGCAATTATATAACAAGGAGGAATAAACATGGGAAGAGGTGTTAATACAGGCGCCTTGTCTCCGGTCGGCGGTATCGGGGAAATACGAATGCGAGCAAACCTGCGAAAAATAGTGGCGTACAAAGATTTCGCGAAACAGATGGTCATGGCACAATACGAATGATAGAGGAGATTGGTGATTAAAACATTAAATAACATTAAACATGAAAAAGAGTAGAAGAATTGTAAAGAAAATGAGCAAGAAGAGCCTTATCAACAAGAAGGCTCTTCGGTATATTATCGCAAACAGTAATTTATGTAAACATGCGATAAGAGAATTGGAATTAGCCGGATATAGCAAAGAAGAGGACGGTCCTAACAAATGGATGCGCGAACAGGTAATAGAAGCTGTCGCGCTGTTCTCTTCTCATGGTAACAGCGGATTCTCGGCACCATTTGAAATCAATCTCGTCAAGAAACTTTGCAGTTTTGATATAATCTCTCCTTTGAGATTTGACGATGGCGAATGGGAAAAAATAGGCTTAGACGGGAGTTGCCAGAATAAAAGAAAATCATCGATATTCAAAGAGCCGGACGGGAGTATCCATGATGTTGATGCATTTTCAAAAGTTCCTGTAAAAAAGTTTTTATTCGCCACTCGAACGTGGACGGAGAACATCCATAAGATAGGATGGATAGGAGGGTTGTTTGAGACGGACGAAAACGGAATACTCACTGGAAGATATTTTGGTAGATGTAATGTAAAAGACTATCAGAACGGATATATGCCAAAAGGCAAGAAAGAAATACCATGCAGGGAGATAGAGATATCGCCGGACAATTGGATTATGACAGTTGAATCAAACAATGAGGCTTTGATTGAATTGTCAAAGATTTATGATATAGTCTGGCGACAATGCCCTTGCTTGAAAGGCATAATGAATACCAACGTTACACCGGAACTTGAAAGATTGGCATGCGAACAAATGAAGGGATAAACAATGAATGACAAATTTGTAGACATGCCGAAATGCATGGCGGACAAATACGAAACCGCCGACTTTATTGCCAGCGATCCCGTCCAGTTCCCAAGGCGGTATTCCGGGCGGGACGCGGAGGTCAGTGGGTTCATTACTTCGTGGCTCTCGTTCGGGAACCGAAAGGCGATCATCGGGGCGGCGGAGCGGATGGACAGGGAGTTTGGTGGCAGTCCTTACGGGTGGCTGATGGATAGGCAATATGTGAAAGTATATAATTACCAAAATATAATAAGGTAATTATATACCTAAACATGAATGATAGGAGAAAGGATGATATTAACTATTAATAATGTTTATTTAATTTAATTCAAAAACAAAATGTCTACTTTTGTAGACACATAAAAATTAAACATATGAAAAAGAGTAAATTTGTAAAGGAGTTAGAGAGGATCATTGATATGGTTAAGGCCGAAGATGATGGTTTCGAGTATGGTGGTAAAGTCATTTTCTATAAAGAAGATGATGATAACTGTGAAATCAATGTAAAGAACATTGAGATGAATCTTAGGGTAGAAGCCAATGTTATGGCTGGTATGGATGATATGGATTTTACCTGCCTTATGAGTGAGGTTTATAAACAAAAGGTGGTAAAGGCTATAATGATGGAGAAGGATGACGATGAAGACAATTAATGAGATGACCGATCAGGAGATATATGATCTTACTGACGAGCAGATAGATAGATTGATCATAACAAGATGCGCTAAGGAGGGTGTTAGGTTTGTGGACGAACCTCCAGTTATGAAGACATACGACTACAAACCTATTTCTCCATCTAATTTCTTCTACCTTTTAGAAGGATTGAGCATAGCTGTTTTTAATCAGGATGATGCTATTAAAATAGCTAAGTTCTTAAGTAAGTTTGATTTATACAAGACTACATACGATTTCACTATATCCAATGATAAGATATATAATAAGTTGGATATAATCAATATCAAACATATTCCAATGTTTGATACGAAAGATGAGGAATCCTACAAATCTATAAAGGACAAGAATAATAAGATTGAGGAGGAGTATAAAGATCAGGTAGATAAATACAAGAAGGATATAAAAAGAATGAGTGAAATCCATGCCGAGATCTGGTCGAAGGTAATCGATGTAAGAAATAAGATTGATCATATGAATCATCTTAGATTCCTTTTTGTAAAGGAATATCTTCCGTTGGTGGATCATGATACGAATACGGCTATGACGTTTTTTAAGAAAGCTTATGACGTGGATGATGATACGGAAAGATATATTCGTGAAGGGATAAAGGATTACCCATTGTTTAACAACAACATAGATTAATAAGATGCACAATTGGTTTAAATGTACGGTTTCTTATGAGACCGATGCCGAGAACGGCATGAAGAAGAAGGTAAAGGAAGAGTATTTAGTGGATGCCCTTTCTTATACAGAGTGTGAGGCTAGAATTATAGAGGAGATGAGACCGTTTATCTCCGGTGAGTTTAGTGTTGATATCAAACGATTCCGGATAGCGGAATTATTCGCCATGGATGGAGACCGGTTCTATAAGGTCACGGCTGATTATATTACGATAGACGAGAAATCGGGCAATGAGAAACGCAAGGCGTTTAACTACATCGTTCGGGCCAATGACCTTGATCATGCCAAAAAGAATTTCGAGGAAGGCATGAAAGGAACCATATCAGATTTCGTTGTCACTTGTATCAAGGAAGAGAAGAAACTGATGGACTTCTACGAGTTTGATGGTAAGATCAGGAATCCGGAGAAACATGAGAATAATAAGCAATAAAGCTAGCTATGAGACCACATCATCCGTCGCCGAGAAGTTGATGGAGATAAGCAAGATGGAGGGTACGATTTATCGTATCCTCACATTGTCTAACAAAACTTATCTAGCTTCTAAATTAGGATATAGCAGATCGGGGTTCTATAAGAAGATACAAAACAGGAGTTTTAATATCCGGGAACTAGCTCAGATATTCGACACGATCATCAATTTCAAGGAACAGGATTGGGCGGAGAGTAAGATAGATAGGCTTAAAAGATATAGGGCCATAAGCCTTATGGAGTTCAATAAGAATTATAAACGAAAGAAAGCATGAGAGGTAGGATGTTGCCGTGTGAGAGATGCGGGAGGATGGTAGCTGTCAGAAGCAAAGGGTTATGCCAAGTATGCAGGGCCAAGGAGCTACCGCCAAAGGGAAGGACGGCGATACGGGCGAAGGCCAAGCCCAGGGGTAGGAGCCTAGCCGTGTTCTTTGGCGCCCATGTGACTAGATTGAGTATGACAAGGAGATCTGCTACCGGCGCATATATACCATGTCCTGGGGTAAGTAACATCTGTCACTTATACCCTAAACGGAAATATAAATCGGTCGCCGAGGATAATGATAACATTATCTACTTGACGGCTGATGAGCATACAAGATTCGATTATCTATTAGATACGATGGATTTTAGCCGGCTCTTGGATGAGTTTGGTAACGTATGGCTGTTGGCGGCCAGAAGGATGAGGGATCTCGCACCTAGAGTCGAGGAGGATGGTAAATTAAAAACCAGATTATTATCATGGATAGAAGAAAACAAAGATTACTTTTAGGCCTAGGATATAAGGCTATAAGTGACACGATATATAGTTATGGGACGATCATGGAGGTCATAAGCGATCAAGAACTGTTTGATGACATGAGAGTCCGTTTATCCGAGAGACACAATGTGGTTATCGAGGATAATGGAGAGATAGGAGGATCGGGTTTAGGCAAGATAAAGGACGTGTGTCCATCATACTACTGGAGATCATCACTTCCAATATTAAGAGCATATCATACAGATCCTAAATTTACCGCATTCTTTGGCATATTAGACGTTTTATTAACGGTTCCGAAGGAAGATATCTATGAGGAAGAAAAGCCTGTTGACGAGCCTAAAAAAGAACCTGATGAGGAGATAGAAATTGAGTATGATCTGGAGACTGAGCAACAGTATTATGCCGCTGAATGGATCAAGGATATCCCGACACCAGTCTTATACAGAATGACCGTGGCTGGCAAGCGTGTTTATTATGAAATGGGAGCTGATGGATACCCTATCATATATGATGGGGCTACCAATAATATTGCGAATGGGTATTGTGATACTTCCGGGGCATTAGAAAAATGGAAAAATGAGATGAGACTCAAGGGTAAGGACCCAGACGAGTATGCCAACTACCGGGCTGACTTAGGAACTATCATGCATTATCTGTTTGGGTTATATCTGACGGGAGTTAAGATAAAACTGATTCCAACATGGATAAGAAAAGCTGTTAAGGAAGCTAAGTTGAGAATAGACAAGTATAGGATGGAGCGGATATTAGTGGATAACATTGATGAGCTAATAGAGGATCTAATATCATTTGCCATATTCTGCAAGGAAAGACATGTAAAACCTGTATTGATCGAGAAGATGTTGAGGTCAAGCAGGTTAAAGGTAGCTTCTTCGGTGGACGCCGTGGTGGAGATGGACAGCGAGCCGGAGACAGTGGAGATAGAGGTCGAGACAGGAGAGTTCTATAAGACTGGAGCCAAGAAGGGTCAACCTAAGACAGAGAAAAAGAAGATAAAGAGATGCAGGAGGATATTCGCTATATTGGACTTCAAATCAAACAGGAAAGGCAATTTCTATGACGAGTATGCTTTCCAACTTGAGTTATATAGAAGAATGATATTAGAGAACTATGGAAAGATATTGGAGATAGAGGAGATATATAACTTCGCTCCGGGTGATCCTACCGCAAAGACCAGCCAATATAAGTTGAAGAGACAGACTGACAACCCTATATTGAATATGGCTACCGTAGTATATCTTCAAGGAAAGTATAAGTTCGAGAAAACTAATTATACGGTTACATCAAGAATCGGATCCTTAGATATAGAAGGCGAGTTTGATGTTAATAAGTTGGTAAGGAAAGAGCCGCTGAGGGACTATATATATAGAGTCATGAATGAGAGGAGAGGGTGATGGAATTTAGGGAGTTCAATAAGAGCGTTCATCGGTATGAGCTGGATCATAGCAAACCAAGGAGGAAGCTGACGTGCCCGCAATGCGGCAAGGATAAGTGTTTTACGCCGTACGTGGACGTAACCACCGGTCAGATCGTTGGAGAGCAGTTTGGGGTGTGTGATCATAAAAATAAATGTGGTTACTTTAAATATCCAACAGGGAGCGAACTTGGGAACAATGATCTTTTTACCGATTCAAACAAAGTATTAAGGAGGTACAGACCTCCTATGGATCCGGATATAGCCAACTGCATTCCGGTAAGCAAGATGTTTGAGACGCTTAATCCTTTCGAGACATCCGATCTTCAGGATTATCTATCCAATATCTTCGGATCGTATCATACCAATAGGGCATTTAGCTTGTATAAGGTGGGGATGATGAGATTCGGGGACTGGGGTAAGTGCTGTGTGTTCTGGCAACTGGATAAGAATTGGGTAGTGCGGACCGGGAAGATAATGGACTACGGGCCTGACGGGAAGAGGGTAAAGGTTCCCATGGATCACGTATGTTGGGTGCATATACTGGACGGTCAGGATTACCTGCTTAGGCAATGCCTGTTCGGGGAGTTCCTTATCAACTTCTATCCCAATGACGCTCCGGTGTATATAGTAGAGTCAGAGAAGACGGCTGTTATCTGCAACATCGTGTACCCTAGTAGGTTGTTCATGGCCTGTGGCGGTATCCATATGTTGAAGAGGGAGATGATAGAGACGTTGGGTAGGAGGCGGATAGTCCTGTACCCGGATAAGGGCGACGCTTTCAACGAATGGAGAAAGAAGGTAAACAAGGATATGAGGGGGATGAATATAGAGATAAGTGATTTTCTAGAATCAAAACCCAATATAGATGAGGGGATGGATATAGCGGATTATTTTATAATTAAACAAATTTATAATAATGGCAAAGGTAGTTGATAATTACAAGGGATTCAAGGTGCTTGAAATAACAAGACAGGAGATGATGGATAAGCTTACCAGATACGGGTGCTTAGGTATTTGTGATATGTGTAACAGACCTACATCCGTAGGTTATTACGTGGCGGTGATCAATCAATGGATGTGCAAGGACTGTTACAATGATTTCATCAAGTCAATTGACAGGTATGAGGAGGATATGAAAATAGAAAACAGGAATTTTAATAGATTCTGCAATCTATTTAATGTTAAGATAGAAGAAACGGTATGAGAGAACTGTCTTTAGCCCAGAAAGCTATGTTAAACGGATCCATATGCCCGTATTGCAAGAACCCATCCACTATAATAAATACGGTAGAGGGGAAGCAAATAGGGTGCGAGAAGTGTGGAGCTTGGATGAGATCCAATTCTACGGGTAAACCTGTAGGTAGGTTAGCCAAGCCGGATCTCCTTAGGTCTATGGATATGGTAATGACCGAGATCAACGTATTCTTAATAAAAACAGGACAGGATAGACATGATCTTTACAAAGAACTATCTGGTGAGCTTATGATACCGGAGGAGCATATATCCCCTTACAAGATGTCTTTGCCATCATTACTTAAAGTCATGAGACATATCAAGGCATATAGTGATAATCGGATACAGATATATGATGGAGGGAGGGGAAATAACTGCCCTAGGCATAATACGATAGCGATAGGAGGTAGCGCATGCCACGGATGTCCGGAGCATCTATTCCATGTAGTGGATAAGGTAACTGACTTGGTGGTGTGTGACGCTGACATGAGTTACGGTGATTACAAAAAATAATTATTATATTGATAAAAATTGACAGAACATGAAAGTAATTTTTATTCACAAACAGACAGGGTTTTATGTAGGAGGATCAGTGTTTAACAAGACATGTGGTTTTTACAAATGCAGAGATAAGATGATAGAAAAAGGCATAAGCGAGGATAAGGCCAACATGCTTATTGATATAATAGGTCCGCACTTATGTGTGTGGGAAATAAAAGATGGAGATGATCCTTACGAGAGCATGAGAAGCAGACTCGGAGATAAAGCCTCATATTTAGATGGAGAGGATATTATCGTAGAGGATTATGATTATGACGAGGAGGACGAGGATGGGGAGGTCGACTGAATATTATAGGACACATCCGGAGGCCAGAAGAAAGAAAGCTGAGACGGATAAGAAGATCAACGCCCGCCCTGAGCAGAAAGCCAAGAGACGGGAGTTGGGTCGCAAGAACTACAAGACCGATAAGCTGAAAGGTAAAGCCTATCGGAAGGGAAAGGATTTATGCCATACGGCTAAAGGACTTAGATATAAATCAAGATCAGCTAACAGAGGGTCTAAATCCGATACGGCTGGCGATAGAAACGCAAGAGGATGAGTGAGGATAGGATATGGAGGTCATCCAAGGAGATTATCATGGATGCCTATGAGAGGATAAGAAAGTATCAGTCGGGAGAGCTTCTCCCGGCTCGTACTGGATACGCTTATCTTGACAAGGCGTTGCTGGGCGGGTTCTACCCACAACATGCGGTGGCTATCGGCGCTAGGCCCGGAGTGGGCAAGTCTTATTTGGCTCAGAAGATTATGAGCAATGTAATGAATGTTAATATCAATCCCCAAGCTGATGATTATGTATGGCTCAGATGTGAATTTGAAATGAATCCAGAGGATTTGATGTTACGTTCACTATCAAAAAAAATGGGAAAGGATATACAAGATATTCTCCTTAACGAGATGTCTGATGAAGAGATAAAGGAAATGCAGAAATGTCTTAAGGAGGAAAACTCCAGCAGAATAACATACATCCCTAAACCATCGACAGTAGACGAGCTTCAGAACTTCTTATGGAATAGTTATATGCCAGCGAACAAGGATAAGAAAATGGTATTTGTATCCATAGATCATACAGCTCTTATACAAGGCACGGGTGACGCTAAGAGGAATATAGATAGTCTGATAACCATGTGTAATATAGCTAAAAGAACTTTTCCCAATATATTCTTTCTTATAATATCACAACTTAACCGTGATATTGAGGGAAGACGGGATCCTAAGGATCATATGCCAAAACAATCTGATTTCTATCAATCAGATACATTGGGGCAATTATGCACGGCTATGGTAGCGTTGAATATCCCAAAGAGATACGGCTATTCATCATACATGCAATTCCCGCAAGGCTGGTATCCTAATCTGGAACGTTTTAAGAGTGAATCAAGGCGTTCTTTCCGTGTAGATGGGCTTATATTCCATCATATAGTAAAAGTCCGTCAGAGATCGTTAGAAGAGATTGAGGCTATACATGTGGATATCATGAAAGGTTATGAGCGATATTATCCAGATGGAGGTGTGGTACGCCAAGAAAGACCGGGAGGCTCGGACGCCCCTGTAGGTAGCGGCAGGCCGGATACGACAGTCGTTACATTACCGCCGCCCCCAGAAATACCTTTGGAGCATCAATATATACCTCCCAGTGATGATTTCAATGTAGTACATGACGAAACACCATATTAATAATGAGACTTAGAAAGAATTATTTGCTTGTTATTATGAAAGGCATGGAGATGTTGTTAAAAGCCAACTTCTCCACCGAGAATAAGATGGGCATACGGGAGATTATATCCTATTTAAAAGAGATGTCTGAATACAGCATCAGGTATATCATCAACCGGGAACGGGAAAAGGAGATCATTAACATCTGCGAGGAGGTATCCAAAAAAGTTCAGGAGTATAAGAGGATGAACGACAACTCTATGGTATTGGAATTGGAGAATCTGAAGCGGGAGGTCGTGGCGGTGGAGGATCTTCTTAGCTCTTACAAGGGCGTTCTTGACGCCGAACTGGTGATAGCCGAGGATGATATCAGAATCATACGGGACAAGATCGCTATAAGCCTGAGAGAAGACGGAACATGCAAGAGCATGACTGATGCTGATAAAAGGGCTAGGGTGGACGTAAGGTACGAGCGGGCTTTAGAGGACTATCGAATCCTTCTAAGATGCGCCAATACGGTTAGGGCTAAGATGTCGGTCGTAGGACACCTTAACCAGTCTATAAATCAATCCATATCAGTTGGTAGGGTTAGTATGGCCAACGAGTCTTATACAGTGAAACAATATGAAAAAGGAAAAGAGATTGTCGAAAGCAGACGGCCTTAGGGTATTGACAAAGGCTTATGATTCTATAAAGAATTACAGCGAGAACTGCATGTGTATAGCTATAGTCGAATCGGCGGATATGCTTGGATTAGCGCATGATGATGATCTGGCATATGAGCTTATACCTGAGTTAAGGATGTTTAAACCTATAGATAAGCATCTCAATAGCCTTTGGTTTAACTGGAATGAACGATATAAAAGGCTGTGCATACTCAAGACATTGATAGACATATATAGCGATAATGATCATCCTGATATATTAGAGAGAATAGATAGAAAGATCAGGTCAATATTTTAACTTATTTACGTATGTATATAAATTTCGAGCAGATGATGACATCCGGGTTAACGATGTCTGATGTCGGGTATCTTCTGATGATCCGACAAAAAGAGGAACTGGCTAACGTTATTCCTAAGGAGAAGATAGACAGCTATAAGGCGGCTGGTTATATTGAGCTTCAGAAGAATGGGAAGTGGAAGATAACGCCAAGGGGAGGATCGCTGCTGATGCTGATAGAGACACCCGGTCTGACACCGGAGGTCGAGGGGATCCGGGACCGTATCGTTGGGGTATATAACGATATGGGTAAGGATACAGGAGCTATCAAGGAGGTGGAGAAAAGGCTTATCTGGTTTGTGGCTAACACCAACTTCAAGGAAGAACCTATAATAAGGGCCGTAATATCCCATATAGACCTTAAACGTGAATATACGATGAGGTTGGATAACTTGATATGGAAACCGTCAAATGTCTATAGCGTACATATGAGCTTATCGGAATCAACGTTATTCGATACGATCATAAAGATGTATGGCATGACATCCGATCTGTATCTTAGGGAGAATAAGAATAAGGAGCTGGCATGGTTGTTCGCCGTAAGCCGGCTTCCGGACCCCCCCAAGAGGATGGATAAGGAATATACTATTACTGGAGATGTTAAGATGGACATCGAAAGAATATCAAATATAAAAAAAGAATTAGGTAGAAGATTAAAAATGTCGATTTAAGAGTTATGAAAAGAAATCAAGTATTAGGAGTAGTAATAGACGCAATATTTGCGAAAACATCTGAGTTTGATGATGTTGAAGACATAAAGGAAGACAGTAACCTATCGTCCGATATGGCTATGGATTCATTGGATCTTGTTGAAGTGATAATGGATATAGAAAAGATGACAGGTGAATACATACCAGACGAGGTGTTTCGCAATACCCCTTGCGATGAAATAACGGTAGGAAGTTTAACTGATATGTTGTATGTTTATTTTAAGGACAAATAATGGACTTTGGATATGACGATTGGGAAGAGGGGTTAGAAACCCCTCTTGTCGATGATTGCGATGACGATTATAACGAGGAGGACGAGTATGATTTCGGCTAAAGAACTAAGGATAGGGAATCTTGTAAAAGACAAGGCTGGCAATATATGGAGGGTAGGGTGCGTTACTGGTATGCGTAATGAAAGTAAGTCATTGATTCTTGAACGTGAGGTTGATGATGGGATAATGAAATGGTATTCAGGGGAAGATGATGTCATGCCTATTGAGATAGATGATAACCTGCTTAATACCATCGGGTTTAAGCGTGATAAAGGACGGGATGTATATCGAGGCTACGGAATATCTATAGAGTTTTTTGATGATGGGTATTATCTTGGGCTTAGGGATCTGGAAGACGATCTAAGCGATCCTATACATATCAAGAATCTCCACCATCTACAAAACCTGTCAATGGATTTATATGGACATGATATAGATAAAGACTTATGATTATACCGGAGAATAATTTGTTATGCAAGGTCATAAACGGAGAGAAGGTTCTTGCCGCATCCTATTCACAGATAGACACGTTCGTCCAATGTCCATACAAGTGGTATAAGACTTACGTGGAGGGTCATAGGTCTACGGAGAAGCATGAGGCTACGTCATATGGTACGGTTATCCACCAAACGATGGAGTATTTCTTCAAGAACGGATGCAGACCTTCTTATGAGGATATGAGCAAGGCATTCAACTACTACGCTGATATAGAACAGATTCCTTTCGATAGCGTAAAATCGCAGATCGAGTCTATGCAACATGCGGCTAGGTTAATAAGATGGATTGTGGGGTTGTTTGAGAAGGATGCTGCTGGCAATTATAAGAAGGCATGGTCCAATCTTACGCCAATGGAGAAGGTGATCCGGGGGTCGAGGCCGGCCGGCGTGGAGGAGGACTTCGTCCTGCCCTATAAGCTACCCAAGCCACTTACTTTGGATGGCGTGACGTACGATAAGGTACATATCATAGGATCGGTGGACTGGCGTGGAGAGTATAAGACAAAAGACAGGATAGCTATGTATACGATAGACTGGAAGTCCGGGAGAAAGTTATTCGATGAGGATAAGCTGCTTCACAATCTCCAGCATCCGATATACGCCTTTTACATATACAGGAAGTATAAGGTATTACCAGATATGTGTAGCTATTTTTTTACCCGTATGTTGGACAATCAAAACGTGAAGGTAGATAAGGAGAAAGTGGAGAGATCGGTCAAGGAACTTAATGATATCCTTCTTGATATGTATGATTTCGAAACAAATAAAATCGATAGCTATCAAGCTCACGTTTGGGACGATGCCAAGCAAGGGTATAAGTACGAGACACGCTACCTCATGGGGCGCCAGCCGGCCTGCCTTGAACCCCGCCCCAAGCCCTTGTGTTTTTGGTGCGATTTCTCAATCCATAAACAAGGGACATGCAGATATTCATCGAATTGGGATGAGTCAAAAAGAAAGAATAAAAAAGATTAACTTTATTAAAAAGCCTAGGTAAACATCTAGGCTTTAATTATATTTGTATCACCAAAAAGAACTGATTATGGACAAAAGTGAAAAAGAAAAACAGATATTAGATCTTCTGATGTCTAGAAAAGATATCAGGAAATTGGTAGAGAAATCAAATGAATGTTATTCTAAGATGGATTTCGTTGGAGCCATGAGATACCGGCAGGAGATAAAGGATATCGTAGATCGAGAATCTAAAATTATGTTGACAAAAAGTGAGTCTTTGATAGGCTTGATGAATGATGCTGACAACGAATATAAATTCAATATGTTGGTATGGCTACATTCCATGATGTGCATGGCGGATGTATTTAACGGGATATTGGAGGATTTTAAGGATGGGGTAAGGAAAGCCAATGGCAACTCTAAGTTCGTTAAATTCGATAATCTGGATCGGTTGATGATGGAGTGCAAGAAGGAAATTGATTATCTGATGAAAGGCACAAGTAAATCATTTCAAATATCCTTTGCCGTAAGGAGCGATGAGATGAGAGAGATGATAGAGAATATGGTTGGGGATAATATCCGGGAAGGGTACGACATGTTTAAGGAAGAGGCTAAGATGACCAAAGAGACAGACAGGAGTAAGATAGAGGAATTTAATAAAAAGCTTGACCATGATCAAATGTAATATAAAGCTAGGCGATATAGTCCATACCCAGATAGGAGTAGGAGAGGTGATAGCCATAAGCAAGACCAAAGAGACTTTGATGGTGAAGATGGATGATGGTCGGGAATGCCCTATAAGACTAGAGTACATAAAAGACGTTTTTGATAACTACAAATCCAAATGATTTACAAATTAAGACCATATCAAGAGGAGTGTGTTAAAAGTATCTCCGATTACATAAATTCTGATAGACATGATCCGGTATTGATCGTAGGTCCTGTAGGTTGCGGTAAGTCACTGCTGATAGCAGAGGCGGCTAGATTGATGGGAGATAAGATGCTGATTTTACAACCATCAAAAGAATTGCTGCAACAGAACCACGACAAGATAACGTCGTATGGCATACCGGCTACCATCTACTCCGCTTCCTGTGGAAAGAAAGAGCTGTCTAACATGATATACGCCACGTTAGGGTCTATCAAGAAGGTTGTTGGTCAGCTTAAGGAGATGGGGATCAGGAACGTGTTGATAGATGAGGCTCATGCCGGGTATAGCCCGGAGGACGGCAGTGAGTTCATGACATTCATGAATGAACTGAAACCGAAAAAGGTGATAGGGTTTACCGCTACACCATGCAGGCTTAAAACGATGTCGATAGGGCAGGTGTCATATTCCCAGCTTAATTTCATCACTCGTATGAGACCGGTATATTTCAAGAACCTAATCCATGTCATACAGGTGGAGGAGATGATAAGGCAAGGATTTTGGACACCTCTTAAATATGAGACATGGGATTTCAATGGAGATGCCCTTAAACTTAATTCTAACGGCTCCGAATATACGGCCGAGTCTATTAGTGAGGCGGTGAGAAAAAACGGCTTAAACAACCTTATTTTACGTCGGTTGATGGTATTAAAAGACGTATGCAGATCTATACTGGTGTTTATGGATTCTGTTGAGAGCTGCAATACCGCCGCCGAATGGATGAACGCAAAGATATGCGCTGGCATGGCGGAAGTGGTTCACGGAGGCACGCCAAAGAAACAGCGGGAGGCTATAGTCGAGGGGTTCAAGTCAGGTAAGACGAAGGTAGTGTTCAACTATTCCGCCCTCGGTACGGGATTCGATCATCCGGGTCTGGATTGCGTGATAGTAGGAAGGCCGACATTCTCGTTCTCGTCGTTTTATCAGTGGCTTGGAAGGGCAGTCCGTATAAAAGACGGAAAGGATAGTGCTTTGGTCGTTGATTGTTGTAACAACTCGTCAAGGTTCGGTGATATAAGGAAACTTAGTATAGAGAACTACAAGGGGTATGGATGGGGAATGTTTATCGGCGATAAGCTAATAACTAATATCCCGATGGGGGATAAGGTAACGAAAACAGATCTGGATATCAAAGCCGCCAAGAAAGATCGTAGGAGGGGGCTGGCGCAGGGCGTAACCGCCGCCCCTGTTCCCGGAAGGCCGGATCATCCCCTTGGATCTACGGTGATGACATTCGGCAAGTATTGTGGATGGATGTTTCATTCGATTCCAGTATCGTATTTCAAATTCATAAACGAGACATTTGACTGGGATAATGACAGGAACAAGGATATAAAAGAATACATAGATTTTTTAATCAAAAACAACAGATTATGACAGGATGTATATATCATGAGGCTGATCTTGACGGAGTAATGTCAGCGGCTATAGTAAAAAAGTATTTCAAAGGGGACATTGATCTTCTTCCTTACAATTACGGCAAGGAAATACCTGACGTGAATAAATATGATAAGGTGTTTGTAGTTGACGTGTCATTTGGCGATAGAACGAGATTCTTATTCGACGAATGGGAAGACAAGGGGATAGATGTCACATGGATAGACCACCATAAGACGGCGATAGAAGCTGTGAAGGACTATAATGTCAAAGGCAAAAGACGTATCGGAACGGCGGCTTGTGAGCTTACGTGGGAATATCTTTTCGATGATATCGAAACCCCTGACGTGGTAAAATTATTGAGCGCTTATGATGTATGGGATCATGATCGCTTCGAATGGAGTGACGTTCTTTCATTCCAATATGGGATGAGAGGGTATTGCGGGCTTGACGTTGACATGGTCAGGGAGGTGCTAAACAAGGCGAATGGCGAGTTTGTTTCTGATATGATAAGAAATGGCGAGGCCATAATAGAATATATCATCGAGAAAAACAGAGGAGAAATGAAGATGTTCTCATTCGAGGCAGATATATTTGGATACAAGGCGATATGTATGAATACTACGGAGTTTAACTCCACCACATTCGAGTCTATGTACGATCCTAGAAAACATGATTTGATGATGCCATTTTGCTGGAACGGCAGATTCTTCAGATGCTCGTTCTATACCACCAAAGAGGAGGTGGATGTCTCGGCGCTGGCACATAAAGCCTATCCCGGGGGAGGAGGTCATAAGGCGGCGGCAGGCTTCCAGCTTAGCGTGGAGGATATGATGGGATTTTTGAAAGAAAGGAGGATGTGATATGGTAGGGTTGATATCTATTATTATAATAATAGTAATCTCCTTTGCCATGATGATGGAGGGATGGGAGAAATATGATTCACAAAAGTTTTACACAGGGTTGCTTGTAATAGGCATAAGTATCATAATGATATTTCCAATAATGCAATATAATATGGAGAATATGAAAAACGTGTATAAATTCAAGAAACTTAATGAAATGAAGCTAGACGATTACGGATTCGGTTTATTCGAGTACAATGGCGTTCTTTATTTCAAGGAGGCAGATGAAGGGAGATGCTTTGATGTAAGGAGCGGGAATGAGGCTATTATCGGGAAAGATAAAATTGTAACGGCCTTGGAGGATTGATCATGAGAAAACTTGACGACACCAACAGGACAAGGAAGAGGAGCGTACGGCACTCGTGGGTAAAGGCAGGCCCGGGGATCCAACGCTGCGCTATTTGCGGGATTACGAAGCAAAGCGAGTGGAGGGACGGGAAGACCTCGCATTGCGTATATCTATCATCTGGTGAGCTTTATTCTATGACAGGAGAGACACCGGAATGCAGGGATCTTAGTGAATTTTATTAATAAAACAAAAAGGAGTTTGAAATGAAAGAGGAATTTAGCAAATACGACAAGGTTGTTTATGATGGTGAGGTATTTGAGGTACTTGAAACCGCCGACAATACGGGGATAATGAAAATAGAACCGTTATTTGATGAGACATATAAATTTATTTGGGTTGATGAGGAGATGGTTGTCTCGTTAAGCAGGGCTATCAAGTTAAGGCTTATTGATGATGAGACGGCAGATGAGGCGATGAATTTCGGGAAGCCAAAAATAGGAGACGCGGTGGTGGAAAGCGGACCGCTTGTAGGGAAAGACGGCAGCGGCAAGGACGACCGGGCCGACGGCAAGCTTCGGTGGGATCTCCTTCCTTTGGCTGAGATAGAGGATATCGTGAGGGTATATACGGAGGGGGCTAAGAAATACGCCGACAATTCATGGCAGAATATACCTGATGGATTTGAGAGATATAGAGCGGCTTTACTTCGCCATATGACGGCGTACATGAAAGGCGAGAGATATGATAAGGAGACAGGGCTGATGCATTTGGCACAAATTTGTTGGAACGCCATAGCGTTATTATATTACGATAAACATAACAAAGGGTTAATAGAATGGAAGGATCAGGAGAAATAATAGTAGACGAGAAATTAAAAGCTATTGACAAAAGGACTGGTAGGTACATTAATGTGATCGCACGTACTATTGACAATGGTACTTCATTCCCGATAGTTAAGTACCTTGATAAGAATCGTAAGGAGCTGAATTATGATTGTGTAAGGCATCTTAATTTTGATATAGACATAGATTGGGAGTTGAGAAGATATCAGATCGTAAAAGATTTATTGTCCAACGATTTCGATGGGAGGAGGTTGAGTGTAGATGAGGTAGATAACGCTATATTTACAGCGGATTTAATTATTAACAGATTAAAAACTATTTGAGATGGTAAGAATTGATTTTTTCACGAAAAAAGACGCTGAGTACAGCGATTACATGCGATATATTATCGCCAACACGTTACAGGAGTATGATGGTGAGGTCACGTTAAACCAGATCCCGGAGAACAAGGCTACGGAGGAGGAGATATCCAGATACGGTATTGAGGTATACCCTACTATCATCGTCAGCGGTGATAATATGGATGGTTTCGAGAAGCTTGAAGGGATGACCAGAAAGGCTGATCTTATCAACGTCATGTCTATGTACGATAAAAAATAAGCTCATGACGATTGAGGATAAATATCTTGGCTGGAAGGATCTGTTCTTCGACCGGTTCGTTCATTGTTATGATGACATTGATCAACCACATGGAAGTAATATCCCTCTGGCTAAGATAAACTTCAGTAACAAGGCAGGGTATGTGGAGGACGGGACTATCAACATAGCCGAGTTCCTCCAATATCTTTGGATACATGATAAGGTATGTGGACGTAACCATACTCCCGTGAGCATACCTTCTGTCTTACGGACATTAGTCAGGTTGACGGAGAACGCTAAACTGGTATTCGACGATCAGCCCGGAATACATGAGATGGATACTTATAAAGGGTTTTTCCTTAGGGATGATTTTCAACCCGGGAAAGATTATTCACTTGATTTGGATAAAATAGTGAGCGGTATGGGAGGATGGTATGGGGAGGATGAGGATCCATGCTACTCGATGTTCGTCAGCCAAGACCAGATATGGAACTTGAACCCGATATTGAAGGTATTAGCTGATGAAGGGTCTATTCTAGCCAAAGAACTTGGATATGATATAAACTCGTATGTCAGCGATAATGGATACACGATATACAACCCATACCTTTCATGGATCAATCATTACTATCATTATTGTCCAACATTTAACGAGGATAAATTAAAGCCTTGGGATAGGGTAGAGGATAGGAAAAATAAGTTCAAGATGACGGATAAGGTTAAGAGAGGCGCCAATAACTGGTACTATTCAGGCGGAACTATATCTTGTGTGGATAACTTCATGGGGAAAAGATACAGAAAGAACCTGCGAACCTTTATCTATCGTGGAATAGTATTCTTCCTTGACCGGATATGGCATACGCCTTTATTTGAGAGGATGGGCGTGAAAATGAAGTACAACGCTTATTATTGTTATGCCGCTACCTCCGGGATATGGTATGATAAGGGATTCAAAAGAAGACTAGCCAAGAGATTTAACAAGTCGCTGGGCGGCGACGGGGAACTGTTCGGGGCTAACCTAGCCTGCATGGTATGTGACCGTAAGGATATCGATTGGGAGGCGCTTCGTCTTTGGCTTGACAAATACGATGATCCTACTGATAAGGGCATGGTGAATAGCCCTATTCAATTTATGTATTTATATTTATATTACACTTTTAACAAATAATTTGAAATGAAGAAGATAAATAACTGGGTTATAAGAACATTTGGATTGAGAGGCTCATGGAGCTGGGCTAAAAAACAGATGTTAAATGGAGCGATCATTAAACGTAAGGCTACTACAGGGACATACAAAATAGCTATTGATAATGACAAGAATAGGTTACTTGTAGCCACATGGGATCATCTAGATCAAAGTCCTGTATGGGAAAGGTGTCCGCATAGTTTATTAGATGAAGATGCGGTTGATTATTTTGTCACAGCTCATAAGGAATTATCATATGGAGGCATAAAGATCAGGATGAAAGATGAATTTAATTGTAACGATAAAATATCGAAAGTATGAAAAAGATTACCGATAAAGACGTAGAGGCTCTTAAAGCCGGGAAGAAGGTGACAAAAGGTTTTATCCATATACAATTGAATGATAAGGGGAGATTAAACTTGTGAGTTAATATCAATATAACTGACAAGTATAGAAGTTTTAAGATAGAAGCTAACAAATTGTTTGATCATGAGATTTTTACCGATAAATATGATAAGTTGAAAGTTATAAATATAGAACAATAAGGTAGAAAAAATGGATAAAATTATATTGGATGCTTGTTGTGGTTCCCGGATGTTCTGGTTTGACAAAAAGAATCCTTTGACATTGTTTGTTGATATCCGGGACGAGGAACACGTTCTTTGTGATGGTCGAGATTTAAAAGTCCATCCTGATCTTATCGCTGATTTCACCAATTTGCCTTTTCCTGATAAAAGTTTCAAGCTTGTCGTATTTGATCCACCTCATCTGCTTAAGGCAGGTGATAATAGTTGGCTTGCCAAGAAATACGGCAAATTGCCGGAGGATTGGCCAAGGTTGATGAATCAGGGTTTCAATGAGTGTTTCCGGGTGCTCGATGATTATGGTGTTCTTATCTTTAAATGGAATGAGGATCAAATAACCGTCAAAGAGGTTTTGAGAGCTATTGATCAATCACCTTTATTTGGACATACAACAGGCAGGAGTGGTAAAACCATGTGGATGTGTTTCATGAAATTACCTAACATTATAATATGATTTAAAAAGATTATGACAAAGAAACAGTTAAAGATCCCGTTTAAGGACGGGAGACCATGTAAATGGGTTAAGGATGTTCATGATGAGGAACGCGATAATTATGAGTTTGATGAATGCCTTGAAATACACGGATTCGTTCGTGGATGCTCTTCGGCTGTAATGATATTAAGACCGGCGAATGATCATGGGGAGGATTTTAATTATGCCAAAAGTATCTATTACCAAGTATTCTTGACAGACAGTGAGGAAGTAATACGGAATATGATGCATGGAATCATATATGGTAAATGGACTTTTGTTAAGAGGGGATAAAATTTTGGCATTAAATTGGTTAAGGTCTTACCTAAGATACATAAACTTACTCTTGATATGATCGCAAAGGATATTTTTAGACCTGAAAAATTATAGCGATATGATTATAAGCAAGAAATGGTCGATGCCGAACAGCGAGACATTCAGCATAAAACCGATAAAAGAACTTATAGATAGATATAAAAAAGACGGAATGGTTATAGTAGATCCATTCGCCAGAAACAGCGATATAGGAACGATAACCAACGATCTTGATCCTGAGACTAAGGCTATGTATCATAAAGACGCCACGGACTTCCTGAGTGATCTTGGCGATAATATAGCTGATATGGTATTATATGATCCACCATATTCCGCGAGACAGGTGTCCGAGTCATATAAAAGGCTTGGAGAATCTGTTAATATGCAAACAACACAATCTAGTTATTGGGCTAGACAGAAGAAGGAGATAGCTAGGATCACCAAGAAAGGCGGGGTGGTCATTACCTGCGCGTGGAACTCCGGCGGTATAGGGGCAGGGCTTGGTTTCGAGCAGCAGGAGATTCTTCTTGTGGCTCATGGGGGATGGCATAATGATACGATCGTTACGGTAGAAAGGAAGATGATGGATGGTATGCATGATAGTATCCCGATATTGATGGGAATAAAGAAACTGGATGATATGTCACCGAAAAAGCAAAAACCATGAAGGAACGGATTTTTACCACAAAAGAACAGGGGAGAGTGCTGGTTGAGGCCGGCCTCCCTATCTCCACCGCCATCGGCTTCAGAGACAAGTACCTTGACTCATTGCATTCTATGGAGGATGACGCTGGTCGTATAGGGTTGATCGAGGCCGTTACCCCGGATATATCCAACCCGGTTTGGAATGTAGGGACGTTACTGAATTTACTCCCATATGAGATAGAGGGTTCTACATTCGAATGTTATAAGCTAGAAAATGCATGGTTTGCATTATATAGGGATATAGATGATATTCCTATATATTGGGGAAAGGAGAAACATCTTATAGATACGTTATTTTCACTGATGATAACATTATTAAAAAATGGATTATATGAGTATAAAACAAACAGCAAGAATAAGGTACAAAACGGAGGATAATCCGCCTATGGCTAATGTTCCTCTTATAGGATACAGCAAAAAATATGACTGTCAGGTAGCGTTAGTATACAGAAAAGGGGATAACTATTACACCAACATGGAGTGTGATGTTGAATATAAGACATTTCCTCCAGATGAGTATGAATACGTATATCCGTAATAATTAGATAGGATATATTTACATTTAAGCATGATTAATATTATTTTAATATTATTCATGCTTTTATTTTTGTTTAAATCGTACTTTTGTATCAACATTAAAAACCAGATTATTATGGATGGAAACAAACAAAAAGTCAATGAACTTACGATGAGGACGCTAGGTTCTCATTATGGCGGATATGCCTATGTAAAGGTAAAAAATCGTGAAACTTATGTAACGATAGATTGGAAGTTGTTGAGGGCTATAGAAAAATGGGAGGTGGAGATAGACAACGAAAAATATCATCTATCCGGAATAGAGTACGTAGCTAAAAGATATCAGGACATGTTTTACGCTGGTCGTGATATTTATTATTTCAAGGGTATAGGAGGATATGGGATGACCGATCTTCTTAGAAGCGCTATAGATGATTTGCTAGATACCATAAGCAGCAGGGAGACTTATCGTAGCGCAGAGCACAGGATGTACGCCCAAATGAATAAACTTACGGAAGCGGGAGCCATGATCAGCTTAGCTATTGAATTACTAACATCTAACATCCGTCATAGTTATGGAGAAATTAATTTTGAACGACATCCAAGACCTGTGGAGGTGGAGGGAGAAGATAAACATTGATGACCTCAAAGAGGATCCTATGGCTGAGGACATGCCGTTATATTTCCCGTGCGCCGTCGTATGGCATGAGAAACATAATGATTGTATATGCTACGGATTTGTTTATGTAGCAGAAATATTAGGGATATAAACATTAAAAAACGAATAATTTTAACAACGTGAGCAAATTACTATTTTTCGATTTAGAGACAACCGGGGTTAAGTTCTGGAGAAACGGGATACACCAAATAGGAGGGATCGTGGATATCGACGGGCAGTAGGCCGAGAGGTTTGACATCCGCCTAGCCCCGAACCCTGCCGCCACGATAGAGCAAGAGGCGCTGGACGTGGCTGGAGTTACCTTGGAGCAGGTGCAGTCGTATCAGCCTATGGAAGAAGGGTACAGGCAGTTAGTTGGTATATTATCCAAATACGTGAATAAGTTCGATAAGAGGGATAAAATGTATTTAGTGGGGTATAACAACGCTGGATTCGATAACAACTTCCTACGGGCTTTATTCCAGCAATGTGGGGATAAGTATTTCGGATCATGGTTCTATCCTAACTGTATGGATGTATATGTTATGGTGACACCGTTCCTGATGGGTGTAAAAAACGATATGGAGAACTTTAAGTTGATGACCGTGGCTAAGACTATGGGTATTGATATTGACGAGAATAAGCTCCATGACGCTACTTATGATATTGAGCTGACTAGGGATATATTTTATAAGATAATCAACAAAATGGATGTTAAGTTATGAGGGGAATTTTAGAGGCTATGCATGATTACCCGGATGAGGCGCTTGGGTTGTGTTTCTTTCTGATAGTGATTGTCTGGTTATTGTCAGGTGTATTTGAGAAAAAAGATGAATGATAAACTTGATGAGATACTGGATCTCCTAAGATCTCAAAATGAAATGATTAAGGATATCCACGATTATGTGAAAGAAGTTACCAGCGAGAAGTATATAGGAGAATCCAGAATGACAAACTTCTCTATTAACTTGGCCGCTGATATACTTACCGAAGCCATTAGCCCTAAGATAAAGGGGATGATGGTGGATTTATTAAGGAAACAGGGATGGAAAACCGAATGAGACATGGGAACATATGAGAAGAAGGTAAATCAGTTAAAAGATTTGATGGTAAGGAAATACAAATCGGCTTACAACAAATCCAAGGAAATGGACATAGATATAAGCTCGATGACATATCTTCCGGAGCCAGACGCATTTAACGTCATAAATATTGAAAAAATGCATGTTATTCTTGATCGGGTCAATAAGATCATAGATGATAACAAGGATAAGCTTAAGAATCCGACTTGCGCCACTTGTATACATCTACATGATCAGGAGTGGGCGAAAAGATACGGGAAAGTATGTTGCTCTATTTGGCAAGTGTGTGACCATTATGTAAATCCTAACAGTAAATATAACAGGAAGCAAAAAACTTATGTTAGACGACCAAGCAACAAAGCTTGTCCTAATTATGAGTATGGTGATGATAATTTTGAAAACAGAAGAAGATGTATAAAAGAAAAGAATACCCGATAAAGAGCTATGTGCCGATGCGCACCAACAAGGATAGGACATGTATCTGCTGTGGCGACACGATCCCAGCCGGCAGCAGCAGGATGATACCTAAGCATGCCAAGGCAAATCACAGTCTATGTTTTTCGTGCTTCAGGAAATGGAAAGATGTCGGAGGAGATCTTAAGCTGATGGACAACCCCGGAGATGCGAAGAAAGAGCATGTCATACATATGTCTAATATCCTGAAAGGGAATTGTGATATAATAAAAGGTCGAAAGCTTTACGTGGCTTTTAAAAAGGCGATAAACGGCGGAAAGAAGATCGTTATCAAATTTGACACTGATCAACCGATATCTATGTCAACAAGAGTCATGAATCCTTCATTCGGGGAGATTATGGATGAGTACGGCAAGGACATATTCCAAGGTAATCTCAAACTGGTAGATGTCCCAAAAGGAGTTAAAGACTTGATAGTTAACTATATAGAAAAATATCGTAAATTATGAACTTCAAGACATTTATATTCATGATCCTGACATTCAGGAGAGTAGATCCTATACCTAGGAATATAGGTCTTATGTTAAGTACAACGTTCTGGATATCTATAGTATGGATAATATCCAACTTTACTATATTGATAATGAGATTAATAAAATAGACAAGATGAAACAAGGAGATGTGATATACAAGAATGGTGTGGAGCTGCTTGTAGTATTAAGCTACGACCATAATGAACCATGTAAGGGTTGCTTCTTCTACGAGGATAAGGCGTGCGGATCAGAAAGACTGATAAAATGCTGGGATTGTAAAAAGGAATATATATTCACGGCTATACGTAAATATAATATGACTGAACTGTGCGGAATAGTAAAAAGATATGAGGAGACGTATAAGATAATACTTAAAACAATCAAGAAGATTGAGAAAGAATGTCAAAAATATGTTATCTGGGATACTGTGCATGTGATGTTGAAAGATGATGGAGAGCTTATTATAAAAGCCTTATCCAAGGATAAGTCCGTGCTTTTAAATGATTTCATTATATACATCAACAATAATGGGAGTATAGACGAAGAGGACTATGATCTATTATTAACTAAATAATTGATAGTACAAATGGACAAATCAAACAAAATAGAGAATCTAGCAAACAAGTATGTTGAAAGGCATATAAGAGATAGACATCTAAGCGGTGATACGATAAAAGAAATAAAAATAGCTTATATTATGATTATAAAAGATTTTATAGCTATTGTCGATAAATCTACATCAATGAATGAAGATGATATAATATACGTCGTTAACAACATATCATCAATATTATATGAACCTGTAGAAATCTCTAATACCGATAAAAAAATATTGGAGATAGGGATAGCGCTAGGCCTAAAGAGCGCCATATCATGTATATTTGGTTCATTATTAAAAGATGACTGCAATATAAAAGATGAGATAATTGATATATCTAAACATATAAAAGAAAAATTAATATCAGATAATCATGGATAATAAACAACTTTATAAAATAACCCTAACAAGGGAGCAACTGATGTTGATCTCACAATGCGTGGAAGACATCAGTAGATTTGCGGCGGGTGACATGGATCTACAGCATACGACAGATACGTTGATAGATGATATGGATAGGACGGAATCGCTGGGGATAAGAAGCTTTATAGTCAATAACTCACGAGCGATAAGAAGAAGGTTGTTCCCAGATCTTGCGGATTTTGAGCATATAGGGTATGATGGAGGCAGTAAGGATAAGATAAACAGGAAGAGACTTATCGGCAACACCTACCAGATATATAGGTCGATATTACATCAGTTGGCCATTGACGAGAGCTGGAATAATGTGTATAGTGATATCACGTTACCTTCAGGTGATATGGGAGCAATTAAAGTGGAGAGGATCGACGATGATAAGAAGAATAATGATATTAGATAATTTACTATGAGCTTATTTGTGTGCGCTAAATGCGGTTGCGTTGATAATACCGCTACGTCTAGTTACTGGATGTTGACAAACGAGTATATGGTGGACAAATTCGAGTATGCCAAGGAACTACAGCCGTACAAGGGCATGGGGCTGTGCAGCGAATGCGGGAGGCTGGCTACCAGCCCAGACGGCCGTGATGTCGTGGTGCCCGGAAAATGGCACGGGAAGTTCCCGAAGGAGAAAGCTACCGAAGAGCAGTTAAAGAAAATAGGATATAAAAATTTGATAAGATGAATAAGACGAATAAGGTAAGAAAGGGAGAAGTTAGAATATACGAAGGAAAGACATACGTGGCTATTCCGGAGATAAAAGAAGATCATTGTACAGGATGTTGTTTTTATAACGAGGGATGTTGTTCAATACGTGACTTTGATCATATCGATTTCCCTGATTGCCATAATAGCGGTATGATCTGGATGCAAAAAGAAATTAATATAAGCGATATCAAAGAAAAGGCTATCAAATTAGCCATAGATGCCATGAAGCCCATACCGATATGCTCATCACCATGCTACAGTATAAGTGATAACAGATCGCCGGAGGAAAAGCATGAGGAGGAGATGAGGTTTTGTAAGGATCTTAACGACCTTAGATGTGAGATGCTTATTGATATGGCTAAGAAAATAGAAGAGTATTTATTATAAGATATATAATATGAAGAAAATAATAGGGATAGATTTCGATGGGACATGCGTGACAGACTTATACCCTTATGTAGGAGACAATATCGGGGCTGCTAGCGTATTGAGGAAATTAGCTGATAGGAATCTACTGATATTGTATACAGTGAGAGATGGTAGATATCTACAGGATGCGGTGGATTGGTTCAAATATAACCATATTAATCTATACTCAGTAAATTATAATCCTGAACCAGTATCATCATCACCAAAATTGTATTGTGATTATTATATAGATGACAGGAATATCGGTACTCCGCTCACGGATAAAGGATATGTTGATTGGAATAAGATGTTGGTGTTATTAAAACAAAAGAACTTATTATGAAGATAATAAAAATGAATATCAAAAGATATAAGGAGATTATAAGAAAAAAGGATATACTAACACGAGCCTTATCAGAGGCTCGTAAATTAAACAAATCAATAATATGGGAATGAAATATCATACTAGAGCGGGGATCGAATGCACCCCGGAGGAATGCAAGCTGATCGACTCATTGAGAAGATTGGCCAAGAAATGGGAAAAGGATGGTGAGCGTCTTTGGTTATATTCCGCCAGCGGCTCACTTCATGTAATGATGCGCGGAGATACAGATTATAATCCTACACCAGAATTTACGCAATATGGAGGTAGCAACATAGAAAATAGTATAACTACTATTGATGGTATATTAAATGATGGCGGAGATTGGTAAGTTGATATTAGACTAGTCCAACTTTTGTTTTATCGCAATTTATTATTTTTTTTTAAAATTACAAACATGGAAAAAGAAGAAAAGAAATTTGCTACAGAGTATCAAATCAATGGCAAGAAGTATGCTGGTGAAATATGGGCAACCTCATGGGAAGAAGCTGAAAGTTTTATAAAACAAAGATCTTCTACCGAAAAGGTTGTTGGATTTATTCCGTCTCTTGAACCAGTCATCGAGGAACGCCCTTATATGAGCATCGAATTTTGCAAGAAAGAATTTTTCTTATTAGATGAAGAACTGGAAAGTTTTAAAGAATTTTTAAATGACCCTACAAGAAACATTTACCATTCCATTGATGGAATAAAGATTGTCAAATCAGAGGATGGGAAACTTTGTGGAGTAGGTAGAATGCCTCGTCATCTAAGAACTTAGTTTTATTAACTTTTTAAAATTACAAATATGAAGACAGCAAAAGATTATCAACAAGAGTTTAGATTAAAGGATGATGAGTTAGCTCAATTCGATGAGTTCTTAAATAATCCTAAACGTACATGCTTCCATGGAAAAGAATATTTAATATATAAAGATCCTGATCCAGAAGGGAGTTTTATAATAGTTGGTGTTAATTTCAGGATATTACCAGTCGGAACTCCTATAGTTACAAAAGATGGATCTGTAATTTAATGATGGGTAATTATATAATAAATTATATTTATGAAAAGTAATAAGAAACAAAAAGAACTGGAAGAAAGGTTAGCTTATTTAATAGATAAACCTTTCTTAACGAAAGAAGAACATGATGAGATGGTAAGAATTGGCAATGAGTTGCCAAAGTCTCCTCCTACTACGCTCTCTTTTAATATTCGCCTTGATAAAATGGCTAAATAATCACATATCATTTAAATTTTGAATCATGAAAAAGTGTAAATTGTTAATAACAGATTTAGACGGGACACTGATTGAGACAACATCAGGAGATACATTCCCTAAGGGCGTATGGGATATGAGGATCAAATTTGACGTGTTTGATGCTATCAAAAATTACGCTCCTGATGATATAGTCATCATATCAAACCAAGGAGGGATAGAAAAGAGATTTGTAAACAGAGAGATGTTTGAGGATAAACTCAATTACGTATCAAGCGCATTAGCGGATTACACGGACGCATCTATATACAACTATTATTGCGACAGCAATGATAAAGACAATATCAATAGGAAACCAAATACGGGGATGATAGACCAGTTTATGGATTATGTCAAATTCACAAATGATAATGTAGATGAGGAAAATAAAATCGTATATGATACTATCCTGATGATTGGGGATGCTTCCGGAAAAGAAGGACAGTTCTCAGACTCCGATAAGAAGACGGCGGAAAACTTCGGGTGTGAGTATATGGATGTGGATGATTTTGTGGATAAGTATAAGGGCTGATAACAGTAGAAGGATAGGGTGATAATCGCCTATCCTTCTATTATTATGTAAATCCATTTTCGGATTACATTAAGCATCAATAGTATAACTATTTATTTATGCTCATCTTTCTTTCCTTGTTATCAAACATTCCATGCAAAACTCAGTTATCATACATACAATTGTTGATCTTCCCTCAGTAAGGTTTTTACCATTTTGGGTAAAAACTTTATAATAAATATCTTTAGTGAACCTATTATCACCAGTAAGCGCTCTAATAGCCTTGCCTTTATCAGAATGATTGCAGTGAGGGGCATCATATCGTGAACCGACCATATTTCTCAAAAACGCTCCTTTTCTTTCTTGACAATTCTTCCAGTTTAACAAATCCCTTTAATGTTATCATGACAGTCACGGCCTTAGCCTCCCAATATTCATCACCGGGATCAGATCCATATGTAACTAATCCAGAATTACGAGCGGACTGATACGCTTCTATCCTACCTCTCTCGTTCCTAAAAACGTATTTCAATTCCTGTAATAACGGATACATGTTCTTAATTCCGATATAATAGCCAAATTGCTCAAAATACTTTGATGATTCACGGATAAGGACACCTTCTCTTGGAATAGACCTTTTAAACATATCAATTACCGGTTCATTCTCCTTTATAGTATCTATAGCCGTATTTAATTCGGCTTGGACAATCTTCTTTTCCTCCTCGACCTTGTTCTTGGCTTCTAGTGCCAACATAGCTTCCTTCTCGGCCTTCACCTTGGCCTCATACTCATCAGCCCATGCTCTTGCGGCTTTAGCCGGATCAGAAAAGTCGGGGATGCGCAAACAATGCTTTCGATTATCCTCTAACTCTTTTAAGGCTCTCAGTTCTTTTTCTTTCTCTATAAAATACCTTCTGGCTATCTTTCCTTTATCATTATTTTCTACCATGCATAGCTCTTTAGCCATATCTATTAATAGCAGATAATCCGTTTTAGCAACTATCTGTGTATCAGACTCCCCCGTTTCGGGGAGTCTGTCATTCAGTAAGTTACCTAAATAATCATATTTTATCAACACAAAGTCTTGATTTTCAATAAAATCATATTTAGATATACGATCTTTTATCCATGACGTAAAATCCCTCCTTACTTGAAGAAACGCATGAAGGAATCTTGCGTCTACAACCTTGTGGTTGTTATTATCTACTACCGGTATTAATATGTTTAAATCCATTTCGTTGGATTCGGACGTCAAAATTCCACTACTATTCTTCGTGGAATCATGAAAAAGATCTACATTTGCATTCATGAATAGAATGTTTATTCCCATCCGTCCGGGATGGATAGATGGGAATGCAAAAATAGCCAATATGATTGTTTTAAGCAATCTACTGGCTATTTTTTTTGTCATACTATATCGGCTATCTTCCCCTGTCAAAGTACCAATTAGCGTCCTCCCCGGACTCATCCTTATCCCTGCCTCCTAAGAAGAATCCCATCGTCATGCCGTTGGTCATCAACCAGTAGTCGGATGTCTGTTTAATATCCCTAGCCGTCTTGATATTATACCATTGCTTACCAAACGAGAACTTCATGAGCTGCCTCCATAGCTTGCTCTCGCCCTTATACACGCCGGTCTGGACGGTAGCGAACGGATCCCAGTTCCGGGGATCGGTGAGATCACCTAGCTTCCGGGCCGTGACCAGCGGGTCTTGTAACATATCTATAGCGTTAAGCTCCATGAACGGGGATGTCTGGGAAGCGATCTCATTGATCGTCCTGAATCCTATATAGGTAATGAACTGCCCGAACCAGCTATCCTCATTATCCTCCCTATATCCCATCAAAGCCCTTCCTATGGCTATCATCGTAGCGAATACCGCCATATTGATAATAGATCTCTTGATATTAACCTGCTCATAAGGTGTAAGCTTATCATATTCCTCTTTAAGCACGTCATACGCCTCCCCCATACGACCCTCGGACATCGTATTATAGACATTCCCCGCCAATCGCCATAATGTCCTCATATATCCTTCCTCGAATTGGTTGGTCTGAAAATTGAAACCGGCTTTCTTATATGCCCGCTGCACGGCCAATATAAACCATCCACGATGAGGCAGCACCATATTAAGGATAGCGTTCCGGCTAGCCCCCACCCGGTTCTGCTCGTTCAGAGCGCCGTCGCAGATCTGCACCATACTTCTGACCCTACTAGATAATGTAGGTATGTATCGGTCTATAATGTCCCTGTTAGCCTCGTTCTTAGCCACGATCTTCCCATCCTTGACATCTACCATGTTCCACATAGAATAATCCCTTAAACGCTCCCAATCGCGTTTAGCCTCGTTAGCGGACATATTCCTGTCCTTCATCATCATCTCCTTGAAATTGGAGTATGACCAGAACTGACCTTCGTATAGTCGGGTATCATCCATGACCGAGATAATGACCTGCGGATCCAACGGGGAGTTAAGAACCTCCATCATCTTAAACGGCAGGTCCCGGAATAAGGTTCTCCAGATCTTGTTATACGCCGCCGATCGTACACGGTTGCGGACATTGAATACGCCTAGAGCCTCTCCAACGACATATAATTTGTTGGTACGGTTTATATCCCCGATCTCCGACACGTACGTACTTAATTGCTTCTGAGCTTCCCCGTAGGCGTATTTCATGGAGTCCTTGCTTATATACTGCCCTACCATACCCTCCAAAAGGAAATTGGCCTGCCCGGTAAGGGCGCCGGTAGCCGCAACGAACGGGGAGAAGCCTAAGTTGGATTTGGATACGAATTTGGTAAACATAAGAGCCAGCTTATTAAGATCGACCTTATAATTACCTATATTCCATTCCGCCCGCTTATTGTTTATCCTGACGTCATAGATACTGGCGTTAACCCAATCTTGGAACATCCTATAGGCATGCGTCGCCTCTGGGTTCTTACCGCCGTCGTATTGCGTCTCCAGCATCATGTTCCTGTATCCCATGACATCATCCAAGGCCGCCCTCTTATACTTGTAAGCGGTAGCCTGCAAGGATAACATGGAATAGGAGTAGGCGAAGTCATGGGACACGTCGTTGGCGTTCTCCAACTTACTGAGATAGTATTTAGGGATCATACGATATTTGTTGTCGTTCTCATCAAGCCCTCCTAGGTCTTGTCCTTGACCGTGTATAGGATCATCCACCCTCTCGCCAACAATATCACGTACGGCGTTGCCGATGGCCGCCTTGGGATCGATACCGGCCTGCACCATCCTCTCCACGCCGCCCTTGGATATTTGTGGTATCTGGTAGATGTTCCTGAACCGCTCGTCATAATCCTCCATAGCCTTACGGCTTATGTTAAGCAATTCCTTCCTCATTTCCCACTTATCCTTATTGATCGTAGCTTCCTCCCCTTCGTTGGTAATACCGTATTTCTTGAAAAAAGCCTCGTTCTTGTACTTATCGAACCTAGGCGTATGATACCCATAACCCAGATCGGGATTATAATTAGGATTACGGAAAGAACTCTCGGCGTCGGCCTCATCAAGCCACTGGTTGTTGATCGTCAGGTCGATCATATTAATATCGAACCCGAAACGGGACACGCTTTCTTCTTTGGATATACCGCTTTCCATGGCGTCAAAAAAGTCCGAAACCTTATACGTGCCGTTATTTATCTTCCTGACAAAATCAGAATACCCTTTGGGAGAGTATTTTCTCATATAAGGATATAGTCGGGTTCTGGCGTACTCAATAAGTATACTATTAGCCTTACCCATAGCTATATCATTAGCCAGCTTATCACTGAAATCAGGACCGTATTTTTTTCTAAGGAACGTTGTCTCCACGGTCGTCCATGACGGGTTCTTCCTAGATAGCTTAGCGGCCATCCTATCCACCTGACTCCGGGAGCGGGCAGACATATGTTCCTTGGCGAATTTAATCTCATCCATACCCTTGTCGTATGCCATGGCATCCCTTAAAGCGTTACGGTAAGAATCCGTGACTCCACTCTCCACCGTATCAGGCATATCCATCTCAATAGCCTCAGCGGAAGCGGCGGCATTAATGACACTCTTAGCCTCGGCCAGACGATCATATAACTCGTTTATCTTTCTTAATGACGATGATCCACGAAGACGATCGAAATCATACTCGCCATATCTAGTACTGTCCCGGTACTGAATAAGCAAAGGTCTTAGCTGGTCATTGATCTCGTTTATTGTCGCCATCGCCTCCTCTACCTTCTCTATCCTTGATGATGATACAGATTGCTCCGTGATCTTATCAACCAGATTCTCGTAATAATCACCCTCCTCGGATCCCCACATATCCTTGGAGAAGCCAAGATGACCGCCAGCTAGCAGGAACTCAAACGCCGCCTTACCGCCCTCGGACCGCTCTATCCCACGAAGTATCTCCTTGAACTCGGCGGAAGCCTTACGACCCTCGTTGGTATTCCCGAACTCCTCGGCCCACGCCTCGTCCCATGCCTTGATCTCCTCGGACATCATCAGAGCCTCGGATCCCTCTTCCTTTGGTGTCCCATCGGAATACCACTCGCTCTTGGCTATAGCCCTATCACGTAAAATATCCAGATAAGATCTCCAAGCTATAGGATCGGATTGAAACGCCTTCAAATCGACCTTCCCGTTCCTCACGAACTTATCCATAGCCACATACCTGCTCCTGCGGATACGGGTCATGAAATCGGACGTGGCTTGCGATACCCTACGACCCAGTCTTTCCTCGACCTTCTTATTAACTTTATCGATCTTATCGTAATAAGCCTGCACCATAGGTTTCTCTCGGTTCTCATCCAACCACCTATTTATCGCGTCGAGATATCGTTGCTGATCCTCGAACGTCATGTCCGAGATATCAAAATTCTGGATGGTAGGTTTGAATACATGATATACCTCCTTCGTAATAGGCTTATCCCCGTCATATCCTACTATGTCGTCACGGGTCTTCACCTTAAGGCCTCTATCGGATAGAAGAAGATCGATAAGCTGTTTCTCGGTCTTACCCGTAACATTCTTAAGATCATATATATCGATAATAGCCTTAGCCTGCTCGGTCCTGTATAGCAAATCGTATTTAGCGAAATCACGGGACGAGTCAAGGTAATCCGAGTTCTTCCCATTTATCTTCTGTATAAGATCCTCATTATCCTTTATCCCCCATCCACGCTCTTTCATCATCCTAGTCATCTTATTGATATTGGATATACCCTCGGTATGGGCTTCATTATGGGCCTTGGCTAGACGTTGGCCTAACATACCTAAAATAGCGTTACCACTATGCTCCAGCGTGCCAAAGAACCGGGACATGACATTGATATCCTTATGGATGTTATTTATCAACTTCTTTATCCCATTCCAATATCTTTCCGGGATATTAAACATCCTGAGCTGTCCATCCAGCCAGTCCTCATTACGATCACTTCGAAGAGCATTTATATCAGACATGGATGTCTCAGCCATACGTAATATATCATCCATATCCTCTACCATGCCAACCTTATTGCTGCCATAATAATCAGCCGCCTGATTATTGACGAATCCACGAAGGTTCCTGATCAGAGGAACTATCTCCCCATATACGTTATCGATAACCTGTATCGTCTCATAATCCAATCCTTTTCCGCTCTTACGTAGGCTACTGGCGACAGTGACCAAATACTCCACCTCAGCCTTGGCGGTCGCTATGACGCTCTTGGTGGATAATAGGTTGTTATTCTTATTTAGCTCACCCCCGACTTGTCTTACCTTCTCGCCTATATCACGTAGAAGGGAGATGCTTTCCCCGATCCTCTGGCTCTGGCTTGACCTCATCCTCTGTAACCTAGTGTATAGCCTCTCCAATGACCTCCCGTTCTTGATCAACTTATTAGCCACGTCAACATCCGATAATGAGTACATGAGATGGTCGCTATCCTTTAACAGAAGCACGTCAAATGCGCTTGGATCATCAGCTAACGCCGACTCCTTTATCCTGTCAAGAACCTTATTCAAGTCTGATCTTTGAGTAGAGAAGAAATTCCGTATAGCCCGGATTATCCTGCCAAACAAGGAGAGCTGGGCGTCCTCGGACGAGGCCAGATCCTCCACCGCCTGTTCCATGCCCGGTACGAACCGCTGGGCCAACGTCTTACCTAGGATCTCCCGCTTCACCATCCGATCCAGCTCCTCCCCTTGGTATTCCTTCCCATACACCTCATAGTAACGACCAGCGAACTGATTCCATAACGACGTGCCGACAATAGAATCCAGCACCTCGTCAATCTCCTGTTGGTTACGATAAGTATCGACCAAGAAATGAGCCACCTCCTCATTGAGATCCTCTACCGTAGCCCCCTCAGCCAAGGCGATAACCCCATTGGCCATATCGGACAATGCCCTAGCCGAAGGCTCGACACCATTACGCATCTTATACTTATCCATATACTCAGACATACCCATCACACGGATACCTAACGTGGATAAGATATTGGTGATATCAGTCCTATTCTGGAGATCCTCCGCCTTCTCATTCTCGATAACCCCACGGACATTGCTTCCGTACAAAGCGTTATCCTCCATCATCAACGACAAGGCTAGCTCCATGAACCCATCATACTTATCGTTAAGCTCCTCAAACTTACCTTGCCTTAACATGCCCTTGATCTCCGATCTGCTTACCGTAACCTTATCCCCTGATGTCGTGATAAGATCAAGATCATTACTTACCTCCGTATCAAAACCTATAGAACCCAATACGTTCATTTCGGAGGACTGACTTCCAAACCTATTCCTTAGCCTAGACAAGGCATCCATAGCGTTATAGATCTTAAGACCATCGGAGTTGCCGGTCCCTGTAAGATAATATCTATCCCCTAGCCTTATACGTTCCCCACTCAACATACCTTTCTTGATAAGGTAATTAACAAACCCTCCACGAGTGCTTACATCTGAGTTTGAGCTAATACCAAGGACCGGGATGAATGACCCACTGTTATTAAGGGTTATGGAGGAAGAGCCAAAGGAGATATCAGCCGTACCGGACGGGACGTCGCTCTCCTCGACACTGCCGGCCAAGAACCCGGCCTCGACCCGCCCACCGGACGATCCTTTTATGGCGTTGGCGTAAGATTCGTGTATCTTGCCGTCATCCGATCTAAAGAACAGGCGAGGCTCACCGGAATCATATACCAATCTTGAAGATGGAGGAGTATAATTCTCAATATCATTTAAAGGCAAGACATTGCCAGAAAATATGATCTCCCCGTCTATACTTCCGCCTTTCACCCTAATATTAGGTCGTTGCTCGGTAAAAGCGCTTTCCACGGCCTTCCATAACATACGAGCTGTCTCCTTAATATCTATATTCTCCCTGATAGCCCTTATATCATCCCATGACGCCTCTTTCAGTATCGTGTCGCCAATATTATCCTCATTTATGGAATCCAAATCCACCTCCTGTACCGTGGATGTATCTACCACCGCCATATCACTGACCTCACCTACCTCTCCGGAAGTAAGATAAGCCACTACATTGTCGCTATTCCCAAGGCTTCTGGCCAACGCCGGGGCGTCCATATCACTTATGGCAGACAAGACCTTGGCTGACATAAGTTGTCCCAACTCGCTAGCGTTAAGTCTGGCACTTATGGATCTAGCGGCCTCCTTATTCCTTGGTACGGACTTCGTCCAGTCACCGAACTTAGACCTAAACTTATCGTTATAAATAGTCATATAAGCTTCAGCGGCCTTATTAAGGTCACTTACGGCGGCTATACCCGCTATCTTATCGAACAAGGTGGATACCTCGCCGGAAGGGGTCAAGACACGGGTTATCTTACCCTCCTTATTCCTTTTAATTACGCAACTCGACATAACTTCATGTTTTTGACAAAGATAAACAAAAAGCCCCCACAAATAAGCGGAGGCTGATATTCTTATAGGTAATTATATACAATTTTACACTATTATGTTACATAACATAAGTAAAATCGTATATAATTACTTTTTATATCATACCTTTGCATCAAAAGATAGTAGTATGCTAAAAGCTTATAAATATAGACTGAATCCGACATCCGAACAGATCTCGCTAATGGAGAGGACTTTCGGATCAACTCGATTTATCTATAACTGGGCTTTGCAGACAAAAATCGAAGCGTATCAAGATGATAAAAAATCACTTACGGCTGTTGATCTATGCAAGAAACTGACTGATTTGAAGAAACAAGAGGAATATACTTGGCTCAATGAGGTATCTAGTGAATGCCTACAGCAGTCAATAAGGAACTTAGATCAGGCTTTCACCAGATTTTTCAGGGAAAAGAAAGGCTTCCCAAAATTCAAGTCAAAGCGAGGATCAAGGAAATCGTTCAAGAATATCCTTAATGTCCATATCGATTTCGATAACAACAGGATTAAGTTACCGAAATTAGGATGGGTAAGATTCTACTCTAATCAAGTGTTTAAAGGGAAGATAGGAACTGTTACCGTATCAAAGTCACCTACAAACAAGTACTATGTCAGCATCCTTGTAGATAACGGCATTAAGCTACCGGGCAAGTCTCCCATAAATCCGGATACCGCTGTAGGTATCGATGTAGGGATAAAGACATTCGCGACTTTATCGAATGGTTCGGTTTTCGAGAATCCGAAATATCTGGAAAGGTCTTCCACACGATTAAGATGCTTACAACGTAGATTAACTCGCAAGCAAAAAGGAAGCCAAAGAAGAGAAAAAGCCAGATTAGCCGTAGCTAAGGCGTACGAGCATATATCGAATCAAAGACATAACTTCCTACACCATGTTGTCAATAATATCCTAGGCGAGAACCAAACCGTGGTTATTGAGGATCTTAACGTGGAGGGGATGATGAAGAACCATAATCTGGCTAATAGCATCGCTTCATGCTCATGGAGCGAGTTCTTTAGAATATTAAGCTATAAGTCGGATTGGAAGGGCGTGAATTTGATTCGGATAGGAAGATTCGAACCTAGTTCCAAGATGTGCGAATGTGGATACATATATCGAGATCTTAAATTATCCGATCGTATCTGGACTTGCCCTTCTTGCGGAGCCGTAAATGACAGGGATTTACTGGCAGCTAGGAACATAAAGAAATTTGGGTTAGAAAAACAGAATCTTCTAACCCAATAAGATATGTCACCGGTGGTGAACCGGGTAGGGGACGTGGAGTCGCTGGCGTTGGCTGGGGCTGTGAAGCGTCAAAATGTACTGGTGTAAATTGGTATATAATCACCTTCTTGTATTCCTTATATAGTTTATGATTTAATCCGTATTCTTGCTATTGATGAACTCGCTAACACAATCACCAGCGAAGCCGGCTATATACGCTGCGTGTTCATCCTCTCCAACCTTAAATCCAAGCGACATATTACAGAACTGGCACACGCTCATGGCTATATGGAACGACTCATGACATATATTTCTCATCATTATATCATCGTCGCTTGAAAAATTCCAAAGTATGGCGAATTTACCATCATCGTCCCTATCCCTTACCAGATTCACGAAAGACGCTTCCTTATCCATATCATCCTTATCACCCCATTCTCCCTTATGATCCGGCTCCATATTCTCGAAACGGTTACATAACGTCTCGTAATCCAATCCTACCGTGATAATCAACTTTAATGGATATACCACGAAATCAAATTCCTGCTCTCTCATAATTTTTTTAATTTTTCTATAACCTCAAAACACATCTTGCACTCAATCCTACGATACAACTGCCTTACGCCATCTACCGTAACCCAATAACGATCACCATCACGGTGCAGGAACTCACTCATAACCTTGGTATCAGCCACATCATGTAAATCGTATGAACTGAAACATAACTTACATATATCGTCAAGATCAAAATAAGTAACCTTATTATACGACATACAACGGATTTGTCTCCCATCAGGAATCTGAACATCGAAAACATCTATCTTATCCATATTAAAAAATAGAGGGATGCCGATCCCATCACAGACCGGTATCCCTTATAATAAATTAGCGACGAAAAGCACGGTGATGGACATGCGCCACAAATGTAATTACAAATTTTGTAAAAACAAAACCATGAATCAAAAACCTATCGGCATTGTTATGAAATCAGCTGGATCATCTATAACTTGCATAGTTCCTCTGTACTGGATACGAGTCCCTTTGTATGCCCAAGATCCTCCATCTGAGAAAAAAGCGACTCCGTTGTAAAGGCTCGCTCCATAACCAGACCGAGTAACTCCCTGCCAGCGTCCACTTGAACCGTCAATATATCCAAAGTCACAATAATGAAAGTTACTAGAAAACACATCAATGACTTTAGGAATCATATCGCCATGCTCCCCCCATACTACTTTATATATACCTCCACTTTCTTTATACATTCCTGAATACACTACACGATAATCAACAGTAGGAGGTTTATATGGGTTAAACCCATCATATATATATACATCTTCACCATAAAATCCTATTCCTCCCATAAACTCACTCTTCCCTCCATAAAAATCTTCTATGCCCAAGAAACTGATTTGGGTGGAAGTTTTTCCGTCATTATTCCCTAGCGAGGATGTGGTACCAATAATTCTATCAAACGAGTCTTCTCCAGTCCCAAAACGATCCATCCCTTGAGGGTTTCTATCAGCGTATTTTGCGTAGAATAAATGAGCTATCTTGCAATGTGTCTCATAATCAATAATATCAAATCCTGCACCTAACGCCGTAGCGTAATCATGAAATAAACGTGATTCTAAATTTCCCGTAGAATATTCATCTCCTGTTTTGCGACTCCACAATTTACTATTGACAACAACCGCCTCTGTTACGCCTACCAAACATCTTCTGAATAGCCCCTTATTTCCCCATTTGGTGATATTGTCATCGACATCGTTATGGGTTAATGTAATATAATTGATAATATCATAATTATTATCATGTTTGAATCCAGTATAGCTATACCTATAACTAGGTATATCTGTCATCCACTGACCCATGGTACCGTCAAGCTTGGCTTGGGTCTTACCGTCATGGAACAATTCCGAATTATTTTCATCCAGATAGCATATGGCGACCCCAGCGTCCGTTTTCTTAACCAGGCACCTTCGTCCCTTAATCCATGAGCTATCGCCACAAGAATCTATAACAGAAATCTGTTTTTTGTCATCTATCCTAAATCTAGCCACTCCACGCATACCGGTATCAAAGCATTGGCACGGCGCATCACCTTTCAACACCCCATACACCCGATTGTCGCTAGTCAACCATCGTTTGCCATCGCTTGTCACATAGGCTTGCCTGCATCCCTCCTGATTCACTGTAAGTATCTTCTTAGTACCTTTTGGGGCTGTTATCTCCAGCTCAAGAGTCCGATCAAGACCGTTGTTCATCACCGAGCCAAAGGAAACGGAGGCGTTTCCGGCCCCGGACCCCGGACTGACGGTCAGAGGCTGGTCCGTTACCTCGCCTACCCCGTCCTTCCAATTAATATTCAAATCACTCATAATTATGTCTTTTAATTATCATCTACCCACAAAGATAATAAAACAAGAGAACCCCAACCGGCTTTAGTCGATCGGGGTTCTAGCACATGATATTAATACGATTATCGTCTCATCATCTTCAATACGGTCCTAGCCGCAGCTTGCGCCCATGTCCAGCTGTCATTAGATGTTACGTTAACCGTCTGTTGAGTACCATTTACATCCAAGTTAATAGCCTCCTTGTCAAGCTCGATAGTAGAGTCTCCAGCGGCTTGAGTTACCGTCACGTTGGCTGTCTGACCACCAGCGGCGGTTACTTTCAATGTAGCCGTCAGTTCATCGATCGTGACGTTGGCCGGTACGTCCGAGATCGTGATGCTCCAAACGAACTCGCCAGCGGCTCCGGGGTCGTCGGCGATAACCGCTCCGTTAGCCGTAGTCTTTCCAGCCGCCGTGTAGTCAGCCGGGAGCTGTAACGTAAGCCCGTTCTCCTCAGCCGGCGTGACCGAAAATGTAAGCTTAGTACTGTTAGACTTACCGGTGATGGTAACATTACCACCTGTCTTTTGTACGGAAGCGTTAGGGCTGTCTGATCTTACCACCTCAGCAGCCGCTGCCTGATTAACTACCAACGCCTTCTTAGCCCCGCCGTTCGTGGTGACCGTAAGGTTGATAGTGCGTTGAAGACGACCGGTGTGTTTCTCACCGGAGAAATTAACCGCCTGATCTCCTGATCCTGATACCGGGTCGACGGTTACGAAACCAAATTTTTGTGAAGCCATAATCTATTTATTTATAAATGTCATTTTATTATGCCAAAAATAACTTATATCATATCACAAGCCAAATATAGGGGGGGGGTAGATACGACTAGCCCTGTACAACCTCAACATACAACCCTACTAAGTCCTTTAAATTATGACTAAGAGGAGTTCCACTATCCCTTGTGCATTTATACACGTCAGCGTTCTGAATGTAATATTTATCCTTAAATATCTCCATAGGAGGGAAATAAGGGATAGGATCACCTATAGTCCCGGCATGCTCCTTGTCAACAACCTTATATAAGGAGGCCGTACTGAGTCCAGGCTCCCATTCTGACGATAACGTATGAGGCTGGATAACCTCGTAAAGGATATCCGTATCCTCCTTAACTACCCTAAGACAAAATCCGGTATCCACGGATAGCCCGAACTCCGCTCCTTCTTGTCCCCATATAGGAAATAGGACCTTAACATCCAATTTCTCGTTGGATGATAAGGATAAAGATTTGTCATTAACCAACATCCTAGAAAACTCGACAGCTACTTTTTGAGGATCGAGAGCATCCTTCTCCTTCGCCTGTTGCTGGATGTACGCCGTGGTAACACTTACCTTATCAGGATAGCCGGACTGAACATCGACAGCTCTCACCTGTTCTACGGTAGTGGCTATACTGATCTGCTTTTGCTTGTCCCCTAACGCCGTTGTCAGATCGTTATCGTACTTATCCATCATCCCGATCAAGATCTTGCCTTCCGTCATATCGAACTCCAGACCCATAATCGTTATCTTACCGACTATAGCCCCATCAGCCAAAGCGCTACGTCTGTCATATTCAGGAATATAAATATCTTGATCATCCAAGAAAAACTCATGGAGATTTTCAGTCTCATAAGATCTCAGCTCCTCATATTTAGCCGATTTCTCCTCGTTAAGAACCCTTGACTCATCTAATCTAGCCTCAATGATCTCCTTAACCGTGGCTTTAGGATTAGCTTCCTTGAACGAAAGTTGTTCTTGTCCCAGCTCTATCCATGGAATCGGATTGCCATTAATATAATCATCATAACTATTACCCTTAGCGTAATTATCATCAAGAGGTTCGTCTAAAACCAACATATTGGGATATATTTCCCTGTTTATATATGTATATGCCATAATCTATTCTTTAATCTTGTTCTTTAACAGCGATGCTATACTTGTCTGAAGCGTAACACCAGATATTTATCTCGAAAGGCTTGTTAGCCGTAGTGGTTATAGAAGTACCACTCATGCTTACATAAGCTCCTGAATTTGGTATGGCTTGAGTAAAGACAGCAGACGGGACACACCTGATCATCAGCTCCTCTCCTATCTGCATACCTGACGCCACGGATAGGGTGGTAGCCGCTGATAGCGTGGCCGTGATGCTTCTTTTAGAGATAGGTAAGCTGGCTAATGTCGTGACCGTATTAACCCCTATAAGCCTGTTCATGGTCTTCTTATCGGCGGCCGCCATCAATCCATTAGTGGATTCGTTGGCCACGGCATATGTCGTGTTAGGAGGGGTAGCCCATGTACCATCTCCACGCATAAAATTAGAGGTGCTACCATTAAGCTGTCTCAATAAGCCGTTGGCGGAAGTGGAGGCCAACCCGTACGTGGTATTGGTAGGCACGACCCATGTTCCATCGCCACGAAGAAAAGACGTCTGTTTCCCCGCTGCGGGAGCCGGGACCAATCCCGCAGCACCAGCCGCTGAAGCCGTAGCTGCCTTCATGTTGGCGTAAGTGGTATTAGTGTCTTTATAATAAGGGACACCACCGACAATAGGACAGGCGGTATAGCCAGAAGCGCTCGTTACCGTACTTCCGTTCTTTACCAGACCTGTGGACCCATTAGCTCCTACAACACCATATGTCGTATTAGTGTCTGTCCAAGGCACATTAACATACATCTTTCCGCTACTATCCAGCTCTACCGGATAATTCTTGCCATTCTCCGCATATCCGATCATTACCAGCCCAAGGGTCGATGTATTGGCCTTGGCGTATGTGGTATTAGTAGGGACAACCCACGTGCCATCACCACGTAAAAAAGAAGCTTGTTCACCTGCGGCTGGGGCGGGAACCAAACCGGCCTTTCCCGCAGTAGAGGAGGTTGCCGCCCCCATATTGGAATATGTGGTGTTGGTATCCGTCCACGGGACGTTCACGTACATCTTGCCACTACCGTCAAGAGCAACGGGATAGTTCTTGCCATTGGCAGAGTATCCAATCTTAACAAGACCTAGATTATCGCTCGTGGCTTGAGCATAAGTCGTGTTATTATCAGTCCAAGGGACATTCACATACATCTTCCCATTAGGGTCCAAGGATACGGCGTAGTTCTTCCCACTAGAGGAATAACCGATCTTAACCAATCCTAAAGTATCAGCCGTGGCCTGATTATAAGTCGTATTATTATCTGTCCATGGAACATTAACAAAAGCGTTACCAGACGAATCTACCTGAACTTTATAATTCTTTCCTGAAGTCGTGTACCCTACTTTAATACCACCAAGAACGGCAGCTGAGGACGTAGGCGGGGCGAAAGTGCTAGGTTTGCCGGTCACTCCAGACCATGGCACAGATGACGCCAAACTTGCCGTATAAGGCTCGTAACCGTCCTCGGTATTCAACTTACTATCATCCTTGACCAGATACATCTTATTCGTGGCCGTTACCTTAACCGTGTCCCCGACCTGAGCCGTGGCTGTAGTAAGTTTAAACCTTGCCGTATCATCAGCAACCACGACCATTCTCTCTAAGGCTGCTTTAGGCAACCTGTCTATATCAATGGTACCGGACGTGATCTTAGAGGCGTCGAAGTTTGCCAATGTCGTGGAGATAGTAATATTACTCCCGAAGTCCGATGAGGCGCTACCGGTCACGGCACCGGACAGCGCTATAGTCCTAGCCGCCTGTAATTTTGTGGCGGTAGGAGCGTTATCCGTCTTAAGAGCGTATTTGGAAAGATCAATATCGTTAGCCTTATCCAAAAGCTGCTCTATCTGCTCGCCATTATATTTACCTTGAAAATCTGCCATATCATAATTATTTTTGCTCAAATATAGCCATATACATAAACACCAAGAAATCGAGGGGGGGGGTAGATGCGGGTAGGTGTTAGAAGCTACCGTCCCCATGCAGGAATCCGCTACGGAATATAATAGCCTTGTCTTTAAGTTTCTGGACAGACTCCCATTCCCATTCACCCTCGCAAGGCTTAATGACATACTTATTCCCCCATGTCTTGAATTTCCTCTCTATAACGAACATCTCCGAGTCTTTCAAGACATGGAAGATACTCCCTACAGGGAAGTACTTATCCGTCCTTAATATAACACGATGATGCTTCTCGTCATATTCAGGATCACCCACGATATGTGCTTTATAAAACTGGAAATCATTTAACGTCCGATCCACAGGCTCTATCCAGTAATACCCCTTACCCATTGCTGTTTGCGATTTAATAATTATATTTGCGAAAGAATAGTAATTCATAAGGTTTTAGGTAATTTTCAACCAAGGGGAAAGGGTGTCCGTGAGGATATCCTTTTTTCATTCCCACCCGCCCTACCTATGAACAAAAAGATCTACTCCTGACAAATATAACGATAATAAGATACTTGACAAAAAGAAACCCCATCGGTATTCTATCGCCGACAGGGTTCTCCAACGTTGTATCAGTCTTATATCATCTCACTCCATTTGATTGTGTCACCGACGAAGCACCGCACCGCCAGATACCTTACAAACGCCGTCCCTTCAGGGGCGTCAGGGTCTTCCAGATAAGCCAAGACAGCCTTGACTATTTTCTGGTCGCAGTCCAATACCTTAGGAAAGTAGTCGCTATAGAACATAGCGAACAGATATTGGACATCTCCCCAAGTGGCGTTATCAGGTTTCTTGGCCCCGCATTTATCGAACATCTGCTTAGCATCCTCCATTGTCCATCTTCTCTTGGATCCGTCGGCGTTAAGCATCTTATCAGCGGCCTCCCTAGCCAACTCCTTGGAAAAGTGATATCCATGGGTGTCTATATACCGCTTATAATCCGGGTCATCAGCGTCTGCTCCTCAGTAGTAACGACTTCTCCTACCTCTACGCATATAAGGTTCCGTACCATCGTACTCGTCACGGATGTCACGCTCGCCAAACCATCCCTTACGGTACATCTCATCCTCCCGCTCATGATGTCTTTGACGTTTCTCAAGCTCCCGCTCGTTACGCTCCAGTTCCCTCTCGCGTCTTTCGAGATCACGCTCACGACGCTCCAGCTCCTCCATCATCCCGTCACGATCCTTGCCATAATGGTCATATACCCCGCCATCATAACCCATGTACGTGCCGTCAGAACGACGGGAGCGTCCTCTACCGCCTCTTCGATCATAGATCTCATCATCATATTCCTCTTGGCCATTGCCTAAATCTATAACTCTCATATTAACCTAATTTTTTAATTAACAACTCTTTTAACTCATCGAAAGAAGACCCCATCCTATCGACCTTCTCCTCAAGATTCTTAATCTTTCGGTCTTGATCCTTAGTCTGCTTAAAAGTGGGATTGATATCTTCCAAGATACTGTCGCATGCCTCTATGATCTCCTTATTCTTATCCACGCTATTCACGATATCCGTACTGGTTCGTTTCATGGCGTTCAGGTGGTTCATTATCGGATCCACGGAGCAGGCTAGCGTAATGCCGTTGGCCATAGCCACGTTCTGATTCTCTGGAACTACGTATGTCATGGACTTCCCGTCCACCTCTATAGTAAGATCCATAACCCGATCTTGCAACTGCTGATACTGACCCAACTGGGACTGGGCGAACCTAGGCTCCGAGACGTTAACCACCGTACCCATAAAGAATTTAGGGACCCCTGAGGTGTCCAACGTATAAACCTGATATCCTTTCTTTAAATCCTTAAACATAATAACGATCTTTTTAAATGGGAGGGAGGTTACCCTCCCTGTTCTTTCTTAGTAAATTCATGCGCTAGGGGCGGTAGCCGCCGTAGCCGTATGACCTAACATCCTAAATACCCCAGTGCATTTGTTATAATACACAAGATGCTCGGTGTAGGCCCCTACTATAGGATCACCAGAAGCCACGGGAGTCGTAATATCCTGCCCTGTCATATGTGCCCCAACCTTATCCACTATAGGTGTCTTGTTGACGATAACCCCGGCGTTGGATACCGTAACAGGAGTGGTAGTGGATAAGCCAGACGGAAGAACGATCGTGGCGGGATAACTAGCCTCTGTCTCCGTCACCGGATGACGGACTTTCCATAACAATATTCCTTCCGGAGGTAGTGAGTTCCACTGACACGGATTGATGCCAAAATCAACCGTAGGTTCGGCCGCAGAAGCGTCAGATACCTTTCCAGTAGTGGCTACTACCGGGATGCCTCCCCCGTCAAGACGGGAGGAGGCGAATGAACCGATCATATATCCTCTGAAATCAGCCATATTGTCCCCCTTCCTTATAATACGGCGTTAGTAGTGCCGCAAGCGCATCCACATTCGTTAGCTACCCTTACGGTAGGAGTATAGCAGCAACCCGGGTTCTGTACAACGTAGGCTGGAACCGGAGCCTTTGGAGCTAACTGGCTAACGATGTTCTGTGTCTGTTGTTGGGTGATGGCGGAAGTAGCCAAAGCCTGTTTCTCCTCACGAAGCTGTTGGATAGTATTCTGCATCTCACGCATCTCAAGTTGACAGAACTTGTCATTGATGATTTGAGTTTGAAGATCTATCTTAGCAGCCAACGCCTGAGTCTGGGCTTGGTTGGATTGAATAACGTTATTGAAGCCGTTAGTCAAATTGTTCTGCAATACGTTCGTCTGACCGGTGATAGCCAACTGATTCTCGTACCCTTGACGGGTGATAGCGTTCTGGATATTACATCCTACGGTGTCTAACGAATGTTGGATGTTATTGAATCCACTAGCCATAGCGCTTTGTAAGTTGCAGCAACATGCGCTAATCTGGTTGCCGATCTCACATCCTTGTTGCTGTACGGCGTTAATAACAGCCTGAGAAGTCATACCTACCTGACCAGCTACCTTATCGATAGCGCCTTGCACGTTACAGATAGCGCTTTGCAATTGAGTAGTAGTACAGTTCAAGGCGTTAGCGATCTGCTCGATAGCGCTTCTGTTACCTTGGATAGCCTGCATCAATAGCTCACGGCCATAGTCGTTGTTCAATTGAGCCGGAAGACCGTTAGCGCAACAATCATTTCCATTACCACCAAAACCATTCCCGAAACCACGTCCGCCCCATAACCAGAACAGGACGATGATCCACAACCACCAACCGTTAGCCCCTCCGTACTGATCTTGGTTGTTACGACCATTCATCAGCGCTGCGACTAGATTCGGATCCATCTTATTTCCACCCAAAAGGCTGGTAAACATACCCGGAATCATAGATAATAAACCATTAGCGGCACTACCGCTCCCGGAACCCATGCCGTCTAACAAAACGATTTTGTCTCCACTTGTACCCATGTCTATTTATTTTTGAATTAATAATAACCCCACCTGATGGCGGGCGTTACAAAGTTCAAAAATTAATAATCCTAGGATCGTGATATATGTCACCATCAAGGCACGTCATGTCCTGTAAATGGCATTAATAGCAACCGGTACAAGACAAAAAAAATCCGGAACGTATCACTACGGCCCGGATTCATGCAAATCTATAAAATTCAATGTTTCAATGCTCGAAAGAAAACGTCTCACGACGTCAAAGAGAGATTAACTACACGAAAAATCTCGCATCAACTTATTTGTATTAGCAGTGTATTCATTAATTATCTTACTGGATGAGGGATTATCCTCTATCCTTGATAGATGGTTATCGTCACTCTTTACCGTAACGTCACCTACCTTTCGTACCATGCTGTCCTGATATGATGATGGGTCTGAATATATAAGATTATCTACGAAACTATATATCCCGCCATTAACCGTCTCACCTACCTTCTCATATAGACCAGATTGGAAAGATACGAAATCATCGTACCTTCCACGAGCCAAAAACGAACCGTCCGGTCTCGCCTCGACACCGCCGTTGACCTCCCGGAGCAGACCCGGATTCCTTTGGTATAGATATCGATAAAAACCGACATCCATCATCCTGTCCTGTCTATCCAGATAGAAAAGATCTCTCATGCTGCTGTCACTGGACTCGATAGCCACATCAAACAAGAGATCTCTTACTTGACCATCCGGCAACGACATCTCTATGTCCTTTAGCGTCCTTCTGTCATGGTGGTTCAAAGATACATTATAAAGCCCATTAAAATCAAGAAAACGCAAGACATTATTATATAAATCCGATTTTTTTAACCTTTCCTTGATCTGGGTTCTCCTCAATAAGGCACAGGACTTGATAAGATCACGACTCTTCTCCCGCCTAGCTATATACCTTTTAAACTCCCTATCGATATCAACATCATCCACATTGGGAGTAACAGGATGCTGATATATCAATCTGGCAAGGATCATACTCTCCGTATTGGAGGATGAGATGTTATCCATAACCAACTTCTTGATATTATCCTTGACCACGCCAATATCAGATCGGGAAGCCCCTTGAGGGACCACTCCTGCCGGCAAGTACGAGGACTGGGATATCCCGATATCAGCTAGCATCTCATAGGCCTGATCGGTGTCGGTTATCGGAGCCGTGTCGTGGTATGTATTCCTACCTACATACAACATGTTCCTGTCATACATATCGGAAGGAGACGTTTTCCCGGACCTTACATACACCATCCTATCCCCGGTAGAGTAAGTATCCTGAACCTCGTATATCGGATTCCCTTTCCCTGTTATCCTATCAAGATCGGAAATAAAGTCATCATATACCGGATCACCATTCTGTATAGAAGATAACATAACATCCAACGATGCCATAAGATCACGGATATCCTCCGGTCTGGATATAACCATCTCATCGCTGATCGCCTCGCTTATATCCACACCCATGTCGGCAAGATCCATGGCTATGTCATGCAGACGTCCGGCAACGTCCTTGATGTCCTTAAAATCATCCATATCGATTATCTCCCCAACCTTACCCCTTAGGGCTTTCATGTCCTTAGGCGTACTGATATACGGTATGGTGCTATTGGAGTATGAGTCGGTAATCGTATTCCCTTCCTGATCCCTAACCTCCATACGGGTCATATTACGATACGTGTCATACATCCGATCGGCGTAATCCTGATCCTCCTGATACCGGAGTGCCAAGGAAGGGTAGGGGACTGAGGCGAAAGCCTGATCGAACTCCCGGCGGTCGCTGATACCGCCTACCGCCCTCATGATCGTATCCCTTACCTCCATTGGATTCAAGACCCTTCTCTTCCCCAATGAATCATACGCATCCTCATATATCATATAATCATCACCAAGATCTGATTCGGAGGACAAGAAATACGTATCCTTCTCATTGAGATCCCCCTCAGACATAAAATCGACAATCCTCCTCATCATATCCCTTACCCGCTCATACTCCAATCGGTTAGTCATGATATTATCAATCTCATCAGCGTCATACATCCCGGATCGTTCAAGATTATATCTGTTGATGAATATATCACCGCCGGAAAGGAAGTTGGATACGATCATATCATTAAGATCATTGATATTATCAACGCCCAGGGAAGTAATGGTATTATTGATATCCTTAACCTCGTCAGCCATGAAATTACCCACAGCATAATTCTTTTGTTTGATAAAGGGCATGACATCATCATACTTAGGCTCCCCATTGCTATCTAAGTCGTATTCTGATGGCATGGACATCCAATCGCCAAAGAAGGACACGAAGTCGGGGGAGTAGGCCGTACCCCAGACCGATAAGGCCTGCTTCTGGTCGCCAAGCACCTCCATCGCCCTTTGGTATAATCCGGATGGTTGGTCGTTCGGGGCAAGGACATTATCTACCCCACCCTCCTTATTTTTTATAACATAACAAGATCTACCCATAGCTAAATCGTTTTGTTACAAAGATATGAAAATCCCGCCTACTCTCACGAGCGGACGGGAGCCAAATAACAATAATAACAAACCTTATGTTTCTACTGAAAAGTACAAATCTTTTTGCCGATCCTCACGGACAAACAAAAAACTCAATCCTAAAACTATAAAAACGAAACTTATTGTTTAGCAAAAATATTTTTATCCGATCTACTGAGAACCCTACCTTTCAACTCCAAGAACCTAGGCATCCATTCCCTAGATATCTTAGACACGATCCACTGGAATCCCTTAGGAGTCACATAGACGGTGTTAGTCCCATAGAACTCATCGTCATCACGATACCTGTAACGAGCGTAACCACGATCTATCATCCTTTGGGAAAGCAACCATCTCTTACCGGTTTTGGCGAAAAACTTATTATCCTCAAGCAATATCCTAAGATTCTTCTCCGCTATATCATACCCATGAGCCTCTAGCTTTTCCCGAACCTCTCTGATCAACATATCTGTCTCTTGGGCTATTTCGGCTGTCTTAGCAAATTCAACCATAGGAGCCTGTTCTTTGATAATATTATCAGATATCCTCTTAGCTTCTTCTGCCACTTTCTTGGCTTCAGCTAATGCCTTTTTCTCCTTCTCCGATTTAATTAACGCTTCTAATGCCTCTATATAATCGGATGGTAGATCTCTTCTGCTTATATCAGAATTACTCCTATTTATTGATGTATGCCCTTTCAATAGAAGTTCCTTTATTTTATCTGTACACCACAGCTTAAAATCTACACTAAGCCACTGGGCAAAATCTATAGCTATATCCTCATGCAACCATACCCCACCTCCAAAAACTGGCATTCCAGTCTTCTTTATAACTAACTGATTTTCAGATTTACCAGTTTTTCTGGTAATTGCCTTAACTAACTCATTAGTAGATACTAACGATAAATAGTCGTTTGTTCTCCTATTAAAGTATTTAGCCATCTCCGTGGCATTAACATAGGTTACATCATCAACCGTTTTAAAAGTTACATCATTACCATTGTAACTAAAAATCTCAGATAATTCACTCATAATATAAAAACAACGAGAGCCATTGGCGTCCGTTATTCCACCAATGACTCTCATCTATCGCCTACGCCTAGGCGAGTTAATATCTTCTTATGGCCCAATAATGGATGGACACCGCAAATATAAGACCTTATTTTGAAACTACAAACAAACAGGAGATATTTTTACAAAAAATGTAATCAGTTATATTTATCTATCATATAGACGAAATATAACTGTATCTATCCTCCATCATCATCACCACCTTCTTGATATCAGATAAAGTTAGTTTCTTTATCTCCATATTCCTACTATCCATCCTGACAAAAGAGTTCTTGAACTCCTGCTCGGTTATAGCATCCAACCTAAATATATTGTATTTTATAAGCAACTGGCTTACGTCAAATATCAGGATATTAAGATCAATATCATCCTTCAACTCATCAAGAAGATCACGCATCATGGCTTTGATAGCATCAGTATCAAGTTCCAGCTTCTCGGCTTCCTTCATTAACTTCTTGATAATACCATTGTGCTCGATTATGATGTTAGCATTATCATCATCGGTAGGTAAAAGGATATCCATCGTACATTTTATACCAACCTTATCACTAAGCCTTTTGTTGAACTCAGTCATATAATCAAAAGCCTGATCCCTGCTTAATGAGTATGTATGATCAAGCAACTGCTTTTGTCTGACCTTGACAAAATAGTTACTGGTGTATAACATCATCAAGACCTTCACTCGCTGGATGCGTAGGTCTTGCATGATCTTCCGATGTAAAAAAGAATCTAGTTGCATAATATAAAGAGTCCCCACCGGGGCCATCACACACCCGACAGGGACCAACTTTTAAATATCTTACTCGTCAGGTGATGGACTGACGCCGCAAAGATAAGTCAAGATATTTTATTTAGCAAGGATTTTCCGCCTCATTTTCTCCGGATACTACGTTACCGTCGGAAACCAAAGACTTGTCCTCGGCAGCCTTCGCAGGCGAGGCGAACTCCGATGGCAGATCCGGCAGGTTAGGGAACGAGACTTCCGTCTCCTCCTTGGATACCTTGTTCTCCTTGATACTCATCCTAAACTTAGGAGCTATGAAAGGATCGTTGTTAAGATCGATGTTGATCGTAACGTCATTCATCAAAATATCCTCCTTAGTTCTGGAATCACCTATCCATCCTCTTACGTCAGCGGTCATAGGCATCCTGCTAGCCGCTTCCTTGACAGCTTTAAGCCGGTTCTTGATAACATCCACGTCTCCCGCCAGCGGAATCATATATGTCTTATTATCCAACCCTGATCTGGCTATAGCGTTATTAAGATCCATTATATCATCAATACTTACGCCTCCGCCTAGACCCTCCGTAATCCTATCAGCCATCGATCCGATCATGGATGAGAATGACGATATATCCTGATTTTTCAATCTTACGGGGTACAGGTAATTTCTTCCATTTCCTGTCTTTATAGCTACGACCGGGATACGTGAATCTTTATAGTCACCATACTTGTCCCTGACGATAGCCGTACAGAACGGGAATATATTATACTTAATATCATCCCTCATCGTAACCTCCCCATTCTCTATATATCCTACGCTCTCGACTTTACCAACCGTCTCGTTGGTAAAATCATTCTCGGATACCATCAACGTACCATTATCATCACTTACGCTAAAATTAGGTCTTCCCGGCAAAACACTGGTAACTGTACCTACGAACGGTATATCAATCTCGCCAGTAACAGATCCTATATTATCCCTATATAACTCAAAGGCCCTACTCCTTAAATCAGCGTTACTTCCTTTTGAATCCGGGTCATTGGCTTTCAGTACCGAGACGAAATTGCCGTCGCTATCCACGATCTTAATAACCATATTATCAACCAGCTCTCGGTAAGCCGACTTAGTCTCATCAGAATTAGGGTCAACGGCGTTAAGGCTATTGTATTTATCATACAATTCCTTGGTATATGGATCTGACATATCCATCTTAAACCTTACGATATTATCCTTACGGAGATTAGCTACGGCTTCCTGATTCACCGACTCGTTGTTAGATCCAAACGTATCACCCGTATAATAAGGGACAATAGATCCATCCTGCCCCTTGCGATACACCATGAACCAGATGGAGGTCGACAAGGCGGTTTGCCGCCCCAATATGACACCGGTAGCGTTCTCGAAAGCCTGAGCGTCATCCTCGCTAATCATCCATCTTGAGTGGTTATCTGACTCTATAACAGTAAATATGTCGGTTCCGTTGGTGAAATCCATCACCCTTCCATTATCAGTATCAGTGGCATCAGATCTTTTAAGCCCAAGACCGTCCATAAACCTGTCAAGTCTCATCCCTCCTACCTCATAATACATGACTCCGCCAATCTCTCTCTTCTGGGCCATCAACACTACCGGATTCTGGGCGGCATTGGCCTCCGTCCTGCCGGTGGATGTTACGGGTTCGCTCTCCGTGAGAACATCACCCATAGGTATAGACTTATCGTAATCCTTGACAACCATACTCCCATTATCATACAGCCTCATCCATTCCACGAATTGAAGAAGAGGATCATCAGAATAGTTATTGATAATATCAATAGCCTCATTAAGTTTATCCTGATCAACCTCATTCCCGTTGTCAATATCATTCATAAGATCATTGTAAGTCTGTATAGCCCCCTTAACCTGATCCTGATCAAGACCATTAATGTTCATATCTATGATATCATCAATAGTATTCCTGATGTTATTTAAGACGTTATCATTGGTATTTAACCTATCTATCATTGACCTAATCTTATTAAGCCTAGCTATAGGATTATCGCCAAACCCATTTACAAGGTCATTGATACGATCCTTATTATTATCATATATCTGCCTCTCCCTAGGAGATAAGATATCCTCATTACCGTTCCATATCTTTATAGCTATATTATTGATTCTATCATCAGAAGGATTTATGATATCCTCATTATCAGGTACATTCTCAACGATACCGCCCTCATCAGCCTTGATATCATTCTCCATAGATCTGGCGATCATATGATTATAGGTCTTGAACATAAATGCCTCGTCCTCTCCTATAAGACCATCTTGATAAGCCTTATCTATGGCCTGATCATTGGCATAAAGGGAATTAGCATCAAGATCATCGGTATTCCTGAAATCATATCTACTATTATCCTCCTCATAAGTCTTTCCCCATATGTTTGACAAGACCTTCATGAACCCACGTTCCTGCGACCGTATGAATCTCCTATCACGCATACGGCGAAGAGACTCATTTATATTCTTATAAGCCACAAGATTATGACGATACTCGCTAAGTAACGCCATAGCCTCTTTATAATTATCAACCCCACGGATAGATACAGCATTCTCAAAACCAACTATAGTCTCATAAGCTGCCATAAGATCGGCGGCGCTGATCCTTGATTCATTCCTGTTTAATAACAGCTTAGATATATCTGTCTCTGAGTTAACTAACGTAGCTAATCTCCTCTCCAAAGCAATCCTATCCTCCGTCAATTTAAGAAGTCTATCATTCTCCTTGGCTAACTTGACCTTATCAGACTCAAGAGCTTCCTTAGATGTGATACTCTGCTGAAGCTTCAAAACATTCTTCTCCATTTTCTGTATATCATCTGTAAGCTTCCTGAGTTTCTCAAGATCCCTACTCGAATCAGGATTAAGACGAGAATATATATCTAAAGCGGGGCCTATATCCGTATTGTATATCCTTCCTAACTGATTAGCGATATCATCCAAATTATCCTTAGCCTCAAGACCGTTATAAGCCATGTTAGAGATGTAGGTGTTAAATGATCTATTGGATATACCATCGGTAAGGGAGTCGGCAAATCTGCTGGCCATAGTAAAATTATCAACCTTCTTATTGAACTCACTGATAAGGTTGGACTTATACTCATTTACCTGCTCATCTGTCATATTCATATCGGAGGCTATATCGCTATTAGGTATAGACTCGATGACTGTCTTGAAATTCTCCTTGGTATCATCTAACATCCCCATTTCCTGATCATAACGAAGACGGTTGAATACGGCATCACTAAAAGTCTTATCTACGATTCTAGAATTAGGCATATCGTCAGCGTTATTATCCGTTTTCAAGCCTGATAATTGAGCGTTCAGAGCCATGCTGCCACGAATAGCTTGGACGGCCGCCGATGTCAAGGCGCCGGAATTAGTGTTGTAGGCCTCCACCATCCCCTTGTTACGGGACATGTCTTGGCTCCATTCCTTTATACCTCCAAGACTTTTTCCTCCCATAACCGATCCAATAATCATACCGATGCCGATCTCCTTCCAGCCCTCATTAGATCCGTAAGTCTCCTTGAATCCGTTCTTTATAGCTTCCATATAACCTATATTCTGACGGATAGCCATAGGATTGTATCTTGATTCTACCCAATCCTTGGCGGACTTACTGGAAACACCTTGAAGACCTTCCTCGAACAAACCCTCAGATACCGGTCGCTTAATGATATTAAACGTATTACCAGCTATTTTCTGCCATTTCTTTGGTGTTATAGCCCTTAGTGCACCGTTGTCCATTCTCTCGGCTCCTACGCCAAATATATTGCGTTTTATGAACTTATCCACACCAAGATCCATGCCGAACATATCGCCGAACATAGCTATATTGGATAATGACAATATGCCGACGTTGGCGGCGAATACAGCATTAGCTGCATTGGCATTATCAGCCCTGAACTTCATAAGCTCCTCATATGGGACTTCCCTTCCATAAGCGTTACGGTAAGACTGCCTGAAATTCTCCTCAGCCTCCATCAGCATACTTCTGGCCTCGACAGATGCCTCCCACGAGGTAGATGTGCCAAGGAAAGCGAGGGTGTCCAGTCCCTTGCCTATCCTCCGTCCCGTACGGGCGGCCCTAAGGTAGACGCCGAACGCTTTCTTGGTATCCGAAGCCGCTTTGCCTATCCTAGCCAAAGCCACGCCCGCCCTAGCTCCCGTACGAGCTAAGTTCATCAATCCAGCGCCGGAATATACGGCTGACGATAACATGGCTCCAGCGGTAAAAGCAAGACCGGATAAAAAATCGTTAAACCAGAAATTAGCCGTGGTCATGCTTTGAAGGAAATTCATATCCCGCTCCTCACGATTGTAATAATGAGCAAGACCGTAATCCATCTTCTTGTCCTGATCATCCAACCATCTCGTGAAATCGTTATCAAAAACAGCGTTAAAATTACCTCTGGATACACCGGCGTAAATACCATAAAAAGGCTGAATAACACCACCTAATCCATACAAAGCGGCTTTACCTACAAATTTCCCCAAACCTCTCATCCATTTCTCAGTCCTACCTTGACTCCTAGATAAACGTGTGTCGTTATCTACACCGGGGATATAAGACTCGTATTTAGGTATCCAAGTACCGCTACTAAGTCGATACCTTGAATCCTCCAACGATATCTCCGGACCAGTAAGATTAAACCTGCCCTTATAGCTTTGATCAGAAGCTATATATCCTAATGGGGACATATGTTTCATATCATCATAATAATTTGTCTTAACAGTATTCTTGATCCTCTCCGACAATGACGGTATCTGGGACTTTGATCTCTCGGAAGCGGAATACGGATCCAATACCGGAGGCAGGTCACGATCCGGTATATCATAGGGATCCGTACCAATAGCCTTTATATTATCTACGTTTATGGTAGGATATCTGTACTTCTCGGCAAGATCCTTTCCGTTAGAGGTATTATTATAGATTTCCATTGTTTCCATTATTTCCACTATTTCCGTTATTCCTGTTTCTTATCTCCTGATCAATCATATCAGCTATGGGCGAGATGAAGCTCTCGAAATCATCAGTAGTAGATCTTCCCTCGCTCCTCCAATACACCTCATTCTCCTTGCTAAGTATCTGTTGCCATGCCATGACCAAATAATACTGCGGGCAGAAGTCGATCTTCCTTGCTACCTCATCAGCATAGTTAACGCCATCCAGATCAATTGAATACAACGGGGTATTACCCTCTCTAGCCCCTCCTTTGCTATATATATCAACATTTATCCCAGAAGAACCATTATTATACTTATATCCGGAAGCCCTTAACTCGTACATAGAAGCGTTATCGAACAACACGTCAGTAGCGATCATCATCTGATTCTTCCTGATATTACCGTCATTTATATTCGTAAACATATCTATATAAGGCATTACCGTGTCCTTGGCACCGCTAGCGTAAGCGAATGGAGCTACCAACAATGACTTAGCCATCTTCCCATAAGCGTTGTTGCTTGAGCTGGCGAAAGATATGGGTACGACACCGGAATCATAGGTCTCGGACGGGATGCTTACATCCTCTTTGTAGAAAGTAAGTCTATTCGCAGCCAGATCAGCCTCGCTTACCTCAACAACAGATCGACCATCACCTCCATTATTGCCAATGATCTGATAATTACCATCACCTATAGGGGATATGGTAAACGTTATCTTCGTATTGGCATTATCCTTATCCTTAGGAATAAAACCGCCACCACGGGTAAATAGGTCACTAACCTTTATATAATCTTTCTCTTCTTGACTTTTAGACGGATAATCACCGGAGAAGATATACTCACGCTCGGCATACTCATGACGATATTGTCTCAGGTAATCCTCGCCAGCACGTTTAGCGTCATCAGCGATCCTACCTAAATCCCCACGACTCCATTTATGTCTTAATAAATCATTCCTCTCTTTATGAGCCTCATCATATATAGCGGTAGCGACAGCGATCGCCCTGTTATCCCCGGCAAACCTATCTCTTATTTCCTCAATGTGCTTATTCTTACTAGCCCCAGATACGGCAAGAGACATTATAGATTCAATATCATCAAGCGAAAAAGACGTTCCCATTAAATCATTCACACGATCCAATAAGACACCTGATTGACCCGAATCCATTGATACATGAGGCATTTCTCCTTCAACACCGTAATTAATAGTATTTATATTATCATTTAACAAAGAGCTGTAAGCGGACAACTTACTCCAATCATTTAATGTTATATCGTTTATACCATTTATATCAAAAACCTTATCGCCATTGTTATTAATATCTCCAAGATTGAATGTGCCGAATCCATAACTAATATCTATACCTGACCCACTGTCCGATCTAGCTTCTCTCTGAATTATAGTATCAATACCATCCAAAACAGCATTGCTCGCCTTATTGAATCCATCATTGATCTTATTATACTTCCCTCTTTGGGTATTTAATCCAAGAAGCTTCAAATAACTATCCTGACCATTGTAATCAAGCAACTCGTTCCTTGACCCTCCATTGGCCTTGAAATAAGCCATGATAACCTGATCGTTATCCATATCCTTGACCACGTTACTATTCTCAGGATCAGACGCCCATGCGTCGATCTTCCTTCTAGCGTCATCTGATAATGACTTAACGAAATTACCCATGCCGGTAGTCACCGCCTTCTCGTTGGCTATGAACCCGTTCATGAACTCATCGCTTATGCTCACATCGTCAAGGTTTGCGCTCTTGGTAACCACGGTAGGCCCGGTCGTGTCATCACCTCCGCCACCTCCATTCTCCGACTTACCCGATTTGCTGGCTCTCATCAACGCTGCTTTCTCCATGGCTAGATTATGCCTTTTTGTCTCATTAAACTTAGCTCTCTCAATCATCTGCTGATTAGCCTTGAAATAATAATCATCAACACCCAACGTCTCGTATGAGTTATTATAAGACCATCTCAGCCCGACGCCACGAAGGAACTGCTGTCGTACCATGAACATGCCGGCTCGCTCCGGGCTGTAGTTGCTACCGATAACGCCCTCGGCCTCCTCCACGAAATCATTTCTCTGCTTGATAATATCCGCCAGCTCCGACTCCAACTTAGCCCTCTTGGCCTTGTCATTGCCAACGCCCTTTAGCTTGGCTCGTATGGATTCTTCCTTGACACTGAAATCATCAATATACCCTTTAAGGAAATCTGAGGTGCTTTGAACATTAAATAAGTCAGGATTCGTTCTAGCCATATATCTTCCCTCTAATTGCATCTGAGCCTTACCGTTCTCAGATATAGAAGCCATGGCTATATCCCTGACCTGAGCGTAACTCATCTCATCTATATACATCTCACGCATCTCGCCCGTCCTGTTACCATTGGCATCAGTCACCGGTACATTGACTTTCTTCCCCTTGTTAAGGGAGATGAAATTCTTCATCTTCTCATCAATCTCAGCATGATAATCCGTATAAGGGGTATAATGTATAGGATTAAGACGTGTCCCTACCTGACCGTCATTCATCCAAGCCACGGCATCGGCGAAAGCCTCAGCCTCGTTTATAGGACTATACATCTTGGGATTGTTCAGCTTCATATCCTCCATCTTCTCGCTAAAAGCCCGGATCTCCCTAGTACCGGCAATAGCATTCAACACACGGGTATCCAGAGCTTCTCCAAGACGAGCCTGTATACTTCTGGCTATACCGTCAGAAGCCAAATTAGATTTACGATACACGTTATTCACGTCCTGTATCAATCCATTTAACCTGTTCTGAAGATATTCCCTGTCCTGAGGTTTTATAATGTCAGAATTGATAATATAATCAGCATACTCGTTTATAGCCTGCCGATTGGTATCTATCTTCTGCTGCATGTACCCCATCCCCTGCATCATGACATCCATGTTGTAGGGTGATACGTACTTGCCGTAATTCCTTAATATACTATATTGTGAAGCCATCCTTTATCCTTTCTTGCCTTTAGTTACTTCCTGAGCAGGATATAATCTCCTATAACTCAATATATCTCCTTGAGGATCAGCGATCAACTGCCCATTAGAACCGATCTTTACATCCCCGAATATAGACCTTAATGTATTCATGGTCGTAGCCGTATTCCACTTCTGCTGGATCTCATCATTTACGCTATCGAAATACCTAGCCCAGTTCTCGTCATTAATAGCCAACCCCTGCAATATCCGTTGTTGATAAGCTTGGCGTTGGGCTATATTCTTATCATACGTGTCAGCCCAAGTGCGAGCGTTTATATTATCAGCCCAAGTTCTTTGAGCCACATTTCCTTGTTCTACCTCATTTATATACTTACCTATATTGGAACTCATGATAGCCTGTAAATTGGAAGATAAAGCCCCTCTCTGGGAATCCGGGACATTACCCATCTGATCCAATTGTGATTGGAAAGCACGATTAGCCTCAACCATATACTGATCAGCCGATCTCAACACCGGGTTCACGGTAGGAGCGTAATGTCTTTCTAGACCTTCCGTTGTCACGGCTCCCGGAGTCATCCTGAACACCTCAGGAAAGTCAAGACCACCACCTACTATATTCCTGCCTCCATTGCCGCCGTTCGACTTACCGGCATTTGTGTTGGTTTTAGGAAGTGTATTAGAATCAATCAGCTCAGGCATATCCAGCTTAACATCAGGATCCTCCACATCACCTATATCCATAGGACCGGGAGCCACCTTATGAGGGTCAAGTATAAAATCAAGACCTTCCATTCCTTTCATGGATCTCAATGCCTGCATCTTAAGCATATCCTCGCCAAGTATCTTATTAACGATATCTTTATTCTTGTCAGAAAACAGTTGACTGAAATGAGTGATACCAGCGTCGTTAAGAGCCTTATGCTGTTCCTCTGTAACAACGTCTAGACCGATCATAGGGCGAGATGTGGTAAACAAACCTAATTTATTGTCTCTCATCCTATCATGATATGCGGCTTTCTTGTCTTCCGGGTAATTACCTTGACTATCCTCACCGCCAAAGGAAACGAGCGTCGTGTAATCCCGAAGCGCCTCGGCGTTGGCGATGATCGGGTTCTCAGCCGTAGCCAAGCCCATCCAGCTACTTGTCTGACCGTAGATAGCGTCTTGCAACGCCCTAGCCCTAGTGCCCTCTGAAGCTCCCATATAAGCATCGTAAGCGACCGGATTGAATGTCTTATAATAATTCAACCTCTCATCCGTATTAATACCTCCATAAGAGCCATCAGTTCCTTGGCGCTGATAACCGAAATAGTTAGGATCATTGTTGAACCTATTCTCGATCGGGCGGAAAGTTAATTTACGACCGAACAAAGACGTGCCTCCTATCTCCATCTTCTGGCGAATACCAGCCACTTTCTTAAGCAGCTCTTTCTTAGCCTCAGCTATATCCTCCTCCGTAAGACCGTATTCTTTCATGGATCTGGATATGATGTTATCTATCTCACCTCCCTTGGCGAAATACGTATCCTCATCCTTCTTCATCTTCCGGTCTTCCTGCTCCTTGTATATGACATTAGCGAAGTCCGTAAATCTCCCCTCTAATCCATTAACCGTATCGTTACTATCATTTATGGCCTTAGATAATACAGAGGCGTTTAAACGTTTCGTATTCTCATCATCTATCTTATCGTTCTTCTTCAACTTCTCTAACACCTTCTCCTGGTCATCGTAAGCTGATTTAAGACCGATCTTAACCTTATACCTGTCCATTAACGTAGCGTACGTATCCTTTGGTGTAGCCTTAATACCATACGTATCCCTAATGTATTTAGCGAAGTCCGGCTCTATGGTGGTGTCATCGGTAATAACCTCCGTACCCTGCTCCAAAGAAACAGGCGTTCCCCCATCGGCATGCTTCTGCCCCATGGCCTCCATCGGCGCCTCCCCGGGCTGCTCCACGTACTCGCCCTTCTCGACCTCCACGTTGGCTTGATCTTCCATCGACTTAGGTAACGGATACAGGTACTCACCGGTAAGGCTTCCGCTATCGAACCTATTATTAGGCCCTAGATAAACACCCCCACCATCCTTGTACTGCATCTGGGATTGCCTTCTTTGTCTGGCCTCACGCTCCTGAGCCAACCTGATATTGGTACGAGTACCTTTCTCAGACGCTATCCCAGAAACCACGTTACGAGCCAATCCCATGATACCACTAATTCCTGAGGCTATGGTGGTTATCGTATTAGCCGTTTTAGCCCTAGTGGATAAATCTCCATATCCCTCACTTCTCATACGCCCTATACCACGACCCATCTGAGTGAATCTAGACCCTATATCATCAGCGCCATAGTAAGGGATGGTGGTAAAATCAAAAACATCCGTCTCGCCTGAACCGGTCTTAGACTTATCAACATCATTAACAGTTATGTTATTAAGCGTAATACCATTGTCCTGATAATTCTCAGCTATACGTTGCAAACTGCCCTTGAAGCTAGCCGGAAACATATTATCCTGATCAAAAGCATTAGCATATTTAGTCCTCAACTGATCTGGAGTATCCAAAGAATATATCCCTAACGGATTGGCCGACGCAGGTAATCCTTGGCTGGTATTCACCAAAGGCTCTATACCTAGCCCTTGTATGCCATCCATATTACCGAGCATATACGACCCAACTTCCCCGGCCTCTTGATATTTAGGTATCTTTCTCTTGATTACATACTTGCTCATATCAAATTAATTTCGTTCTGATACAAAGATAGTTTAAAAAAATACAGACTCACCATTTGACAATGATGAGTCTCTCAACAAATATTATTATGCACAAAATTTAAATATAATATTATATGATATTATGATTTACTAACGCATTGTAAATGATATCATCTATTTCTCCATTATTTAAACATTCCAATGCTCTTTTCCTTATTTCATCCATCTTTGATTTCTTATAAGCGTCATATGCCTCTTCTTTAGTATCATACGTACCTATATTAACCCGTCCCCTATCCAATGTCGATAAACTAGCCCTATATCTACTACCCCTAAGAACAACACCAGTAGGGCAATCCCTAATTCTAATCCTCTTATAAGTCAACAATGAATTTAAGTGATGTGGAACAAAACAGCATGTATTTGGACTATATATTTTAGATGCGCCACTAAGTATATCTTTATCCAATTCATATCCATCCTTATAATTAACATCAAACCATTTTTTAAACTTGCTAAAATACAACCAATCATCACAAACCTTAACCCCCACATAAGTAGGTCTTCTTTTCTGTTCTCTTTCAGAATAACATCTAGCTAACATTTTATTCCATATTTCATAAGCTAATGTTTTCTCCATCCCAATCATATCATTTATTCCAACCCCATACTTTATACTCTTGCTTTTATCCGCTTTACATTTAGGACATCCTACTCCCCTAATGTGATTAAATGGAAGCTGGTAAAAAAGAACCATGTATAGGGCATATTATCTCTATTGGTATTCTAGCCCCCAAATAGTTAGATTTACTATAATCATATCTTTCTCCATGACATGACATAGCTCTATCAACAAAAACACTTTTCTTTGACTCCATTCTTTTAGATCCCCCTATCCATTTACTACATTCGTGACAACCTTGGCCATTCAAATGATTGTATGGTCTTTGGGTAAAAACACCATGATCTTTACATATTATTTTCACTGGAGTTCTGTTATTGACATAATCCACTAATGAATAATCATACAAACCATTATGTATCTTTAACGATCTTTTTATAAAATCATCTTTATCCAATTTTTTCATACAAACTTTTGCCAAATATAACAAAACATTTACAAACTACAAAAGGCTATAACAGAAATAACGTCAATCATTATATCTACTCATGCCTTTTATGTTAAGGCTTAACCCCGGTATCATATTAAGCACCAACTGCCTTTTCGCCTGTTCCTTACGCATACGCTCGGCTTCCTCTATCTGAGCTTCTGAGCGGGGATCGTTCTTAATATTATTGGCGATATCCTCTATAGCTTTCTTATTGGCTCCGGATTGGGCTAGCATCTTATATAACAAGTCTTGACCTTCCTTCTCCCACCAGCTATCCATGGAAGGGCGGGAAGCCAAAGAAGGATCGGCGGGGGCTACCGTCTCAGGTATAGGCTGCTGACCTCCGTCCCCCATGCCCGAATCCCGCTGCCCGAACTCGTATCTCATTGGCTCGTTCTCCGGGACACCATACCTATTAGCGAATACATCAGCGAACTCAAATCTCTTCTCATTTCTTAAGGTCGATCCAAGAGGCCTACCGTATCCTTGATTCCATGCCACGGTAGCGTCCTTATAATTCGTGGCGTTATCAAAATCAGCCTTCGAATACATATAGTAATTATAAACATTGCCTTGAGCGTCCTTATCAAAGAACTTGCCTTGGTTAATGTAGTTCCAGCCTAGTCCCGGTACACGACCTTGATACTCATCCACAAGATAATCCAGTTGTTGGGTCAATGTCGGTTTCTTCCCATACCTGCGCTGTAGCTCCTTCTTCCTCGGTCCAAGCCATTGTTGGATGCCAAAATCACCGGCGGCTCCTAGGGCTTCGGTGTCCCCTCCGGACTCGGCGGCGATGTTCGACAGGATACCGATAGCTTGCGTTTGTGGTATTCCCTTCTTGTCGGTCAGATAATCCCATATCTCGTCATATACAGCCATCTTACTATCCTCTGATCTACGAGGATCAATTACATACTTGCCAGAACCATAAGCCCTCCCTGTATTTACCGAACCTCCTCTATCCTTTTTATCAATACTACCATCTATCTTAAATACATCCCCATTCAAAAGAAACTGGACAGCGGGATTGAAATCATATACATCCCTATATCTGTATCCGCCCATATCCTTGTCACGATATATCGTATAATCACCAAGTACACTATGAGGACCCGTCTCGTTCTTATCAAGTCTACGATCCCTATAATTATACTCATTCACGACACCATACCCCTTATCATAAAGAGACCTCAACCCTTTTATATTCATCTCGTCCGCTGATATGGCACCCTCTCTTACCCTTTTCAGATCCTTATATTCCCTCTGAATCCTCTCATACTCCTCTGGATCGGCATCACTTAAAGCTTTTATAAGTCCTTCATTGTATTCCTTAGTTTCCTTATCAAACAGACTCCTATTCACATCAATCCTATTCCTTACGATAGACGAATCAGGTATCATCCTATTAGATAATTCCTTTCGTATACTATACGTACCATCACCATTATCTATCAATACAGACTCATCGTAAGGGAGTTTATTGTATTTAGCCCAAGCCTCATCACTAGTTCTTGTGCCTAAATCATCATTATCACTATCGCTATATAACTTGTTATTAAAATCACCAGATATATATTTCCCGAACATCTTCATAAAATGAACAGGATACTCATACCATTCCGGATTCTTCCCCATAGGATCTATTGATGAATACGCAGCTTTATTTATGCGAGTAGGGCCATCGGTATACCTTGAATTAGCGATATCATATATTATTGACAAAACCGGGTGAGCAGAAGCTACGTAATTATCCAATACCCTGCTCCCGAATCTAGGTCTATCAAGAACAGACTCTCTTGTTTCTCCTCCATCTTGCTTCCTCTCAATTTTTTCTCCCCATAGCCCATATTTCTTCCTAGGCCATATGCCGTCTATGGCATCCACATAACCAACGGGATGCTCCCCTTCCAGACGCCGGTCCCGTCGCTCGTCCGCTGGGTACAGGGCGTTGGCCAACGGCTGCGTGATATGACCCAACCCCTTATCCTTGGAACTCGACATAGCATCCACCACAGTCCGATATACAGGTCTTAATTTCTCAGGTAGATATAATCCCGCCTCATCAACCAACTCACCGATCTTCTTATTTATACCCCTGAGGCTGAAATTATAATTACCCATACCGTTATTCAACGGGGACAATGTACCTCTTATCCCATTCATGCCTTTAACTGCGGCTCCTCCGCTAAGGATATCAAACTCCGGGGATACGTTTCTCAAAGGACTATCATCCATACCCCTGAAATACATAGGACGCTCGCCTCTTACGACACGATCAAGATCTCCCTTATACAAATCCTTTATCCATGAAGGGATTTCCTCCTTCTTATCTTTCTTAGCCATAAATCATGTTTTTCACAAAGATAGGCATAATAGCATGTAGATTAAAACAGTAAGCGGATACATGATTCATATCATCTATCCGCCTATACCATCAATGCATATGATAAGCCGCTAAGGCTTTCTTAGCCGAATCCCTCGACTTGTACTTGGCCGGCCATAATTTACCGGTCTTGTTGCTAACCACTCGCCAATTACTCCCTACTTTCTTAATGCATCCTGACTTCGGGCATTCGCCCTTCTTCTTACCGCTAGCTTTTCCTGTTGCCATAACATCAAATATTTAAATTACAATAGTACTCACCTCATAAGTATCATAATTAATTTTTATCTTACTCATTTTTGAAGAATTTGGATCAAAAAATACCAAATAAGCGGCATCATAAATATAACTTGCTATGATATATGAATTAAAAGTCGCCGTAAAACCGGAGCCAGATATCACTCGTGAAAGATACATATGATCATTATTTAGAATATAACTTTTTATATCATCATATTTTGATTTGGTTATAGATGATACTATATTAATATTCCCAGGTTCTAATAGATAACTTGATATGTCTATACCTCTTATATCCTGATATAACCCATTATCCATCAATGCTTTATTCCCAGTTCCTTTCAACTTAATATGAAACTGATTATCAAAATTTATATTATCTTCTGTATTCCCAAAAGACCTTACAATAACTATCTCAGTGTTATCTGATGATGCTATATTTAAAGAAGAATTAATATATTCAACATTCAAATTAGGGTAAACAGATATAGATATATCTGAAAATCCCATATTAAGGGAATTATTTGAAGCGCTGATATAAATAGTGATACAATCATTCCTTTGATCATTAAAAACCATCAAATCATTAATATTCACGCCACCTAACGCTTCCACAAAAGAATTGTTAGGTCTTATCATCCTGACATTGGACGTAGAACTACCATCAAACAACGACTTTATAGTATTATATTGAGATTGAGGCAAAGTAGTAGATTGATCTCCTACAAGCTGTAAGATGATAGCTAAAAAAGCATCCTCATCATCACTTTTAGCTACTGCGTCCTTCCACGTACCATCACCACAAAGGAACCTACCCTCATCCCCCTTAGCAGGAGCCGGCACCAATCCCGCAGCGCCAGCCCCGGACGCCGTGGCGCCAACCATATCCTTGACCTTATCAAGTCTACTGTCTATTTGATTACCATCGTACTTACCAATAAAATCTTCCATATCGTTTTAATATACAAGGGAGAGGCGGCAAAATACCCCCCCCCCTATATGTTAATAAATCAATAAACTTTCTCCTCATTGCTAAACCAACGAACTATCATCTTGAACCGACTCTCAATGTCATTCACGAACCTAGCCAAGAACCAATCGCCACGAAGACGATCCCGCCACCTCCGATGATAATCGACAGCCCTAGGATCGATCTTCCGGTCAATATCATTCACGTCCTTGATCCATACCGGGAGGTTATTAGTATCGTCTTTGACCTCGTTAAAATAGTCATTTATATTTATCTTCTGATCAACCTCCGTCACCAGTATCTCACGGCTATCGTCATTGGTTACAGGATACCTTAACCGCTGGCTCATATCGTTCTTGTCAGCGATAACCATCCGAAGCTCACCGCTGTTGTTGGTATCGTTATAAAACCATGCCTTATTGAATCCGGTAGTCCTAAGAATTTGGTAATTAACCTCATCCTGATACCTTCTGGCATCCATCCTATATTGGTAGTTCGTGAGGATCTTATTCACATACTGCTCACGTACCGGTACCTCTATAACGAACGGATATAGCTTACCGTAAAATACTTGATACGATTGGTTGGTCAATCCATGAGACCATAACCCTATCTCCTGACTTTCACTTGAGTAGTTCTTTCCAGACTGGAAATAATGCTGGTGCTCGATATAATAATCAGGGGTGTAGGATAAATATGATTTCCACTCACCCTTCAGGCAGTTATATCCAACGGTGAACGAGACGTCCGTGAAATGACTGGCGTCCTGTAGCTCCACCGCCTGCCCGTTCCTGTAGAACCGGCCGCCACGGAATTGGTACTCGCTCGGATTCCCTACCGGTATATAATCTTTCTTGGTTATCAGAACCCTCTTGAACCGATTGTCCCAGCCCATGGATAGCCCTATACCAAAGAACTTGTTATCGATATCATAATAAGACAACTCAGCGTCCGTATCAGCGTTATATATCCGGCTACGGATGATCTTCATCTGAAGATGCTCCTTAAACCAGTTTCTAAGCCCCGGTGTGACCTCCGTAAGATTCCTACCATTAGAATCTACCTTAAACACCTGACCACGCCTTAAATCGACCCAAAAATGCCCAAACTCGCAACTGATCATATCCCGACTCTGGGTCCCGGAATATCCTAACGTCGTATTATTATACTCGATACCACGAGAGGCGAAAAGACCACCTGTCCCTAGCTCGCTATTCTCCGGGGATATTCTCTCCGCCAACACGTCTATGGCGTTATAAAGCCCTACCTGATTCTCGAAGCGAGCCAGTATCTGATCCGACTCTATCCCTTTCATGCTTATAAGTTTCCCGAAAGAGGTCTTGAACTCATGGTAATCCATAGGCTTGTACGACAGCCAAGGATCGGTCATGCCATTCTCCGACACGTCGGCGGTGCTCCATATGACGCCGTTGGGTCTTTGGTAAGCGCAGTCCCAAAAATTGCTATCATACGTCTCTGGTAATGACCTTCCGCCTAGCGTAAAACGATTCTTATACACAGGACTTATCTTAAACACATTATCCCTTGATATAGGGACATTACGCTCCTGAGTCCATGATATATAATCCCCTACCTCCGGATAAAATCCCTCATAAGGCTCAGGCCCGGCTATACGGAAATTGCAATTGATCTCAGACTCCACAAGAAACTGAGGTATGCCATAGAAGTATAGGAAGAAACGACCGCTAAGATACATATCTCCGGTCTTGCAAACCATCTCATAAGCGCTCTTCCGGCTAGGGAAAGAGTATAGCGATCCGGTATCCGTATCGGTCTTATTAAGATAATCCTCCCCGGTGTCGTAATTAACGAAATAACGGGGATACCCGATGTTCCGATAATCATAATAAGGGAATGGTATCATGTCCCCCTGACCGAACTGAGTCAAGTAAAACATAGGCATCTTCCTCTTAAGTGAGAATCTTGATATAAATACATCACCTCCAAAAACAGGTTTACGCTTATTCTTATCCATCAACCCGCAACCGCCTAACGATACCCACCTGATATCCTCTATCTGCCCGTATTGAGCCGGAGAATATTTCTTTATCCTCATATAAGGACAGGATACGAAAGATTCACGTGTCATAAAATGAGGCGTCATACCAGCTACCTCATCATTACGAATATTACATTCATCCTGAATACGGCTGGTATCGTAACTTGATACCAATTCCGGATATTCAAGCATATATTTATCCATACCAAATGACATGAACAATGAATGCTCACGATCGAGGTTGTTTATGATAATAGGCTTACCGCCTACGGTCTCCCCTTGCGAAGAGATATCTGTTACCGGATATAACCCGCTCTTGATATATTTAGCCGTTGACAATCCACGTAACTCTGACTCCCCTATTTTTTGGTAAAATAAATTATAATGAGCGACAGAAGTATAATAATAAGCATAGTTCCGTCTAGGTCCCCTATCTATCAATGCCGTTAACCACTGATACCTGTACTTGCCTATATCCACCACGGACTGGGCTGTGGCCTTGGCGATACCCGTAGCCAGACGGATAGCCGTCAGCGCTATGCCGACAGGGTTGGCTAAAAAGAACACGCCTCCACCGACATATTGCTGTGAAGCCGACTGATATGTATACTCAGCTATAGCGGATATTAAATTAGCCATAGCCTCCACCGTAGCCAATGACGTTGCCATACTATAAGCCTTACTTCCTAATATCGTCCATTTAGGGTGATCCTCCACCTCCCTGAATATACCAGAGGATTTACCTAATTGATAACCATCAACAAGGCACTCAGTGGGAGCGTCAGGCTTGTTGAAGGCAATATCAGGGCTTAAGAATGAATACCAGATATTACCCTTCCTATTAAACGGATGCGTTATAAAATTCTCACGATTAATATCCTTATAGATATACATATCATCAGACAAATCGTTGTAAGGATAATTAGGATAAAGGTTAGCCGATCCGTCGGGATCATCGTACTTAAACATATCATAAGCCAGACCGGTTCCGATAACGCTCTTATCCAACGTCCTATCGCCCCTATACAACTCATATCCTATTATAGAATCTCTTCTGGCCTTATCTATAAGACCGTTCTCTACCGCTATATCCAAAAACTCATTAACGATATCGTCATCAAGCATCACCCCCATAGGATAAATATAGGAGTCAACTCCATATTGACCGGTCAGTTGAGACGGATTACCCATAAAAGGAGCGACAGAGTTATCCGGGAACTTGTAATGACGTATAGGTTTCTGACAAAACGTGGTTGACGTATTGGGGTACTCAGCGTTACCCCCATTACCGGTGAAATAAGACTTACCCCCAACTGATTTAGGAGACCCATAGTATTTCGTCAAAGAATCTATTATGTCCTTCCTCTTTGATCCTCCCGATGATATCCCGATCTTACTTGAATCATACAATTCAAAATTAGCCGGGTACTTATTGGTAGACTCCCAATATCCGAAATCACCATACTGATATGGTCTGGGAGCGCAGTCAGCGGGTTTATCCCCACATGAGACACACTTCGCCTCATAGGTAACAAATCTCCTTAATTTCAATTCTTTCGTGAAGAAGAACACGTATTTCACCTCCAGTGGCCGAATACCAAAACAGAACGGGGCGGGGAAGATGGCGGTGCCGGCCGTATAGAATCCGGCAAGTTCCTTCATGTCCTTCCTCATGGCGAAACCGGTGAAGAACACGCATACCGCAGGCTCGATGCAAACATATATCTTATGGAAAGTAGTCTTGTCATCATTCCAGAACAAGTACTTTGGCATCATAAATATCTTATGATCCACGTAATTCACTATAACACCTTTCTTGGCATCATTAGCCAAAGGATTAGGAGCCACGGTACCTTCCTTGTCCGAGAAAAACGTTATACGAACCTTATTGTATGATGATGAGTCGCCGATCGGATAATTATAGTTACCCATCATCTCTATATACATAATACCGTTATCAGGATCGGATAAACCACTTATGTATTTCTCGTAATCCAACTCCACCCATCTGGCGTATGAGGATACATGTGGATAGAACTTGAAATAAGTCAAGTTACTTCTACCAAACCAATTGGTCTTGGCGTCAATATCATTCTGCACAGACACACGACCTTCCCAGTCAGTAGTTATACCGGTATTAAACTTAGAATTATCACCATCGCCAAAAAGACACATGGCGTTCTCGATACCAAACTGACTCTCATATTGGGGGAAATAAGCCTCCATCGTATCCATTAACTGATCAAGCATCGTCTCCGTATGCTTCTTTCCTTCCCATCCGGGATATTGATACAAATATGTGCACTTACCCAATGACCTACCCCCTTGGAATGTAGGAAGTTGAACATCGTTAATAGTAGGATTCACGTGAGGATCACCTACCGAACACCCATTAGTACATATACCCTCATCATATAACTGCCGGACATTAGACATATCCTGACACAAGACCAAAGCGGAGGAGTCTATATCAGACGGGAATTTATCCTCATCCTGACCATCCAGCCATTCCTGAACCAGATCTATGATATTCTTACCTCCACTGGAATAATTATCGAAATCACACAATACAGAGAATTTCCTTTGTGACTCGGCGTTACTTTGTATTAAGGTGGTAGGCTCGGTCTCCGTATAATCACTAGCCAGCTTATACGTAAAATCAATCCTAGAATCCACCAAAGAGTTTTTATCCAATATAGTCCTGGTCTCTATCCTCTCGATATCATCACATCCACTAGGGAAATCGGGAGCCTTTATACCGTCTTGATCCTCTGGCAATGATATAGCAGCGCATAACTCGTCAGTAATACCTACATTAGATTCTATGATATCACACAGGTTCTCTATATTATCAGCGATATAATCAATAGCATCATCTACCGTAACATCTTCCCCCATCGTGTTGATAACGAATTGGGTCTCTCCTACCGTGGCATATTCCTGCTCTACATATCTGAGCTGCTTGACATCTAGCTGATTCTTGCATTCTCCTCCAAAATCATCAAATCCCCAAGACGGGTCGTTTATGATCTTTGCCGTATTCTTAAACTGCCAAAGATGACGGCGGCTGTTCCCCGCACACTGCGGGTTGTTCTCCAGCACCGACGCAGCCGACAGGTCGTCAGAGTTACCGTCCTCATCAACGATAACCTCCATCTCCTCCCTTGTGGCCGGACGAGGGATAAGCGGGAATCTAGCCGTCCTGTATCCTGTATTGGTAAAGAATCTTATACCCAACGGATATACCTCGTCACGCATGAAAGAGGCGTATTTAGAGCAAGCCACACCGTCTTTATACAAATTCTCCGTGGCTATAGATGTCTGCCATTTAACGAAATGACCCAAGAAGTTAACGACCGGTTGAAGATTCCATTCATTCTCCACGGTCAATCCGTATTGAAGAAGACGATTCCCGACAGACGTCATGCCTCTGGCTGTCTTATATACCGGTATTTCCTTGGATAACTTCTCCATGGTCGTACGCTCGCTATATTGATCCGTAAGATAATAGATAGTCCTTTCCGTTATCGGATGTATACCTTCTATGAAATACTCAAGAACCGGGCTTTGCTCACCATTAAACCCAACCGTGTTCTGTATAACACCTATCTTATAATGAGATACCTGCTTATCTATATTAGACACGGTAAGGCGGATACCCATGTTGGTTGACTTACCCCATAAACCATCGCGGATAACCATATCTTGACGATCGAATAACATGATTGGGTTGGTCAATGAGCAATATCCGGTCTTCTCAATCCCGAACTCATCGCACAACGCCACGCAGAACTGGTAGGTCCCGGCACGCAGGCTCCCCCCGAACTCCACGACCTCAGGCTCCACGCACGGGGCCGTCAGCAACGGGAACACCAGCAGCTTCTCGCAGGCCAGCCTACACCTCTCTATTGGTTTGTCATCCCCACATGTCTTATACCCATGATAATGATACCAAAAGTCACCATCATCATCCGGATTAAGAGCCTTATCGACCATAACATATCGCTGGGGATTATATCCATCGGTCCAGTATATCACCTTCCCGCATTTCTCGTCCTTGATCTCTATATCGAAGATCGGATGATGAATGGAGAAATTAAGACAAGGGTCATCAACCCAGTCCTCTATCAGGACCTCCATCAAATCACATATCTCATCAAAACGACCATCCGACTCCTCAAGCCTCTCGCCAAGGATACGATGGATGTCCTTTCCCGATCCAGCCAATTGATCCTCAACGGTCTTGATATAATCCAATGACCGCATGAACGTGATCTTAGACGTATTATCATCCGGATTAGATAGAAAGAAATAAGTGTTATCACCAGCTATATCATTCTTATACCCAATAACCTTATAGCCATCGAATCGCTTACATAAAAGGGTACTAGGCTCGTTCTGGATCTTTAGCTGGCTTCCATCGTCACCCTCTATGGTAGCGTTCAAGGCGAAACTATATTCAGACGGGGATAGATCCTGTGGATGCTTATCCCTGTTCATCCCGGAGTCGGGAACCGCTATGTTAGAATTGTTCTGCACGATGTTATGTTTTTCGCAAAGATAACAAATCCGGCGGATAATCACTTACACGCCGGATCTTAACAAAAACTGTACGTATTATGCTAAAACATTCAAATCACGCGAATATAAAAAAATCCTCCTAACTTTCACAAGTCAGGAGGAAGACTAAACACTTAAAACGTCTCGTGGTAAAGCACAAAAACATAATAATTACGAATTTCCACCCATGTAGTTCGATTGCTTATCGGCATCCTCTACAGATATGTAAAAGAAACCGTTAGTCACGTATCTCTCATTGACATCCACAAAATCAGTAGATCCTTTGTCCACTCCTTTCTTCGATCCCTCATCACACACAGCTACCAGACTATTAAAGTCATTGGAATAACCTACGACTACACCGTGTATATCCCGATTTCGAGGATCGAATACGTACCTCATCTTATACCTATCGTAAGCTAACTCTAAAGAGCTTTTGCTTAGCCTCTCATCTAATCCGGCACCCGCTACCAAAGCCAAAACACTCTTTGATATGTCACTCATGGTGGTATCCTTGGCCGGAGCCTTAGGCATAGAAACGCCTTCCATGACAAAATCCAACGCCTTATCTAAAAGCTCGTCGAAATCATCATCTCTTATATAATCCTTAAGCACCTCCAGTATATATAACCGGACATGGAGTTCGTTATTTACATCATTCAATGTGACCATAATACTAGTTTTCGGCAAAGCTAGATTATTCCTGCGCAATAGAAGATCAAATATGTCATAAGTGAAGGACTAAAAAAGGTGATTATATATCACTTTACGCTAAAATCGTAAAATGATATATATTTATACGGAAATCCGTACCGGGTTCCACCAAAACCCTCTACCTTCTGGTAAGGTACTTACATCAAAGGCTTCTTTTGCCGATTTTCTAATGATGTTAAATGCAGCGTTGATATCGGCGTTAATAATATTGCCTGAAGATGTCTTGAACAATCCTCGTTTGATACGTCTTCCGGCATATTCCTCATGCTTGCAAATCTTCTCGTTATCCAAGAAACTACATTTCGAGGTATAGGATTCCTCAACGATCTTAACATTAATACCCTCAAGTGTAGCCTTATATGATATCATTGAGATAAACATATTAAAAGGAATAGAAACAAAGTTCTGATTATTCCGCTTTCCGATATTGATCTCTTGTTTCCAGCATCTGTTATGACCAATTACGATCGTATTAATACCGTTGGAGACTACGTGATTAACCAATACCCTACTGGCTTTATGTAGATAATCCTTGATCTTGTTATTCCTTTTGTTGGTTAATGACCTTATTTGCCTTGATACTTGTTTATTGCCTTTTAATTTAGATTTTAAATATGCTAGTCTTTTATTATAATACTGGTTGATAGACTTCAGGGGTCTACCGTTGATGATAAAACAAGAACCATTACTTGAAACACAAGATGCAAGATTATTAAGCCCTAGGTCAATACCAAGGTAATTACCGTTATCAGACATAAGATCTTTCTCTTTCTTATTATACACAATCTCAAGCATAATATATCCATTCTTAGGGACGAACCTGAGTTGTTGGATATTCTGTTTATTAGTCCTTGTGGTAAAAGAGAATTGTTTTGGTAACTTAATAATGCCTTGCTTTATCCATTTCTGAGAAAAGGCTGTTGTTGGGAAAACAGCAATAAACATCCCATCTTTATCAAGATACTTAGGTATTCTTACTTTCTCAGAATACTCACCCCTGTTTTTCTTATTAAGAAGATTGAAGAAAGATTTGAAATTCCGGTCAACCATCATCAATACCTGTTGGGCTACCGGTGACGGTAAAGCACGATAATCAACGTCATCTTCTGTTCTCAACTTCTTTTCAAGGGAGTAGTAGTTGAGGTATTTGTATTTAACAGTATTATCATCCTTATACCGGAAATAATATTGACGAACAACATACAACCCTTTGTTGTATAAGTTTTTACACTTATGCAACATATCTTGAAGCTCATTATAATACACCGAACTTTGCTTGATTATATGTTGTTCGACCAATCTCATAACACAAATATATAGATTATTATTTATATATAAAAATAATTCGGTATGTTTGTGGTGTAAAGTTGTATATGATCACCCTAAAAAAATAAAAACTCCCCCATCCTCACGGACAAGAGAGCCGATGTGTTTATATTATGAAGAAAAATCTATTCACCTATTCTTACAATACAGTCACGAGATTCCTTGTTATAGATCATCGTGCCTACCTTAGAATACAAGGTCTTTATATTTTGCCAATTATCCTCACCATGGGCGGATACGTTAGTGGGAGCGTCACCGGTATAAACCTCCTCGCCTCCGATATTGACAAAATCATATCCACGTTTCTCCATAGAACCGCCCTTATATGCCGTGAATTTGATAGTGATATTACCTTTCTCACGACCACCATACCAGTTACCGTATATACTGCATCTGATCTCAAGAGGTAATTTATCATAATTATCGCCATCCAACAACGGTCCCATCTGGATCAAAGCTGCCTCATTACCCGATTCCATGTTATCACCACCATGGATGAGATAATCACCTACCCGTTCCTGCGTGGTCTGGTACTGTTTACTCCAACCAACCAGCTTGCCGTCAACATCCGGGAGGCCGGTGTTATCGAAACCGGTAGCCGTGTCAAAGTCAATGCCGTCCTCGTCAGCCCAGATATACCTAAGCACTAGGTAGTCGAACTCCGGGATAATAACCACCGGGACCGACTCCTGCCTGCACACGAACGTCTTCTCCTCCTTGGTGCCTTCTTTTATAACCTTGTACGTAGCCTGACGTATCTCTCCAGTCTCATTGATATCAGCGGTAACTCTAACCTCAGCAGGACCGGTACCACTTGTCTTATCTAAATGTATCCAATCAGCCATATTATCGTATTTTGTTAAACTGGTTTAATATACTTATCAAAAGCGTTGGGCCACATACGCTCATAAGACAGCATCCTCCTCCTATTATCCTCAGCCAGCTCCCGGTAATCATTCAAGGTAATCATCGACATCTTAAGCTCTTTCATGGCCCTAGCGAACTTACCCGGCTCCTGCTGGGCGTATAGTTTATAAGCATCACCAGCCCCTTGTATCAAACCGTTAACGGCGGCGTTCTCGAAGATCTTCATCTTGATATACGTCTCGACATAATCCTCAAGATAACCTAACGCCGTTTCAGGTATATACGGGAGACCGTCATCGTCCTTAGGCGTAGCACGATATATGATATAAATAAATCCATCAAACCCGGTATACATAGTATTGCCGGATATAGTTATATCATAATTATCCCAATCATACTTATCCCGATACTTGTCGGCGGCGCAATCACGCCTCAGTCCTCGACCTATAGACAGCCTTACGGGATGATGGTAATGAAATCGAACCTCGTGAGACCCGATATATATCCTCTCCGTGATCGTCTTCTCAAACTCCTCCTTACAGCACTCGGTGCAGGAGTTCCAACGGAAACCGCGCTCGGTGCGCTCGACCCAGCCGATCTCGTGTTGGAGGTCAGCCTTGGCCTTGTCGCCGCCCGGAATCTCACAGACAAGAGGCTCACACCTATAGGCATCAAGCATGTCGAAAAAATCAGAAGGCAATACCGCCTGTTTGTTGCTGGTCTTGACAACCGCCTCGGACATGACCGCTATAACACCCCCGAACCTTTTCAAGGCGATCTCAGCCCATCTATAAACAGACGAGGTATCTATAGCCCCGCTATCATCGTATTTATGTAAATCGGCCTTGATCTCGGCCAACAACCCTTTTATAGTCATATTCAAGTCTTTTGCACAAAGATATGTATTTGAATCCGTGATACAAAAAAAATCCAGTCTACCCTCACGGGCTAACTGGATCACAAAAAAACTTCTACAGCTTGTAAACCCATTTAACTCCAAATACCTTACTCTCCGACTCAACCTCCCGATACAAGAACTTATATCTCCTACCTGATTCCATAGCCAACCTACACTCCCTGTTCAACGCCGGAGAAATATAGAGATGGAAATACTTGTTCCGAGGCATAAAATCAATGCACGTATGGACATAAGAGTATCCACCCGTCCCACGTCTGTTAATAGTACCGGTAAGCTTATTCAAATATATCTTACGATTAGGATTTATCTTATGACACAGATAACCGATGTTGTTTATATAAACCCCACCCTCATTATCCAGATACTTATCACGTATGACTTTCCATATCAAGGACTGACATTCGAGAATATCATTCTTGTCCACGATCGTATGTTTCCTTCTCTTGCCATTCTTAGACATAATAGATCTATAAAACCGAAGAAAGTACTGATCAAGTATTTTAAATGACTTTGTTTTCATATCACAAATATAACGATTTCATCCTAATACAAGAAATTTATACACAAAAATACACCGCCTATACCAAGGATGAGGCAAACAGGATAGCCGACAGCAACCTACAGTCAGACGGTATCTCTTACGCCAATGGATTAGCTCAGGCCGATAGATGCGATTGCCCAGAGCCAACAAAGACGTGGTCATGGTCGGTATCTATGAATAATGATTGCATGAGTCATGAGCAACTTGTCACATCAAGAGGATTTACGATTACGTATAATAATCAATGTGGTAGATCTATATCTGGCTCTGTGAGTGGTGTAGGATATACACAAAACGGAGAAGAGCAGGTCAATAGCGCTAGCTTTACAATTCCCGCAGGATCTGGAAGCAAGAGTGGAAGTGTATATTTTAGCCGAGAAGTGGTATGTGGAGATGTAACAATCTCTGGTCATGATTCAGGTAATTGTTGACAATCACTGATGTTATGGTTTTTAATAAAAAGGAGAGACTTATTAGCCTCTCCTTTTTAGATAAACCTAAGATCTCTTTTCTTAGTATGATTAAGTATCCTACTGATATGCCTTGTACTAAAACCTGTTTTGTCTTTTATCTTATCATAGATATAACCTTTGGATACGTAAGCTGACATATCTCCTAGATCTTTTATAATCTTGTCATACATATCATGCACCTCATTATATCTTATGATAAAGCTATCTCTCATCCCTCTTTCGCCTATACCGTCAACTATGACGTTATTGAAACCGAAGAAATTAATTATTGACCTTATTATATTTATCATCACTGAATCTTTTGAGTTTTCTTGTTAATATCCATATCCGGATTCTCGTCCGTAGGAATCTGCAATTTGGTTATCGTCTCCCTTAACGTCTCTGAGACAACATATTCTAGTAGCTTGTCAGGACATACGAAATCATAATCCCATTGAGATATACATGGATCATCTTTTTTCGTTCCACATCCCCCTAGCTCTAATGCCGCTTTTCTGTCAAGAGTTATAAGATCCACATTTATAGCCTCTATATTAATATCAGGGATATAAATATATCCGTCATTAACATAATAATAGTATTGCTCTATATTACCATATTTACGCTCTTTATTATTAGCGTATTTCCTTAACGATATAGGAGTAAATATAATATCATCCATGATATTCGATACCTTTATAATAGCCGGCCCTATACGGGTGTATATCATATCGGGAAGACTTTTCTTGGATCTCATAAGAATCCGGCATAACTTGAACTCATCAAAACAGCAATCAACCTTCCGAACTCTCTCCATCTCCAGACAATTGATATGGGTATATAGCGATTCCTCGCCGAACAAAGTCCCATCAGCGTACTTCTGGGCTATATATGATCGAGCCTTCTGCCTACCTATGGACAATATCCATCTTCTACTGACATGAGCGTCTTTACTAATAGAGTTCATGTCATTTATGATCCTAGATACAAACTCTGAATTTTTCATGTAGCGAAATATTAAGGAGGGGATATACCCCTCCGGTTATTACTTTTTCTTCTTAACCTTGCCCCCACATTTCAGTTGAGGTTTCTTTTTCTCGGAGACCTTGCCTCCATTAGCCATTTTCTTTTTCTTATTGCAAGCCATAACTTAATGTATTAATATTAACGATACAATATTAATGATTTTATTTAATAGATAAACAATGCGCATTGAATAAGCTAAATTCACATCGAGTCAGACGGTATCTCTTACGCCAATGGATTAGCTCAGGCCGATAGATGCGATTGCCCGCAAGTGAAATGTAATATGAGCGTATGGGTATCCATAGATGAAACGTATTCCTCTCCTCCAGGGGCTAAGTTCACCCTCCATTGGAGCGGTAATGACGCTTGCTCTAGCTTCAGTCAAGGAGGAACTGTTAGACTATATTGTTCTAATGTATCTGATAACTATTCTGCGCATACTACCATATCGGGTAAGTCGGGAAGTTGGTCTAGTACCGGTTTTTTTAGCTCAGGATGTAACCCTAGTAATATATCAGGATCTTGGGATCCAGATTAATAAATAAAAAAAAGGAGAGGCTTATTTTAGCCTCTCCTTTTTTTGTTATACATCAGAATCTTAACAGTTCCCAGATCCTCCCCCAGAAACACTTATGGATCCACATTGTACTCCTGAATCAAAACCTATGACACCGGTTTTTTTACCAGACCCAGTAGGTATACTTACGGTAGTACTTCCAGCCGTAACGGTTTGTCCATGATCATTCCTACCAGTAACAGTTACAGTTATTGATTTAGATGATCCACATTGATTATTGTAAGACACTTCATAGGAGCACCTTAAGGCGGATGTAGAACCAGACAGGCCATTACAAGGATCACCGCTCAGCATAGCGTTGGCGCTCCACGTCTTTGTTGGCTCTGGGCAATCGCATCTATCGGCCTGAGCTAATCCATTGGCGTAAGAGATACCGTCTGACTGTAGGTTGCTGTCGGCTATCCTGTTTGCCTCATCCTTGGTACAGGCCTCATATTTACCAGCGATTTGCTTATAACTGATAGTCTTAGGAGTACAATTGCCAGGACAGTTCGTAGCCTTGACATTTCCCCATCGGTTATCATTGCCAACCTTAGAAGGACATATCCTAGCATCAACTAAATTTTGTAATGCATCCTTGTACTCTTTATACTTGTTATAAGCTTGTTCACTAGCCAGATTCGATGAAGAAGCACAAAATTCACCAGCGCTAACCACCTTAATAGGGCTATCAGGAACACATACATCACCGCATTCGCCCGAACATCCCTTACATACCTCATTGGTATAGACAGTGTAGTCATGTGGATTACAGCAATGTTTACCACCATTCTGCCAATATCCTGTAGGATCGCACTCGCTAGAATAATGCTCCTCGCTATTACCATTATTACACCTACTATCATCCATATGGTATGTATTATCACATCCGCATCCACAAGATCTGGAATCATGCTCAACCACCTCGTCTTGATCAGAAGCAGAGGAACAAGGATTGGTTTGACTCCTTTTCTTACGATAGGTACACCCGTCGCAATAATAACTCCAATTACCATAAGTAGGAGTATCATCATCGTCGGCGCAATCACCATTCTTATTGGCGTAAGCCTGAGCTGCGGTCTTAGTCGCCGTATCATTCTTGAAAGCATCCTGAACCTTGCTGTCGGCATCCGCCTGAGATACGGTGGATATCAACGCTGACAACCCTAAAGCGCTATAAGGAACGGATAAAGCTACACCATGTTTACATGTACCACAATTATCCTTATAGAACGTAGCGCTTCCAGTACCGGTCCACACACAAGTGCCATGCTGGTTAGCGTAATCCTGTCCTCTCTGGTCTAGGATCTGCTCTGCCTTGCTCCTGGCATCAGCCAAAGAAACCTTGCTGGTGATAGGCGTACCGCCGTTGGCTTGCGTAGAAGTCACCGTTATTCTCTGACCAACCCCGCTTCCGGCGCAATTGTTCTTATAGAAGTCACGGCTTGCCACGTAAGTCCAAGTACATCCACCGTTCTTATTGGCGTAGTTCTGTCCATCGGCTCCACGAACAGCATTCTCGGCCTTCTTATTAGCGTCAGCCAAAGATATGTTGGAGGTATACGGATGTCCTGGCAGCCTATCGCTACTTACGGATACCATGTCTCCTACGCCGCCATCAGCGCAATTGTTCTTCTGAACCTGACCGGTATAGCTTCCTGTCCACGTACAAGTACCTTTCGAGTTAGCCACGCTCTGTCCCTGAGCCGTAACAGCCGCCAATGCTTTGGCGTTAGCGTCAGCTTGTGACACACATGACTTAAACTTACCATCAGAGCTAGGACTTGGGTCCGTAACATCATTCTGGGTTACAGTAACAGAACTACCCACACCTCCGTCAGCGCATTGACGGGTAAAGGCCTTGGATGCCGTACCCCACCAGAAACAGGTGTTGTTACCTCCAGCTATATACCGCTCTTGATTGTTAGGATCAGTATAACAGGTATTCGTATTGCGTTGATGTAATTGAGAGATACAGTCCTTACATACGGTCTCTATAGTCTCCCATACTGGTTGCTCGGTCTTCGTATGGCACGTATCATCGTAGTTCTTGTTGACGAACGCCTGACCCATCCTATCAATGTAGGCCTTAGCCAAAGCGTCAGCCTCCTCTTGTGAACGGGTAGAGGTGAAGAACTGACCCATAAGATCCGGGGTTACGGTAATAGGATCAGCATACTGGCAAGTAGGACATTTAGGAGTGAACTCCTTGCTGTAGTTACCGACATATATCTTCAGCTCATCACAAGTGCCACGGTTGTTGGCAACAGCCTGACCTTGCGCCTTGACAGCGGCCTTGGCAAGCTCATCGGCGGCGTACTGGCTCTCATATGAGTAGAACGGGCCTCCGGTTACATCAGCCTCGGTAACGGTAACTGAAGACGGGATAAGACCTGACGGACAGTTATTCTTCTCGAACGCCTCGCTATAATGACCGGTATATTTAGGAGCCTCATGGCAAGTACCACGCTCATCGGCAACCCTCTGTCCTTGATTCATGACAGCGGCCATAGCCACCAAATTAGCCTCATCCTGAGATACGCAAGACTGGAACGGATGACCATCTACCATATCTTGTGTCACGGTGAACGGATCTCCTATCTGATTAGCGCCACAATTGCTCTTCGTGAACTCGAAGCTAGCCTTACCAGTATACATAGTGGCGTTAGAGCAAGTACCCTTGGTGTTAGCCAAAGACTGTCCTTGAGCCTGTACGGCGGTCATGGCCATAGCGTCAGCGGCGGTCTGGGAGTCGTTAGACTGGAATGGGTGTCCTTCTACCATATCTTGGGAGATCGTCACCTTAGATCCGATCTTACACTCACCACAGTTGTTTCTCGTGAACTCCAAGGAAGCACGGCCGGTGTACGTACAAAGGGCGTGGATATTGGCAAGGGCCTGTCCTTGGGCGTCAACGGCGGCCTTGGCCTTGTTATTGGCATCCTCCTGAGATATAGTTGAAGTAAATGGATAACCATCAACCATCCTATCGTTTACCGTATAAGTGCCACCAGTACCAGTACCACAGTTGTTACGGGTAAACGTACGTGTATAAGTACCAGTATATACGGGTACCTTCTCGCACTTACCTTTCACGTTGGCCACATCCTGACCTTGAGCCTCGACAGCGGCCTTAGCCTTGTTGTTGGCGTCCGCCTGTGATACGGTAGACCTGAGATCTCCTGTCACCATAGTCTCATCCACGACAACCTTGGTGCCGTATTGAGTCTCATCACAGTTGTTACGAGTAAACTCCTTATTATACCTACCATAATAAATTGTCTTTTCCTTACACTCACCTTCTAGGTTGGCTTGTTGCTGGGCGTTAGCCTCAAGATCGGCCTTAGCCTTATTATCAGCATCCTCCTGAGAGATAATAGAGAAGTACTTACCGGCCGCAACGACATAAGTATAAGGTTGACCGATATGGAACTCATCACAATTATTTCTCGTGACTGTCTTCTCCATCCTAACGTTATAGTAGACGTTAGTCTGACAGTCGCCACGCTCGTTGGTGATGGCCTGGCCTTGCGCCTCCACAGCGTCCTGCGCCAGCTTATTGGCGGCATCCTGTGATACTGTAGAAGTGAACGGATAGCCGGTACACATCTTCTCATCCACGGTAAAGTCAACAGGCGTAGAACCTTCAGGACAATTGGTTCTCTGGAATACCTTAGAATACGATCCGGTAAATACCGGTATCTTCTCGCAATTACCCTTGATATTAGCTATATCCTGACCCTGAGCCTCTACAGCGGCCTGAGCTAAGCTATTAGCGTCTTCCTGAGATACGATGGATCTAAAGTCTCCTGTAACCATCGTCTCATTAACAACCACATCCGTTCCGTATTGAGTGGAGTCGCAATTGTTACGGGTAAAGGTCTTGCTAAACTTACCATAATAGATATTCTCCTTAGGCTTACACTCACCTTCCAGATTAGCTTGTTGTTGACCATTCTTTTCAATATCCTCAAGAGCCTTCCTATCGGCGTCCTCTTGAGAGATAGAAGACACGTACTTACCCTCAGGAACGATGTAAACATATTCCTGACCATCACTAAACTTATCACAATTGTTACGGATAAAGGTTTTCCTTTGCTCCTCGTTATACCAGATGTCAGTTATACACTCACCATGTTCATTGGCGTATGCCTGACCATTTAGGGCTATATCCTCCATAGCCTTAGCGTCAGCGTCCTCCTGTGAGATAAACGACTTGTACGTCCGTTCCTCAACCACATACAAGACAACCGAACCGTGCTGGTTGGCTAGACAGTCATCCTTGGTAAACGGCTGAACCATCTTGATATTATAATAAACGGGCTTAGCATCCTGGGCTATCATATACTCCTTAACAACACTACCGTCCTTTGACGTTATACGGAACTTAGCCGTACAGATCTGACCGGTGTAATTAGCCTTGTATACGATGTTAAGCTTATTATCGCCTACCCCATGGCTCTTGTCGTTAATGGCAAAGCAATTACCCTCAACGCAATTCTTATCTACTTCCCTTGCCATGTCAATCCTCCTCTATTCTCCATGAAACATTATCTCCGGCCTCTACCCTCACGATCTGGGTATCACCATCCTTATTAAGCGTCAACCTTTGCGGATCCACGTTAAAGGGTGGTTCCGGTTCCGGCTCCTCGCTGCCATCGCCGCAAGTGCAACATACCAGTTCAATATCATACTCGGTATTGGACTTGATATCGATAACGACCTGACCGTTCTCACTAGTCACGTTATCAAAGTCATGATCAAGTATAATATAAGGTATATCATTAGGCTGTTGATTGATATTAACAACCTTACCGTTCAAGACAAACATCTCATGATGCTGTTCGTTATCCATATTCTTAGGCATAGCTATGACAAAGCTAGCCTCATACAAATCAGTGGCTCCGGGATCCTCAGGATCGGCATACACTATATATCTGCTATCCTCTTCCGGAACCTTCATGGATAATCCGTTCACGTTCATGGAAACTATATAAGACTTGCTCACCGAACCACCAAGGGTAAGGCAGGAGGCCTTGACCGAGGCGGAGTTAAGCTTGGCGTTGATGACCGCCGTCCCGCCCTCCATGTCAAACATGATATTGGCCGGATCTACGCTCACCCGCTCAATACCCTTCTGGGTTATAGTAGCGAGTTTCGTTACCTTGCCTTTCTCGACCGCTACGTAAGTCTCCCTAGGCAACCTACCCATCCATCCCGGCTCTACTTTAATAGCCACCTTATCAGGGCCGGTACCGGAAATCTTGTCGTAGGACACCCATGAGGAGCCTTGCTCGATCTTAGCAAGAATATCTTTTAAATTATTCATATCACTCCGCTTGCGTTATAGTCCATTTATCACTCTTGCCTACAATGATCTCCAGAATCTGCTCACCGCCCTCAGGAGGATACTCGAAGTTAGTAGGCTTAATCTCAAACACGCTGGCGCCACCACAACCAAGATCACAGATCATATCCGGCAACCATCCCTCCTCGAAAAAACGCTCTATAAGCTCCCTGACGGCCTCTGAAAAAGAATCAAGCTCCAACCTGTCTGCTGGGACAGACCCTTTCTTAAGTGTCTCACCACATACCCAACCGTCACACTCGGAAGCTAAGACCGTATCATACACTCTCTTAGCCATAGCATGAAGTATTTAAAATATTACTATTCAATGTAGTATATACGATATTAACATCAGTGAACTCATCACCCATGCAATATTTCTTTTTAAACTTAACGGATCTACCAGAAACGACATACCCGTCATTGGGGACAATAGTGCCACAATAGGTAACGCTGAGCACGTTCAACGGCTCATATCTTAACCTGACAGCCTGAACACCCTTGAACGAATCCCTTTGGATAGACGCCGTGGCGCCAGATACGGCAACCAGCTTCCTTACCAGAGACTCGATTACGCTATTCATGCCATCTCCGTTCCTGATATCTGCCTCAGGAAACGACTGACCATCATATATGATCTGGGAACTGTAGATACTACATTCATTTCCCGGTCTATATTCCGGCTTACATGGATTACAATTACTTCTCATGTCAAATTAATTTATTGATCATTCTTCTTAACTCGGATATCTCCGCATCCCTGTCCCGTATAGCCTTTATCATAGCGTTAAGGGTATCGGACATATCGCAATTAGGGGACAATCCCAGCGACTCCACACGTACCTTATCACCGGGATAAATACAATCGGTGCTCATATATGTAGAACATGGCACCTTCGTCTCATCTACAGTAGGCCTGTATTGTTTCTTGTTACAACCATTCATTGTTACCATACCTCCTCTTCTGCACCATTATCACCGCCACCATTACCGGCGTTGACAAGCTCGTTTATAATTTTCTTCAAATCCAGAACCTCACGATGGTATAAATCTATCTGCTTATCCCTAGACGCTATAATACGTCTCAATGAGTCTATAACAACAGAAAGATCAGTACCTTTCTCTATACCGTCCACCACCAACTCATCACCTGAGTATAAGACGCATTTATCATATAAAACTATAGGACATCCATAGCCAACACAAGGCTCGTCCTGACAATCCCGATCGCAAGGATCACAAGGATCCTCGGGGCATTTGTTAAGAAACTTGTCTATCTTAACGCCATGACAACACTCTTCGGGACGTTCCCGTGAATGATCATGACAACAACCACCTGAATTACACATATGAATAATATTAATGTTTTTAGCAAAGATACAGATTTGGTTTGATTATAAGACAACAAGACGTATGAAACAATAAGAGGTAGAGACCATAAGCCCCTACCTCCAAACACTAATCTAACATTATGGAAAACTAAACGCGCATCATCACCAATAACATTGATCCTCTTGATCAATATTCTCAATCCATTTCTCGCACTCAAGATTAAGATCAGCGTACTCCTGCCCCTCTACCATCAAAACCTCACGGGCTTTGGCGTTGGCATCCTCAACCGATATCCATGATCTAAACCTATTGGCTTTGATAGAATAATATACCCTACCTGATTTATATCCAAACGGGCATACCTTCTCAAACCAATCACCGATCGTAGTATTATAGAATACAGGGGAGCAACTACCTTCGGAGTTAGCCTTCTCCTGTCCTTCTTTCATAAACTTCCTATAAGCTAACGTATCAGCATCAATTTGGGATATATCGGATATGACGGCTCCGGCTGGCAATTCATACACAATACCTTCTTTACCTGATGTCCCAGCCTCACAATCGTTCTTGTAGAAAACGCCACTAAAAGGTTGTGAGGCCCAGTCCTCGCAGCAAGCCCCAACAGCGTTGGCCTCCCCCTGCCCGATCCTTTCAAGCTCTACCATAGCCTTATCATTGGCGTCTTTCTTGGATACGTAAGAGACGAACCTGCCTTCCTCTATACATACCTGTTCCTTGGACCCCTTGCCGCTTACGCAATTATTCTTGATAAACTCATCGCATACCTGATCATTATACCATACAGCCGGTATTATGTCGGCATATGTGTTAGCGTAGTCCTGACCATTGGCGTTGATATCATCCTCAGCCTTGCTGTCAGCCTCCTCCTGCGTATCGCCAAAATAGACGTTGGCCGGGACCCGGTAGTCAACAGAGCCGCCCACGTACCCGGCAGGTGGATTGTTTCTGGTGAACGTCCGTACTATTTCTTTATTACTGTATATCATTACGATTCACTTTGTTACAAAGATAAATATTTTACCGATATGAGACACATAACCGTAAATACAAATATGCAGTTGCCTGATTATCAGTTTTTGGGCAAAAATGGAATTAATTATCCCAGTGATTAAACGACTCCGATCCGGCGAACACCCCATAGTCCCTAAACATACCTCCACACAATATGAAATCACTTTTCTTGCTACCATTTATAGATGACAATATGTATTTATATCCCTTGCCTGTTATGTAAATAGTCCTAGCATATATAACCTTACCAGATTCGGTGCATATATTCTTATCACGATAATGAGCAAACTCTTTCCTTACAGCATTAGCCGTAATCTCCCAATCTCCATTAACCTTAACCCTTTTGACTATTATCTTTATCTTAACAAGAAAATCACGTAGACATCTATCACTTATGATTATATCATTCTGCTCAAGTTTCTTGGCCAAATCCCTTATCAGCAAATCTGACTCTCCAGACATGATAAATGACTCGGAAAACTCTATATCCTCTCTCTTCGATTCAAGAACCTTAGCCACCTCCTCAGCTTTAGCCTTCTCCTCTAACGCCAGCTTCTCGGCGGCAACCCTGCCACGATATTCCTTAGCCCAAGCTTCAGCAGCGGCGGGAGGATCATTAAAATCAGGAATCACGCATTTGCCTGTAGTGAGAAGCTCTTTAATCCTGTCCAAGCACCATAACCTGAAATCAACGCTAAGCCACTGAGCGAAATCTAAAGCCAGATCCTCACACATCCATGTGCCAGGATTAACCGTACCCCTGATAATCGTAACAGGCTGAAAATCAGCATTACCATATTTTCTGGTAATGGCATTAATTAACTCATTTACAGAAGATAACGATAAATAATCATTTGGTCTCTTTTTAAACGGCTTCGCCATTTCGGTAGCATTCACATAAGTAATACCGTTCTCTGTTTTGAAGGTTATATCACAACCGTTGTAGCTAAATATTGTAGATAATCCGTTTTCGTTGGATTTAGACGCCAAAATCCTACTACTATTATTCATAGAATCATTGGAAATAATTATATTTGCACTCATAATAAATAACCTATGTCCATTACATCGTGAGATATGATGGACATACAAAAATAGCCAATCGAATCGTCTATGACAAATCAATTGGCTATTTTTTATATCCAACGCATAAAGATGCTTTACAACTTACAAGAGTACCTATCTAACCTACTTGTTTAGAAGACCCCTTACAAATTGGATACTTGATTAACAGATACTCAATATCTAATAGCACCTCATAAATAAATATCCATACCGTTGATTATCACCAATGTCGATTTTTCTCCATTGGCTTATCATCCATTACAAATCTTATCTTCCAGCGCATAAAGCACCTTAGCCACAGTCTTATCGCCACTTACCTTCACGCAAGACTCTCCGAGGTCCCGGACATCTATAGCCTCCCTGATACGGGTAAGCTCCTCATAGATCTCCTCTATCACGTCATAGATCATAACGCACTCATCAGAGTCCTTATATTTTGACCACTCTGGGAGATCACCCTCGTAAGGCACGCAAGTGGACGGAGTTATATGTGAACAGTTATATTTTTTCATGCCAGCAACTTATTAACACATTCCTTTAACGATCTTATCTCATCCGGGCATAACCCGCAATCATTATCGCATAATGATCTTTGCAGACGAATTATCTTGCCCCAATAAGATACATCAGGCTTGTCCCCGATCCTGTATCTATGATACCTCATGTATCCACTCCATTGACAAGACAGCCATTCATCTACGACCTTACATAGATCTATTCTATCAAGGCTTGATATACTTTGCGCGCCCATCGAGTATCTCCTTTCTCATTTCCTGTACCTCCTCATCAGGCGGGCATCCATATGGCAGGTTCTTGATCCACTCACGGATCTTCTTCTGCATATTAAGATAAGATACACCCACGCCACCACCCTTGGTACGAACTTGTTTATATATACTAACCACATCACGCTCCATGGTCTGCAACGGATCTTGCATAACCATACAACCAGCGGTGCTTCTAGAAGCATATTCCATATCGCTAACAACGGTAGAGGAAGCACGATTCATCATACTTCTCTCAATTCTTTCTCTCTCGGCCCTTAATGCCTTTTCCTTACAAGTATTACAACCCACGACTAAATATTTTTATGTTTAACAATCCACGCAATTGGTAGCCATCTCAAGAAGCTCTCCTACACGATCAATGATCTCATGAGCCGCCTCTATGTTATCCAACCTGACATTAGCTTCCGCTACAGTCATAAGCGTCTCCATCTCCTGTATCTTATTTATAAGATCCTTATCCTTATCCTCGCATAAGATATCAGTCTTAATCCATAGCCGATCAAGACGTCTGCGTATAAGATCCGTCTTAAGATACTTGCGACTGAAGTTGTAAGTAGAAGGGCTACCTATGATCTTGATATCATATATACCATCAGGTAGATCAAGGTACTTTACATTACAATCATCGTAATTAAAACAATTGAGGCCTAATGTTAGGCTAGTAAAGGTATTGACCTGATTCTTGCCAAGGAACAACGTAACGGGGTCGGACATGCCCGGCGTAGTGATCTCGATAATCGCCTTCCTGTCCTCCAGTAGCCCCCACTCAGACTCATCCAATACCTGAAGCACCTTGGGATCACGTGTCTCTAGCACCTGAAATGACAGCCGAATATCATTCATGTTAACCTTCTTATCGTACCGGCATAAGCTATCGTCATAACGGGCTTGCATATCAAGATCCGGGACATCGGTATAATATGTCTTAACCTCATGACCGTTGATAAATACCGATGTTATCTGGCAAACATGAGACCTAGCGACATCAAAAAACACCATCCTTACATTACCCTCATAATCGACTCCCGATGTCGGGTATGTCAATATCTGGGTATTATACTCACCATCGTTACGCCTAGCTACGACAGTAATTACGATAGGCTTCTCTATATCGTAATCATCCATGATAATCCTAGCGGCAAACTTATCATGAATTATCTTCGGTATGATATTTATCTGATTCATCTTTACTACTTTTAAGCAAAGATACAAAATAGGGTCATACCAATACAATAAATCTACTTTAAGATAAACCCTAAGGCATTCACTATATCATCACGATCACCAATAAAACCTTTGTCAATCATCATAGAAAGCAAATCAGTAAGAGTAAAAAAACCATAATCGTCAACATACGGTCTACTTAACAAAACAAACAATATAGATATTATGCGAGTGTCTTCCTTGGCAATATCAAATAGCTTCAGCATGTCATCTGACATATAATTCCCTACATTCAAACTTACCATGTCGGACAATGGCAGATAATCAATATTCCCATCACCACTATGAATAAGATTGCTACAATAACTCAATATAGGATCAACGCTATCATCATAATCATCAGAATCGCAATTGACATAATCGACAATTAAACGCATCACCTTATCTCTCAAATAGAGAGAAGAGCATTTAATAGCCAAATCCTTAACATCCCCACCATCATATTCCCCAAGAAGCTCTATCATCATAAATATATCCACCCATATCATAGACAGTCGTTCGTCAACAACATACATGAATGTGCCAGAATCCATCAAATCTTTGACTATATCTTCAGATTCATCTAAAGAATCAAATAATGATGATACTTTAAAAAGTTGCTTCTTATCATCAAACACCGTATAAAAGTCATGTGATTTTATATTAACCATAATATCATAGATTAAAATTGTTAGACAAATATCGCAACTCAATATAATCATCAAGGAACGGGGTGCTATCATCAGGAATCCACACATCATCAGACAACGCGGCCATGCCAAACTCATCAACTATATCATCTCCAGACACATCATCATAAACCTTGATGCCAAAGATCTTAATCCTTTTAACCTTGCCAAAAGCGGACTTGACTTCCTTTATCTTCCTATCCAACTTCCTCACCCCATCGACGAACTCGGAGAAAGTGACACCACGCTCATCTAAATAACTCTTTATAGCCCTCTCTATGGTCTTGATGCTGACATTTCCAAAGCCCTTCTTCCTGACCTTATTCTGAACCTTTTCCTTAAAAGAGATACTAACTCCATTACTCTTAGAGGACACGAAATCCTTAAGATCGCATTTCCTGATCGAATCCATCGAATCATAAACAACACGCTTGATGTCCTCCGAGCGCTTCCTGTTACACTCATGAGCCTTATAGGTCGGGTTGTTTATATTTTGCTCGTCCTCTAGCTTGTGGTAGTCTAAAGGACACCTATCCCAATAATAATACCTAGCCTTATTGCTATGCACGAAGAGATCAGGATGCTCTTTCTTCGCCTTTCTCACCATAGCATAATAGCCGTGGACGATAGCCACATTCACATAACTAAGTAAAAGCCACCTAATCAACTTTATCTGATAAGCGAGATTATCACCACCAAGACGATGATGCTTGATATAGTAATTAACTATTTCGTTCACAAAGTAATAGAACCACTTGATGTTGTATTGGATCCCCAGCGTCCTAAACCTTATAGGGTCAAGGCATATGATAAGAATGCCTATCAGTGTCTCCGATATCGGCTTCTCCAGTATCTCTGACTTTGATGATGATTTACGCTTTATCCTAGGATTATCGCAACAAGGATTAGCATTGTCATTAAACAAATAAGGTAGGATGACCTTGCCGGAATCCCTCCTCAAGGCCCTATTTTCTTCTGACATCCTCTTTTTTTCTGAGGAAGAGACGAATTGATCAAATATAAGCATTATCTTTGCCATAATTAGATTTGGTTTTAGCACAAAGGTACTAAAAACTTTGTCATTTCAAAATGAGTGCTTGTGAAAGTACTCATTTTTTTTGTTTATGATCACAGCTTTTTACGGCGATCGCTATGGTCGAAATCCAACTTAGACATTGCGTAGGTAGACTATCGTAGGGATAGTTAAGAAAAGAGATGCATTTATTTATCCACCTTCTTTTATAAATACAGTTGTCTATTTTGTGACATGTGATATAAGGAACTTTTGCCCCTTTAAGAAGGGAATCTCATTATAAAGATTTTATTTATTTATCTCATAAATTGATTGATTAAAAAGAGTTAGCTGACACTTTGTTATCATTTAAAGTTTATAACTTAAATACATTAACCTAATAATCTGTAGTAGATTGAAAATCTAAGATCTTAATAATAATAATAATATATATCAATGATTTAGTTTAATGTATTTTTGACACATACTTATGTTATCGATGGATCTTTGATCGACAAACTACTACCTACATCAGACATTAATGCATTGATATGTTTACTTCTTTCCAACGCTTAAGCGTAATACGCCAAGGGGAAAAGGGAGGTGGGACACGAGTCGCTCCGCTCCTGGCCGGCCGTGTGGGGATACCTCCTGCCCTGCCTCACGGAGCCGCCACATTCCCTTTGGTGTCAACAGAGATGAACTTCAAAAAAATATTACCTCACCTGGTATTTACTAGATAAGGGGTTTTCTTCAAGGCAGTTTCTAGTTGATTGACATACTCCCATGGTTTTAACCATGGGATTCTTGGATTCAAGCGTAAGAAACCTCGTTAATCAAGGTATTACACTTACTCTCCAATTCGGAAATGCCCTTCCGAAGTATATTTCTTGACGCCAGCAAGTCCCTGTCGTTTACGGATCCACACTCAGGACATTTCCAAGTACGGTCTTTTAATGACAAGACTTTGTTTACGTAGCCGCATACGCAGGTCTTTGAACTCGGATACCATCTATCTATCTGATGTACAAGTATCCCGTATTTAGAAGCTACGTATTTCAATTTCTCTACAAAAGAATAATGACTTAGGTCCGATATTTTCTTTCCCCAGAGTCTTCTCATACCTTCGATATTCAACGTCTCAAGGAAAATATAGTCGTAAGACTTACATAGCTCGTGAGCTAACTTCCACTGGAAATCATCCCTCATATTCTTGATCTTACGATGAAGTCTAGCTAATTCATCCTTTACCTTTCTCCTGTTATTAGATCCTATAACGGATCTTGATAACTTACGGTTCAACCGTTTTATATCGGCTTGATACTTTTTGAAAAACAACGGGGATTGGTAAAATATCCCGTCACTTAACGTCAGATAGGTTTTCAATCCGAAATCTATCCCCACGCCAGCACCATCACATGACTTGACTAGGGTATTAGACATCGGTTTATCCGTTATTATTATGATAGAATATTTTCCCGAGTTATTCCTATTTATCCTTATTTGCTTAATATTCCCCTCGTAATTCCTACTATAAGAGAACTTGAATCTTTTACGTATTCTATTTATTGTAAATACATTACCATTTAGTGTATAACCTCCTTGCTTGAAAATAAAAGACTTGAACATATCTCTTTTCTTGAACTTCGGAGGTCTCTTGGCTAGTCTCTTGAAGAATCTTTTATAGGAATTGTCAAGACGTTCAAGTATCTCTTGGGTAGTCTGGGAATGAAGGAGATCCCTGTTAATTCTCTTGGCGAAATACTTTTGCATTTTTCCAAGAGGTATGTATTTCTTAAACAACCTATAGAATCTTCTTTGCAAGGCCAAAGCGTGATTCCATACAAAACAACACTCGCCAAGTATCCTGTCCAGATACTTATTATTCTTTGAATCGTATATGTTGTATTTATATGAAATCATGATGCTAAATTAATGATTAATATCAAGTTATCAAAGATAAAATGTTAAAAAACACGAGACGATTATCATCCCATGCCTAAAGACATGGGCTTTCAACCTAATCGTAAAAATCTGGTCAAAGAGGTTGTTTGGTCAAAGACAAAATTATATATTCGCGATACGGTTGGTTGGTTGGATGAGCGGTTTAGTCGGTGGTCTGCAAAACCATATACCTCGGTTCGAATCCGGGACTGACCTCTATGCTATTTGCATATCCTTTAAAAACTAATTAGATAAGGAACGGTGAGAGATCATAGTTCCTTTTTTTATAATATATAATTACAAAATCTTTATCTTCTTCAATATATACACCAATACCAACAATATCATCAAGATACCAGCTACTATCCACACTATAGGCCATCTTGATTCCTTCTTATCATCTACGTCCTTATGTTCGATGTCTGTCTTCTTGTCAATATCCTTAACACCGGTGATCGTCTTATCAATGCCAAGGGAATCGGCCGTCACCGTGCTGTCCCGCCGGCCAATGACGATATGGGTATCTGTCTGCGAGGACACCGGTCGCTCCCCTGTGGCAGGATCAACATCCTTGTCCGTATCGAACTCTCTCTCCGTTATAACAATATCGGCACTAAGATCAGATGTCTTGATCTCTACGATCTTCCGATCCATGACCTCATCTATCATCGTCTCTATCCTGCTGATCAACCGGCTATCAATAGACGTTTCGCTAACCTGCCTCCTGCTTCCACAAGAGGACAGGGACAGCGACAGACCTAAACAAAAAATCGCCCTAAGACTTATCCTTAACCTCATCATCAGCAATCTTCTTTATATCGTCAAACGTCTCGTCAGGTATGTTCTTGGAAAAACTAAACATCTTGAATACGTTTATCCTCTTAAACACAGCCTTGAATACCTTAACCAAATAAGCGTCAGCGAAAGTATCCCCTATGGTATTCAAGAAAAGCATGACATATCCCACAAGGGCTATATACACACCATATTTGGTTACGGTAAGTATCATACTAGCCTCCTCCTCGATCGGGTATAGCGTCTTATATATAACACATAATGTCATTACTATAAAACAAGACAAAGCGAACTCCTTAAGAATATCAGTTAACCTGACCTCCCTAAGCCATCTCTTAAAACTAAACCGTCTTCTACGGCTTCGTCGGAGCTTCCAGCCCCTTACGCTTTGCGCTAACCTAGCCAAGAAATTCGCTATTAATACTATAAGTAATACGGTCAATAAATGATGTACTGGCTGGAAATAAGCCCAACAAGAGGCACCATACGCAAGCGCAATATTCCACAAAGCCCCCACTCGCTCTATCATGTCTTTGTCTTTCATTTTATACCCTACTCGCAAAGTTAACTACTATACCATTAAGTACCTAAAACACCACGGCATGTATACCGTTCCTCGTGTCAAGACTATCAAAATGCAACCAACCCACCTTCCCTTCAAGCCGGAAAGGATATGGTAACATATCTTGATGATCCAAAATCAATCCTCTGGCCTGTTCCGCCGTCATTGACTTGACATCGAAATCCCCAGCCTTACCCAACACATGAGCGGATAGATAAACATCCTTCTTATCCTTGACAATCTGGCACATGTTGCATCTAAGACCACGCTGGGAAAGCTGTCCTTGCTTGTCCCAATTATTACAATACATAGGCTGTTTGATTATATCCCTCCGTAATATAAGAAGATTATGGAGAAACGCTGTATCAAGAAACTGCCACGATCTGTCCTTCCACTTATTATATGTATGAGGACATACTAATTCCACTATATCAAAATACGAACCTAGTTCTTTTATAATACTATTTCTATCCATATTATCCGTTTTTTAAATAATGCAAAATAATAATACCACGATAACCTGATCCTCCTCGACCGCTTGTAGCCCCAATACTAGAAGCTTTAGAGGCTCCACCACCACCACCACCATAATAAGTGGCATTACCTCCATTTTCGCCATTAATAATAACGCCCTTAACATCCTTAGCTCCAGCCCCATCACCTCCTCCGTGATTGCCACCTTTACCTCCGGATAAAAAGCCTGTATCCCATCCTCTTGTATAAGCTCCCGATCCACCACCAGCGCCCATAGGATAAGGGTATCGGTCAGGATATTTGTTGTTAAAAACATATGATCCATCTTGCCCTGGATTTCCCGGGGAAGGATCATGACCATCCCCTTTAACTCCATATCCGCCTCTTCCACCGTTACCGGCAATAGCCTGATATATACCGAATATACTATCACCACCTATATCTCCTACAACCACCCTATATGTAACACCTGGATTTACGGATATAGTCCCAGTTAGTACACCACCTCCATTACCGCCACTCCCGGCATTATATATACCGGAATATTCTCCATTAAGACCTCCGGCGACCAACGCGAACTCAACCTCATAGACCCCATCAGGAACCGCCCAATATCCATTATCCTGAGGAGATAATTCCTCGAATACCTCTATTATCTTCCTTTTGGGTAACATTCTTCTTCTCATCATAAGGCAAATAGGATTTTACCCCCCCCCCAATTTAGTTTTAAAATATTGATATTCATAAATTTACTCGCAAGGAAACCCATAAATCTTTAGTTTATGGGAGAAATTGCGCCTTGCATTCGCTTTTCAATTATTATTGTTTTTCTTATATCTATCAATCGCATCTGCTTACAACTAAGAGAACCCTTGTTTACTTTTGTACCGTCAAGTTTCCTAATATCAAAGAAACCACTACCTCTTCTTCCAAATATGTAATACAAATCCTTTTGGTATTCAACTAAGTCAAATAACCTATACCCTTTTACCAAGTATGGTGCTTGATTGAGTTTCTTCCTCCCACCTTTCAAGAAATTAGCCTTGTGTATTTGTCTGTTTTGACAACGCACTTTCTTTTGATAGAAATAATATTCAAGAGGTTTAGCGGTAGGATTACCACTTATACACCTTGCATCAACATAGTGGCTTTTTGATAGCCCATTAGTGATACGAGTGTGCTTTGTGATATACCCAAAAGTCATACTTACATTAGGATAGATATTCTTCAACTTCTTGTAGAAGCTCCATCGCATTGTAGACATAAATGCAGAATCCCTGAATGATGTGCCACGCTTAACTTCGAGTTCTATTTCACCTTTATGGTATGCTTTATGACAAGATTCGCAAAGTGTTATGAGGTTTTGACTTGAATTTCCACCAACCTTTCTCGACTCAATATGATGCACATTCAAGATAGGGTCTTTACTCTTACCTTTGCAATGTTGACACTGATGACCATCACGATGAAGCACATACTCACGCACATTAAAGAAGTTGAGTTGTTCTCCTTGTTGATATTCTTTACCTGATATACTTGGATTCTTAATCTTTTGTATATCAAAAGCAGCAGTTTCTACTATAATATTAGTTATTGGCAGAAACTTATGTATCTTCTCTACAACAGTTAAGTGAGTCTGGATTTTGTTTTCAATAGATGGTGCTAACCAACCTTTTCTTTTAGATGAAACCCTATTATTGAAACGAGCCCTACGATAACGCAATCTATTTCTACGAGTTCTTCTTTGTTCTCTACGAGTAGATAGTTTCTCTACAATATCATTTCTAAGTTCTACATCTGCTGCATACAATTCCTTCTCACTTGTCGTTGCCGATATGCCGATATGCTTGCTACCAGCATCTATACCCAAACTTATGGGCTGAATGAAGTTAGTTGTGTCATAATCCAATTGAATTGTGAATGGAATACGGTACATAACATGGGCAAGACCATTCTTTAATAGCCTTCTCACTTTACCAAACCTTTCAGTTGGCATAAGTGCCTGTCCTTGTTTGTTAATTACGTAAACCATTCTTTTTTTTTTAAAAATTTTACTATAAGTCGGATTTCTCCGTTAAATGCTCATCGTCAATGTTATGGAGAGGTTTTCGTTAGCAACACTATCCCTACCTCACGGAATTGTTTAATCACTAACCTTAGAGCAGGGGGCTTGAGCAAACACCCACTTGGTAACTATATATTCTCTCCTAACGTAGCACCCGAAGTGCTTAGACTAATCAACTTGGGCTTTTTCAAGCCCACAGGTCTTTAGCCTGTGGGTAGTTGACAATATTATTCTGGTTTAATCGTCCATCTCTGGGCGTAGTTATTTTTTAGCACATATATCTTCTCCATAGGTGTAGCGGGAGACCCGTTGGACGAGCCTTTCACGAATCCCTCTGGGGCCTGCTCCGTGCCGGAAGGACGCTGGTTTTCGGTTGGATAAACAGCAACATACATGCTTACCGAAAGACTATAGAACTGGTTCCTCTTCCCATCCTTAGCCACGGATGTCATAGTAATCTGATCCCATCCTACAACAAGGTCGTAGAAAGAGTTCACGAAATCATCTGATCTTTTTTGGCTATGAGTGGATGCATTCACGTTAAACCATGTAATAGCCCTCATCTCATAAATATAATCCGGAAGCTTATCCATTCTAAGACTATTGCTATTAACTGCAATGAAACTAGTAAGATGTTCCAATCCCCTTCCAGACATATTATCATCATTCCAACCCGTCCTCCTTTCTCCATTCACCCAGTCATCTAAAAAAGCAAATGCCTCAATACTTGTATTTATCTTATCTACCTCAAAAGAAGGAATGATATTTATATCAAAATAATTCCACATATCAGAAGGACCGGGAGCTATATTCAACGAAGTTAATTTAGGAAGATCATTAAACTCCTTTATATACCTATCCAAATAGCATGAACTTAAATTAAGAGTCTCAATTTTCTTCATGTTTTTTATATTCCTTACGCCACTCGCTTCTATATCCCTAAGATCAAGCATATTAAACATATTTAAATAATATACCTCTGTCTTACTGGTTATAGCCTCAGGAATTACGGTCATTCTTTGCCCTATACTTTGAAGATCGATATAAATTAACTTTTTGGATCTTGACAACTTGTCTACAGGTATACCGTCATTAACATACAGCGTATGGGATACGACCAAAAACTCAAGTCCTGGTATATCCACAATCGGGAAAGATGTCATCTTGCAAACTTGGATATTGGCATAATAAATATCACAAGTAAAATCTATCGACACAGCCCGTTGTACGTCCCTCCTCCCATCAGCGTAAGCATGATTATCCACAGGTACGTATTGCGATCCATCCTCCTTCCTGAACCACCACGTAGTATTGGGATTTTTCTTATGTTGTATCGCTAAAGAACGGAATATAATACGATAATTATCCTCCCCTTGAACCTTGGTCATAGGAAACTGCTCCTTTATTCCATCCCCCCAATCCACATTAGCCATACCGGGCTTTCTGGATCTAAACTCGACAAACGTATTATAAGGATTACCAACGACAGGATCAGGTACATAATTATAATCATCGGTATAATAATTTCTAAGTGCCCTATCCCATGTAGTGAACCACACGAACTTGTTGGATGATGCCTCGTATTTATATAATGTCTTAGCCATTACCTATCTTGTTAAAATATTCTACAATAACATTCCTGTCCAATCCCATAGAATCACATAAATACTCCCCTTCTGGTTGACCCCCAAACGATAATACCTTATCCGTATCATGAGCTAAAACATCTCCATTGCCTACAAAGGTACGCCCATCGTCAAATACGATAAGCTTATATGGCTTATACGACCTCGTGTCAATATCAGAAGATCGTATTGACCTTAACACCGAAGCCTCTGGTGCCATACTAAACCTCCATCCATAATTATTCATAAGCACATAAACCATCTCCATAGGAGTCGACGGAGAGCCATTAGACTGACCCTTTATAAAACCAGAAGGTGCCTGTAATACGCCACTAGGTCTTTTATCAACAGGACTGGAAGCCGAATACATAGTTAAATACAATCCATAAAACTGATTCCTTTCGCCATCAGAAGCATAGGAGGACATAGTGAGATAATTAAATCCCATTACCTTATCATATAATGTTGATATAAACGTATCACATCGACTTTGGGTTGACACGCAGAAATGCATATAAAAGCTATTCATAGACCTCATCTCATATATATAATCCGGTAGATTACTTACATCTATATTACTATAACTATGTGAAGCGTCGAGACTCTCAATGTTTTCCAACCCCTTACCACTCATATACGGATGCCAACTTACAACGGATCCATACCATCTGTTTATATGACTGAAAATTTTTAAACTAGAATTTATCCTATCCACCTCATCCATAGCCGGGCATGTATTAGGATCAAACGATGGCATAGCCACTCCCGGGGATATATATAATTCTCTTAGCTTGCTAAAAGACAGCCATTCCCTTGGATATACCCTAACCCTTCCACCAGCTAAATGCAATATCTCCAAATTAGGCCACATGGAAGGGAATTTCCTTATATTGGAAGCTTCGGTATCACTAAAGTCAATAGACTTGGACAAATTCAGACCTTTCAATTTAGTTAGTCTATTCCAATCCTCCGGGATGGACGTCAACGTATCCACACCAAACTCACTTAATGTTATACGCTCTATATTTACCGATCTCATTATCCTATCCTTTGGTATATCTGTTATGGTACGATCCCCAGGAATACTTATAATTATATTGATAAGGCTAGGCATATCAAGTATAGGGAAACCTACCATCATAATCCTATAGGATTCCATCATCGTAACATCATTGGTAAAAGACATGGATATCACACGCTCCTTATCCATGCCATCATCATAAGTATGATTGGGGACAGGGATATACTCACTCCCGTCATCCTTATAAAACCACCATGGGTGACTGTCGGGATTCTTACGATAACTTATATCCCTTCTCCTGAACATCAACCTATATTGACCATATATAGATCCACTCCTAGCCTTTACAAAAGGGAATTGCTCTTTATTCCCATCTCCCCAATCAACCTCGCACATGCCGGGAGCATTAGAATAAAATCCTATAATCTCATTATAATTATTACCATCCAATATAGGATCAGGCACATCATCAGTAGTATCATTCCTGTTAACTCCCCTAAAAGCGTATTTGCCTTTAGTAAAAAAGGTTATAGACCCTTTATTCGTATCCTTGCATATCAACTTCATACCTCTCCCTCCTCTATTCTCCTGAAATACTCGACAACCGGCGAGCTGTCCAATCCTAGATCGTTACAGATATCTATGGCCTCGTATTTGTCGGCGAAATTATACTTACTCATATTATCATCCAATACATCTCCGCTGAACACGGATACATGGTCGTCCTTTACGCCAAGGACGAACGGGGTAATCCTAGCCTTCCCCGCCCGCATTGCCCTCGTAAGGGCGGCCTTAGAAGCTGGGGCAGGGGCCAAGACCCATGTCTGCCCGTAGTTGTTGGTAAGTACATACACCTTCTCCATAGGCGTCGTAGGATTACCATTACTAACCCCCTTGACAAACCCATCAGGAGCCTGATAAACGCCAGACGGCCTCTTATTAGTAGGAGCTACGGCAGCATATAAATCTAAGGTAAGTTTATAAAACTGATTCCTGTTACCGTCAGAAGCCGTCTGTGACATCGTTATATAATCCCATGACATCATCTTATCATAAAACGTGTTAACGAACGTATCAGCCCTCTCCTGCGTATTTATAAATCTACCACCCTCACGCAAATTCCATACCCTAAATTCCCTTATCTCATACAAGTAATCCGGAAGATCGTCTACCGGCACCGTACTTGAAGAACAATATGCCCGCTGAATCTTGTTCAACTTCCCTCCTACCAGATCTTGTTTCCATGAGCTACCATTACCCATAAAATCAACGCCTGCCTTATCATCCCCCACCTTATCCACCTCATCAAATACAGGTATATTATTCCTATCGCTTATAATATTTATACCCACAGCCGGAATAGAATTAAAGGCCGGATCATAAGAAGGGATGTTACACCAGTTGAAGTTAAATTCAGTAAGATTCTTCCATTCAGAGAATCTTCTCCAATTAGAATCAGGATTATCAGCGAAATTAAAAACGGAATTACACCCAAAATACTTCAATCTTTTCATTTTTAAAAACCCCTCCGGCCAATTATCCCAAACACCAGGGTGAGAAAAAGACCCCATCTGTATATTACGAAGATTAACGCTCTTGCTTATCCTGTCATATGGGATATCTCCATTTTTTAAAACGGACCTGACCATAGCCAAATAAGTTATATTAGGTAGATTAACTACAGGAAACTCATGGAGGACAATACCCTCCATATTGAACTCCCCATCGATTACGTTAGAGAACCTCATCGTAACTTCCCTACGCCTGATATCGCTATACTTATGTGGAGGAACCGGTATATACTGAGATCCATCCTCCTTCCTATACCACCATGTAGTATCGTCAGGATTCTTTTTGTACTCAATATCTAAAGACCTGAATACTATCCTATAACTACCGTCAGATATCTTGACCAAAGGGTATTGATCCTTTGTCCCGTCACCCCAATCGACGTCCACGAATCCTGGATTGTTTGCCGAGAACCTGAGATTACGATTAAAAGCATCATAATCTACTATCGGATCAGGCACATAATCAGCATCCTTCCCATTATAACAAGGGAACCTATCCTCGTTAACATAAAACGTCACCGAGGACAGGGCCGTATCATATCCTACTAAAAATCCCATATCAACTAATTGAGGTTATATCATAAGACACCCATTCCTTGTATCCGTTAACCATCTCATATACCTTGTTGATGGTCTTGCATACGACAGCGAATCCGATATCCACGTTAGGGAACTTCTCGTTAAGCTCATCTATAGTAAGCTCCTTAGTTATACTCTCATCCCACTTACGCATCTCCTTTACCTCCATAAGGATCGGTTTACCGGTTACTCCTACGCTCATCACCCATTCTCCCTCACGGTTGGCATCCGCCAGATCCGGGAAGATAGTAACGCCAAACAACTCCGTGAGCACGAACTCATCGCCGTTCCGGGTAAACGACACCGCCGCTCCGGGGGTCAAGACTACCTCGTTCACCGCCAGCATACTCACCAGCTTCTTGGCTCCCCCTGATACAGTACCATTCAACACGACAGTCACGTTACCCGTAGCGCTATTAACAAACTTGATATCATTCTTCTCGCTATTTATAGCCTGTAACCTAGACCCAGATACGATATTTACGATCTCATAATTCTTGTCGTAAGTACTCTGTAGCGTCACATTACCGTATTTAGTATCGATAAGGGTAATCCACTTAGCCTTACCACCTACTATCTCAACAAGCTTATAAAACACGTCATTGCCATCAGCGTCAACCCATCTAGCTATAGCTCCAGGAGCGAAATTAGTCACCTCCCGATCTTGGGTATAACTTACAGTGCTTTCCGTAGGCTTATTAGTCAAAGTAACATAAAGGCATTGCTCTACGTCAGCCTCCATCTTAACTATGCCAGCTCCATCGTAATAATAATCAGGTACATTTTTCTCTCGTATCAACAAGATGGTACCTTCCTTAAGCTTGTCGGCATTGGTAGGATCATCCACAAAAGACTTCATCTGGATATAGGTATCAAAGATGATCGACGTACTCTTATCCTCTATCTTCTGGTTGATATCATCAACAATATTATTAATCTCATCTTTCGTATAATAAGGAGACAAATCCACCTTCGGACCTTCCTGCTCTAAAGCCTGAGTTCCATCCCACCAATAATCAGGAACATCCTGCTCCCTGATCCAGAAGCTGTCCCCCACACGGAGCTTAGCCGTGTTCTCCGGGACCGCCAGCCACTTATTCATGGCATCGACCGTATCAAAGATATACGCCGTGTTCTTGCCCTCGGCTATACGTCTTACGACAGCCAACTCGCTCTCGACATCGCTAAGTCTTTCCTTTATATTATTGATCTCCCGCTCCAGCTTATCATAATTATCCTCCTGATCTATAGCGTCACCGATGGACATATAAACCTCGTTAGTGAGCTTATTATAGGTAACACGAGCCACCTTCTCGTAGGATGTCTTATACGTAGATGAGCCTTTGCTGGTATGACAAACAAAATCATACGTATTTTGATACACCACAGATCCACCGGTATTTATAAAATTATATCCGTCTTGGCTCATAGTACCGCCCTTGTAACCCACAAGTTCAAAAGAACACTTACCTGTACCTATAGAAGCGAACCATGTAGCATAAGCCATGAATTGCGTCTCATCCGGCAATGTGGAATAATGCTGTGCCCTTAGATCCTTTACCGACATCCAAACACACTCCTTACCAGACCCGGTGTTATCACCACCCCATTTAAGCACGCTCCTTACGGACTCATCACCGTTACCGGGACCATTATAACCAACACCAAGATTATCGATAGTCGGGATATTCGAGTTGAGAGCCTCTGTCATGGTATCCAAATCCCTTCCCGAACTCTCATCCCATAAATACCTGAAAGTAACATAATCGACATCCCCGATCTTAATTCCTCCGGTATTACTGGGATATGTCTTTGTAACTAACTCATAATACCATTTGCCATCACGAAAGGTAGCCCTTATCCTCTCTACTTGCTTGGGGGATATAGAGACATATGATCCGCCAACGGAGATATTATCACCATCAACCGCTCTAGAGGTACCGTCCTTTGGATCCTCGGGATCTACGGGGGTGTAGATAGTAGCCTGCTTATCACCTGTATTGATGACAACGATATAATAGCTATCGCCTTCCAGACCTTGCTCATGAGCCATCGTAACAAACCCCTGTTCGCTTTCCGGCCTCCATTCGACGACAACCATATGCTTATCCATAGGTATACCGGAAACGCTGTTAACGTAGTTGGTTGACGACATGAAAATAGCATGATCATCATAAGCCTCATCAACACGTTGATGCTTAGTAGCCAATCCGTCAAGACGTGATATCTCAATGGGGTCAGTTACCTCGATTCCATTATAATCATACCACTTATATCCGATCATCGTATTCTCACGACGATATTTCCTTTTCCTTATGACCTCACCGCCGGCTAGGGCGTCAATCATATAATAATCATTACATACCTTAACCATAGCCTTGATATTAACAGGTTTGACATAAACAAGCCACGATAGTAGCGCCATCGGGGATGGAGGTCAGCGTGGTCCCTACAGGGTAGGTCGGGGAGGATGACTCCATCACCATCAACGACGTCCGCTCTACGACCATATTGTTATCAATCAACCGGCTCCCCTCCACATAGAACCGGCCATCGGCCACCTCATAGCACTCTCGCACCGGAACCATATGTCTTTGGCTCTTATCCGCATAATCACAGATCGTCACCTTAGCCCCATCCGGTATAGACGTAAGCTCATCACCTACATTGTAATCAGGATGATCAGAGTACACGACATACAATATAGACTTAATATCCTGTAACGCCGGATTGACTGTCCTGAATCCCTTCAAATGTATCTTATGACCACCGATCTCATAACAATCATCCACGCCCATGATATTAAGATCACAACTGATAACCGTCCAGCCGTTAATAACCGTCTGCGTAGGGGTAGTATTGATAGGATGATCGGGGTCGGTAGACTCAACGATCTTATAATCGAAAGTCTTTACATCCAGATTTCCGTTCAACGACTCCTGTCTCCTGATCTTCACCGTACCCTTTCCGGTATCATAACAAGTCTCAGTGGTATCGATAAGTCGATCCATATAATCCGGCTCCTCGCATTCGATACGAGCGAAATTAGATGGCAAAGAGGTATATTGAGTACCAACATGGATATCATTATCTGTAGAACTCAATACATGATGATTATACGACCTAACATGATTTAAAGGGTTGATAACGTAAGTGGATTTAATCCTTACCGATCCTCCCGGTGTCGAGTAACATTCTATCGCATTTCTGGTAATACGATCATCCAACCTTTCTAGACCACACCTTTCACGGATAAAATCCGCAGGAATATTATTTATCCTACTCCCTAGCCTATACCCATTATCAGACGAGTCCACAATCTCCCAGAACTGGTTTCTTTTCCCAAGATCACCGTCATAAGACACCACATGTCTCATGCGTACGCTTCCGGCTGATGTCTTGTAACACTCCTCGATATCAATAGGCATCCTATCTTCCATATCCGTGAAATCACAAGACACCAAAGAGAATCCGTCCGGGAGGGTAGCCAGTTCGGCCCCCGGAACGAAGCCGGCGTCATCCGATTCAAGCACCTCGAAGCGGACGTATCTTGCCTTTATCTTGGAGTCATAAGAAACCAACCTACGAAGCTTGACATTGCCATTGCCTCCGTCATAACACTCGACATAAGACCTGATGTCACGCTCCTCCATATCGTCGAAATCACAGACAGTCCTTACCCATGTATCTGGCAAGGAACTGAAGCTGGCGCCCTCAGGTTGTGACGGGTCGGTAGTCTCCATGACTTTATAGTTCTTATCCCTAACCCCTATATTCCCGTCCCATGACGTGAGAACCTCCAGCTTCACCTTACCGGCCGGTGTCTTATAACATTCTACAGTTACCTCAATATCCCGGTCCTCCATATCCGTGAAGTCACAAACGACCTCAACCCAGTCATCGCTTATGCTGGTAATGAACTTACCTACCGGGTTCTCAGGATCGGTACTTTGCTTGACGCGATACCATTCCTTTCTGGTACCCATCTCATAATCAAATATCTTATATCCCTCTATCTGTACTCTCCCGGTACCGGTATCAAAGCATTTAAGAACCGGTATTATCTCCCTTTGAGTCATGTCCGGGAAATCACATACTATACGATTCCATGTGTCGGGGATAGCGTCATACTCCGTACCGATAGGATTACTATCGTCTGTCGTATTCACCACCTCATAATGGGATACCTCGGGATTCAGACGGGGATCAACCGACTCTACGCCCTCGATCTGGACCTTACCCCCTTCCGTGGCATAACATTTACTTACGAATATCAACTCCCGATCAGTCATCTCGGCTATACTACAATCTATAGCTACCCACTCGGCAGGAATCTTATCCAATTCCGTACCAATAGGCGTATCAACATCTGAAGAGTTGATGATAAATATCTTCTCGGCCAATATCTCACCCTTATTATTCATATAGGTATGGATACGAGCCTCTACCTGACCACCCAGTGTCCGATAGCATTGGTTGACGATCGACACACGGGCGTCCTTAATGTTAATGAACTGATAGTCCTTTCTAGGGACATCGCTTACAAGTCTCTTTACTCCTTTATCATCGAAGTACACGTAACACCCGTCATTCCTCATCATGACCGGATACGTCTTTCCGTCTATGACAACACCTGAGAAGTCATCTGGCGGAACGGAGAAACCCATGCTACCGAATATGGAAGCCAGTCTCTTTAGATACTCATTAATGCCTGACATATTATAACATTTTAGTTCTTATGCCTCAAAGTTAATAAAAAAAGGGGAAAGAATTGAATCTCTCCCCTTTAGGAAATATATGAACGCAAAAAAGGTTCTTTATTTCGGCTCAGTTACGATGGCCGGGCCAAGACCAGCGGCAGCACCGATCATGTTAATCATCTCCTGAACGCCCTCATGAGCGCCGTAACGTACACGTAAGATCAAGTTGATAGGATCATCAGCGATAACCTTTCCGAATCCCTGAGCGTATCTATGAGGATTGAGCGTAATCTGGAAGTCAACGTACTGAGCCGTTTGCTCTACACGACTATATTCGTTCATGAACGTCCGCCCCATGAAATCCTGATGTTTCGGGAATCCATTGAAATGAGCGTAGCCCTTCAACTCGTCATCCATCATATTACCGCCGACATGAGTACGTGGTGCTTTGCTAGACAGTCTCTCGAAGTGAAGTTGATCCCACCAGATAGGAGACCCCTCGTCAAGAGAATCAGGATAACCGCCGCTAGCGCCAACGATCTCAACGCTATCCTCGATATAAGTCATTTTATCCATCAAGCACTCTGACGGAGATAATAACATTTCCTTACCACGGAAACGGATACCGCACTTGCAGTTAGTACCAAGTTCCTGAGCCGACTCCAATTTCTTCCACATACGGTTGCGGTAGGACGCCGGAGCCTCGCTGGTGAAGAATCCCTCGAACACCTTGTCGCACTCATCACACAACATGTTAGTATATACCGTTGTCTGGAAGCTATGCTGGCAAGCCGCAGGAGTACCGTAGTCAGTGATCTCCAGTTCCGGGAAAGCCTGTTTGATTTCCTCCAACGCACTGTTTCCGCACTCATCATCCGGGATCGTGATATAATACTTCTCGGTGGATACCTTACAAGAACCACAAGCTGACCAAGAAGCGGTACGAACCGTAGGGTTCTCGCACATATCGGATGTCTTAGCCACATAGTAGATAATAGCCGTAGGATTAGCCTCCACGAAAGTAGAGATCTCCTCATCCGTCAATTTCTTTGAAGTAGCGGCAATATACAAACCTGATCCCTTGATCTGACTCATCTTATTAACCGTATCGGCTACAACGTTAGGCAATGACTCCACCGTAGTAGACATATCGACACCGTCATCCTCCAAGGAGATAGAATACAGATAACCACCCTTAACCTCGGTATAGTTAGGAGGACAATCCGTACATCCTTTCATGATAGAGATAAGACGTTGGGTATAGTCAGCAGGTTTAGCCCCTTTCTTCATAACCTTATAACGTGACATGCTACCCTCAATAGTCTCTCGTACGATCTTCAACCCCGGATATTGGGCGCGAACCTCAGCCAAGGCGAGATCATCACCAGTATCACATACCTCCATACAATAGAAGTTGACATCTTCCGTCTCAGGCTCCGTAGCCTCATTGGTGCATCTTGTAACAGGAGTAATATCGATATAATCAGATACCTTTCCACCACCAGCAATAGGCTGGTTCTTCATCCTCTCGATACATTTCAGGACGGCGGGCAACAAATCAACCTCCTCGCAAGGATCACACTCCTCGCATTGATTTGGCGTATTATCACAATCATCCAAAAGAATGGCGTCATTGATCTCTACACGACCCTCCTCATAGCCAAGAAGCTCAAAGGCACGACCAGCGAGAACCAAGCGGATAGCGATACGGTCTCCTTTGGAAACGGAGAACGCAGTGTCATCAGAAACACCATTGTATCCTAAGATAATATCATCGACATAAGCATGATCTTTCTTCGGCCAAGAAGCGTAGATCTCCGTGATCTCGTTCAAAGAGAATAACGGCGTGGAAAAATCCTTATCATAGATAGAGCGGGAAGCCGCTTGTTCATTACGACCGATACGGATCTCATAACGCTTGTCGTTACGAGGCTTACCGGTAAAATCAATCACGGCCTTACAACCGTTCTCGGAAGTATCTTTAGTATCGTAAATACCGATCTGTCCTTCCTTCAAGAAAATGGAATCAACATCCACCATCTTAGCGTGTGGGGATACGAAAAGTACCCGGTCTTGCGGTCTGTGCAACATATTATCAATATTTTAATTTAAAAATCATTTACCTAACACAAACATAATGATAAACAATATCACCACAATAAAATAAGGTCGTGAGTATACGACATAATATAGTATTTACATTTTATGTAAAACAAAAAGCCTACCCGTTACCGAGTAGGCTTAATGATCAAACTAACGGTGTTTATTTGAAAGAAGCCACATTATCCTTATCCATGCTATATCTATTCAATTCATTCTCGTTAAGGCTGAATTGTTTAGCAACAATATCCAGAATCTCCTCCACCAAAGGATCGGGCAGCTCAGGGTCGATATCCGTGGACTGCATACCGGCAGCGTTGATATACCCGGTCAGATCCACCCGTACCGGATTTCGGTAGTAGGTCATCCTGACTTCATCGGTACGGAATCCGTCCTCATACACCACGACCTTCCCATCTCCTATGGTGTAAAACGTCTCCCGGTAATCAAAAGAAGGTTTATTGCTATCATCCCCAAGAAGCTCATGGACGTTCTCGTTCTTAGCTTCCCACATAACGAAATCACCAACCTTGCATCCTTTATAAGAAAACGAACCTTTTATATTTGAGAACCATAGATAATCATCCGGAAGACCGAATGATGTCGATTCAGGATCATCTATATGATTACCCTTATTAAGCGATTCCCAGTATACCAGAAGAGTTTGTATGGAACGGATGGTCTCATCATCCTTCCTGTTAAGATAGTATCTTATCAACCTATCTTGAGCTTCATTAAATAAAAGCACAAATCTTCCGGGATCAAGCTTAATCCCGCCATTGGCTAAATTCTGCTCGTTCTTCTGCAAAGACCTTAGATACGCTTCTTGGATTGTCATCGTTATTCCTCCTTAACCTTATCACCTTCCTCTACGCCATCCTTCTTCTTAATATCCTTAACCTTCTTGGTCTTGGACTTATCATCGATATTAGACATAGATATGATCTCCTCATACTCATCCAATACATTAGCCTTTATGTTAATAAAATCTTTCTTGGTAGCCAAGAACTCAGCGGATGTCCGAACGTCAGGTCCTATGATCTGGCCATTATATTGTAATCCGGATGGAGTCATATTGATACGACCATTTCGTTGAAGGACGTTTACGATACGGTAAAACTCAAGAACTTCCTTGAAATCACCTTCCAATGACCGATCCCAGATATCAAGCAGATAATCAACATTGGTCTTCTTCTCATTCATCCAGTTTGATAGAGATCCTGTATAATACTCATCCTCCGTGAAATCCGGGCGAGTTACGATACCGATGTAAAGAAGAAGATCGATGACAGCCTGACGATCGTCGCCGCCTTTCTTAAGAGCGCTGATAAACTTATAGCTGATGTTCATCTTATTGATCTCACGCTGCTGAACGAAATCCTTCATATTGTCTTTCTCCACGAAACAGAACATGGAGTTCATGAAGACAGGATCGCCATCCATTTCCTGAGGAGTCAACATGCCGGAAAATACAGCCAGATATAAATAAAATAGATCTACAGTATTAGCCGTATTATAAACCTTACCCATGAAGATCTTATCTTTAGCGTCATCCCAAAATTCTAAATTGGTTTGAGATAGATCCATCTGCGACATTTCCTCGAAAGGCTTCATGATATTATCTACCCGCTGTTTGACGAGCCTGTCGATCTCATTCTTGTCAAGACCATTATAGCATCTTGATCTTGGATAAAAACCGGTGTTATAGGCCTTGGAGAAATCATCCCAAGGGCAACATACGTGAGTGGCGTTCTCCGGGAACGGAGCTTTAGCTATATTAGCGTCTTGAAAGGCCTGAGGAGCACTTCCATCGTGTTTGCCTACAACCTCATATAAGGTATCTGACATGATATTGAAACCGTTTACCTCGGCCAATACCTTCCTTGATTTTAAAATTTCTTTCATTTCCTTTTTGCGTTACTTTCCTAAAAAAAAGAGGAGAGGAATAATTGTAAATTTCATAGAAAATCATAGAAATAACTAAAATATCCTACTCCATTTTAGACGCTTCAACACAACCGGTAACCCGGATACTCTGCGTCCGTATAGCCGCATCAACTCCTACGGCTTGTATGTTAATTGCGGCGTTGAGATCCCTGTCGATCTCCAAGCCACAATCTTTACAAATAAATGTTCGATCCGATAATTTCAGATCTTTATTCTTCCAACCACATCTTGAACAGGTTTTCGAGGATGGGTAAAAACGATCTATAACAATCAGTTCTTTACCATACCACCTACACTTGTATTCAAGTTGGTTACGGAACATCGAGAAAGAAGCATCATATACAGAACCGGCAAGTTTGTGATTCTGTAGCATACCGGAAGCATTTAGATCCTCAATACAGATAACATCGTAATTATTTACCAGCATCGTAGTCAAATTATGCATGTACCATGAACGCTTGTTGGCTATATCACGATGAAGTCTTGACACTTTTAGCCTGCATTTATTTCTTCGATTACTTCCTAACTTCTTTCTTGATAAATGTCGTTGCATCCTTTTTAACTTCGCTTGGTTCTCACGAAGAAAATGAGGATTTTCAACAGATATTCCGTCAGACAATGTAGCCAATGTTTTTATCCCAAGATCAACTCCGACTGTTTTACCGGTTTTCTGTTTGTAGCACTGTTCTGTTTCTACAAGAACTGATACGAAGTATTGACCAGCACGGTTCTTTGAAACGGTACAGGAGATAAAACGGGCGTTATCCGGGATTTCACAATCGATAACAATCTTAACCCATCCGATCTTTTCAATTCTTATCTTGTTATCAACAACTTTAAACTTCGGGGATGGTAGCCTAAACGACTGGTCGTCATGTTTATTTTTATAATTCGGTCTACCAAATTTCTCTTTCCTGTTATTATTGAAGTACTGTCTGGAGAACTCGATAAAGTCCCGTTGCTTCTGCTGTAAGGTAGCTGCCGATACTTCATTTAACCAAGGTTTTTCAATAACAAGATCCGATTTTGTTGGGAATTTCGGATTAGGGTTTGTTTCTTTATCGTATGAATTGAATGAGTCAACGCAAGCGTTCCATATAATACGTACACAACCGAATGTCTTAGCAAGAAGTTCTTCCTGTGCTTTATTCGGATACATACGATATTTATATGAACGCTTTATTAGACTCATTTTCAATTCATTTTAATATATCAAATATACAAATAATTCTATGATTTTGCAATGGATTACTATCGATTTTGTGATTATTTAATCATATCCTCCCCTCTAAAAACCAAATTACATATATGAAAAAACTTAGCCGAAGTAGTTCGGTTGAAGCTCGATAATCAAGAACTTACTATTATCCATAACCCATGCTGCGGAAGCAGAATGACACCAGAATTGCTCTTTCATGCCCGGCAAGGATGATACGATCTCATTACCGTTAGCTTTGTGCGCCCAACGACCGTACTCATAACCCCACCACATGCTTACGCCTTCTGGTTTGATATAGAATACGTTGTTATTCATATTACCTAACTTAGCGTTAGCCGTATTAGGAATAGCGGAATATGCGTTAGTTGATCCAGCGTCAGTGATATTCTCGATAATACAAGAATAAGATGATCTAGGATACATGCCATTCACTAACTCGCTACGATCTGTCATGTCAGCGTAATCCAAAGAAGGATCGTGCTCGAACTCAACATTACCGATGCCCGGGATGAAAGCTCCCTTAACCTGAACCGGACCTAAGATCATGGCGTCGTTAGTACCTGAAATAGGATTAGAAGGCAACATCCTATCGCTTCCCATACCCCAGCTTAAGTTCTGCAAGGTAGTGAAGAACGATTCCCTGATCAACTTCTCTAAATTGATCATAGCCATAGCTCCTACCTTGAACTTAATCTTACGTTCCGTAATAGGAAGATCCTGACGTCCACGGAAAATATAAGCTGCGGCAGCCATAAGCGTATCCTTAGTAATACCCATCGGACGGCTATAGTAGATAGTGTAACCACGGCGAAGCTGACGGTAGATACCCTCATTCAAATGGATAGGACCATTTTGATCCATAATAATACCACCTTCTTGCCACATCAACTGTCTAGCTTCCAGCTTAACCAACTCAGCCATACAGAATACCTCCAGCGTGGACGCTACCTTAGCCGTACGCAAATCAAGTCTACCATTAACAGTCTTACCGATAATAGCCAAATCAGGAATATTACCCTCATACTCGCTTCTCATGGCATTCATACGACGAAGGGCAGTCTCCACGAACTCTGAAGTGCTATTCTGGGCGGCCTGCATGGACTTCATACCAGCGTACATAGTTGTCTCGCCCTCAACACCACGGTGGTTACCTAAACGGAACTCACAGGTCATGGAACCGGCCTTATCGGCTCCAGATACCTTGGAGAACTGAGTGCTGTACTCACCAAGAGCATGACCGATCTTCCAGTAGCGGATACCCGGACGTAATTTCTCTTTGGGGAAGTATTTAGCCTTACCACCAATAACACGACACCAATAACGTGTCAAGTCACCTTCTGTCTTAGACGGGATCTCACCTGAGATAAGGATATTACAACCGTTAGCAGCATCGTAGGTAATAACATCATAAGCCGTAAACTCAGATGTGTTCAAAACGATATCAAACAAGCTACGATCAATACCAGGTTTCAGGTGATGACCTGAAGTATCCTCTGCCGTAACGACAGCAAATGTCTTTGTAACAGGAAGATCATAACGGAAAGAAGCTCCAATACCGTTAACGGAGATCGTAGCGCCGTTATTAATCATACCCATATACATCGGTACAGGGTAATTAGCGATATTAGAGAACAGATTCAAAAGACCCAAATGATTCTTATCCGGATCCTCATAATACCAGCTCGCCAATGAGCCTAAGTTATGCTCTACAAGCGAAGTCTTATAGTTCTTGGCATCGGTGAAAGCAATAACGTTATCACCATTCACGGTAGCCGGAAAACTTTTTGTTAAAAAAGGATTCATAATTATCTATCTTTTAATGTTATACACTCTTTGATCCACTCAGATCAAGGAAGTTAGCTTCTATAGTATCGTTATCGATATTAGTCTTATTCTGCTTTCCTCCCTTATTGCCAGAAAGAAGAGTGATGGTCTTCTTATTAACCTCCATCTTAGCCTTGTTGGTTTTCTGTTTAAGGAACTCGTCCTTATTCATCAAGAACAAGGCCAAATCAGCGGCCATGTCCGGATTCTTGATAGCCTCCGAATAAGCTTTATCTATAGCCGTATGACCTTGATTGTCTATCGGCTTGGTAACGAAATCGACAGCCTTACCTATCATCGTGTCAGTCAACTGAAATCCTGAGCTTATAGATGTCTTTAGACCTTTCTTATAGACTTTCATCTGCTCAACTAATTCCTGTCTCCTTTTCTCGGACTTTTTTTTCTCCTCCTCGATAAGGTTATCCATCTCCTTTTTCAGGATATCATGGAACTTATTGGCCTTGGACTCAATAAACTCATCGCCCTTGCCGATCATCATCTCCATATTATCCTTTATCTCGTCTTCCGGCATACCCAACATCTTATAATAATGCTGGATAACCGCAAGCTGATCATTTTTATTACTCATATCAAGGCTATCCAACGGAGCCTGAATACTCTGATATTGGCTTAATAGTTGGCCAACGTTACCACCGGCCTTATCCACCTCTATCATCTTCTTCATGAAATCAGACATCGAGCCGGTATCAACCTTGTCTTTCAACAACTCATCAGCCTTGTCCTTGATCAATCCCTCCACTATATCGAGTAAATCATCCTCTTTCGTGATAGTAGAAAGATCGACCGGTTTATCATCTACCATAATATCAAGGTTGTCAATACTATCGATAATACCTCTAGCGGCCATCTTCTCCAAAAAGGATTTTCCGTTAAATCCTGATACTACATTATTATCAGTACCGCCTTCGCCAAAGGAATCTGGGTCTGGGTTGGTAGCGTCGCCGCCCTTATCCCCGCCACCGTCAGCCGCTCCGCCGTCGGCAGGCTCTTTATTGGTATCACCTATAGGATTACCATCCTTATCATATTTACCCTCGATATTATTCTTATCGCCATCACCGCCACCACGGTAAAAAAGTTCCTCGACACTCATGGTCTTAAAACCCTTAGCGAAATCACCCATGTCATTCATACAATTTCCTTTTTTGCTTTTTACAAAAGTATTATTAATCCAATTACCAATTAAATCAAACCCATTATAGTATATGACAGAATTTTACGCCAAAATGATTACATATTTTGTAAAAATATTTACAAAACTTGTAATCAATTCTTGTTTATTATTGACGTAAACCTATCTGTATCAGAACGTTTATTCCTAGCATCTATCTCCTTTTCCTTTAATTCCAACTTCCTTTTCTCTATCTCCTCACGAGATCTTCGCTCAGCCTCGGCGTTAGCCTGTCTGGTTCTCATCTCCTCTTCCTTGATATCAAGATCCCTTTCCTTTAAAGCCCTATCAGCCATAGCCTCGACATAATCCATGCCTTCAGAGTTGTTCTCGGTCCTAGCCGCTTGACCGGCGGCCATTATGCTCTTACCCCGTAAATCGAAGTTACCCTTGATATAAGCCAGCTCCTTATCCTTCTCATGCTCATCGTTACGAGCCTGTTGATCGGACTCGGCTTTTTGCTGTACAAGTCGTTGTTGATTCTGGTACTCCTCCTGTCTTACACGATCTGCGTAAGATCTGGCATCCCTTCCTATCTGATTCATCTCAGCCGTCGAGTTGGCGCTCATCATCCTAGTGATATCAAGTAAGTCATTACCTAACGTATTTGTCTGTAATATATATTGTTTCAAATTCTCCAATTCCAGACGTTTCTTGGAATTAGAGACAGCCATAACATTAAGATGACGTAACGACAAGCTATTATCCGTAAGACTGATGTAAGCCAAGGACAGATCGCTGTTCCTGTACATCACGGTCCAATCGTATCCTTCCTTCTGGCATACTTGAGCCACGGCTAGATGAATATCCAATGTCCGTTTCTTGAAGTCATCGAAATCATTGAAGTAAGTCTGAGTCTGTAACATAGTGGCGTTAACTCCCTGTTTTACGCCCGTAGAACTCTCGTATCTAGTTGACTGACCCATCGCTTGCTCGGATATACCTATCATCCTATAAGCCATCATATAGGCGTAAGACGCCATTTCCATACGGGATCTTATCTGATCCGTATTAGTAAGATCATATACACCGAACTGATTATATATGCTGCTCATCTGCGGATTCTGGTAAGGATTGTTTGTGTCATTACCACCTACACCCATAAACGAAACGGACTTCACGATCTGCATGAAAGTAGCTAAAGCACCCTTCTTGTCCATCATATCCTTATATTCCGTAGGCAAGAATCCCAGGTCGCCTAAGAAGAACTTACCGATCTCCTTCTCGGCGTTATTGTATAGCTGGTTCATAGCAAGGTTATACATCATCTGGAACGGCTGTATGCGATCAGCGAGACTGGCCCCTATAAATCCAGAAACCGGAATGACATAATCATACAGACTGCTGTCACCATGTATCTGATGAGGTATTGGATCCCCGCCAATATATATAGGCTTATCCATTAAATTACCTCCGGTGATCTTAACGCCAAACCTAACCTCAGGGACGTACTCCAAGATATAGGTGTTCACCTCAGGATCACCAACGGCTTCGGCCATAACCCTCTTCACTTTTTTTATACCATTCTTCTCCAAGAACTCCGGGAGCAGCTCATCGGTAACAAGCTCCTGATCCACCATCCCAGTCTCCGTCATGTAAGTTATTAAGAATACTGGTTTCATGGATACCCAATATCCTTCCATGACCCTAAAAAGACGAGAGTCTATCTCATATCTCTTGCCATCGGCCATACCGGAGTTGAAATATCCAAAGGGATGGAAGCGGGGCAAAAAGCGGGGCTGGGTGTGCTCCTCCCCGTCAGGCCCGAAGGTGTGGTACTCTCCCATAGGAACACCATAATAGTCCTCAGCGGCGACTATAGACTCATAGTCATGGTATCCTTTCCATGGAATAACCTCATTCTCGTACATACCGGTAATAGAAGGCTTCTTTTTCTTCCAATCATACCTAGTACCGTCATTGGATACCCATCCCTCGTAATCATCATCACCGCCCATAATCCGGCGTTTATCCTTGGCCGTCATCTTATGGCCGTATTTTGATATCAACTCAACACCCTCGTAATAATGAATACGGCCCACATAACTTCCATATTGCGGATATTTTACATCAGGATGGAAAACCTCCATCGGACTCCACACCTCCGGACGGTAGTAGTCAAATCCAACGAAATGATTGCGGAACATCTTACCGCTAAGGAGCCGGTCACGGAAATTCTCACGATCAAGCTCATCCATATAAAACCGGCTACGGTCTGACTCTATCGTATGGTCTCCCCATACAGCCGCCTGCGTCTTCCATCTGGTGCTCATGAACCTCTGGATATCGTCAGGGGTCATAGACGCCTTGGCCTGCTGGATTTGCTGGGCGTAAGCCTGACGTTCCTCCTCGGAATTAAACTCATTGTATGTAGGATCAAGCCCGGCCTCAACAAGACGTTGGTTGACTATAATATCCCACTGTTCTTGGATATGGCGGTGAAGTAAGTTGGACATCGTATCCTCGTACTCGCTTATAGCCAGATCCCCTACCTCGTTAACAGTATATTTATCCTGTAGGTTCGTCAACCATCCCTCAAAGGCATTCACGATACCACCTATGATATCATAATGCTTCAAGAAAGAGGGTATCCTTATATCACTCCTTAACTTCTGTACGTTCCTTAACTGTGGGATAACATCCGCCATCTCCATAAAAGATAACTTACCATCCGCCATCAGATAATAGTCACGGTACATTTGGTTACGATCATATTGTTTTAATCCTATCACCTCAAGAGCGTCCATACAATCCTCTTTCCATTTCCTGTTCTTTTTCTTCGTGGAAATAGCCTGAGGAGGTAATCCTAATAGCGCCCCTTTTGCAGGAAACGAATGATCTCTATTGAAAATCTCCATGTCAATCTAATTTGTTTTTAGCAAAGATAAGTTATTAAGCAACACTAAACTACCGAAACGCACCTATAGATACCGATCCAAAGGCAGAGGCATATATCTCATGGTGCTTATAAGCGTCTTCCTTACGGGCGTTATTCATCTCCTCGATCTTCGATTTAGGCATGTAATTGTTATCGTCAAAATACCTAGCTAAAGCTAAAGCATGACCAAACGATATAATTCTATCGACGTTCAATCCGGGCTTATACTGTATTATCTCATCCAAAAGAGCTATATCATCAATCAACTCAATACCTTTAACCGTTATATCAAGACCGGTACTATCATCATAACCAATAACGAAATCCTGCCAGCAATAATCCACCACACAGGAGAAGAGCAGGTTCTGGTTACCGGGGGTAGGGTATAGACCTAACTTGCTATTCTGCCGGGAGCCGGCCTTCACATACTTATTGGCTATTGCCTCACCAGCAAACAGGAAGAAAGATGCCGGCATACCACTCTTCCGATTAAGATACTGCTCATACATCTGGTCAGCGTTCTCCATAAGACATATAGCACCATATCCCTTCTGAAGCACCTCACAAGTACGGCAAAACTGATCTATGGATGATGGGCGGGATACGTATGAAGCCACTATTCTATAGGCATAAGGATCTCGAATACCAACACGCCTTTTGAATACATAAAAAGCTCCTAATGAAGGGGTATCAGACTTCGCTTGCTTATACGGATCGAGCGAGCTTACGTATATAAAATCATCAAACCTATTAGATTGAGGCATCTCAAATATCTGAACAGGAGCGTCAATAACACCTCCACTAAACGGGAAACCAGCTAGCTGTTTATTAGATTTAGTAGTACCAAGCTTATTGCCCGATTCAAGAAAAACATCACACAGCATGCCACTATATTGACCCGACTCAAGAAGATCGTTCTTATGCTTGATAGCGTACTCAACCGGGAACAGATTTTGAGAAGAGCTTAAAAAACAGTCATCAATCGTAAAAGGATAGAACATAGTATGAGAGGTATAGGCTACCCTGTCCTTTGTAGAAAGCTTCTTCCGTTCCTCATTAAGTTTATTGGTGCTAGCCTCGAAGTCTGTGGCGTCAATCTTGATCTTATTAAGCTTCTTATCATCAGGTTTTCCTAAATAATCACCCAAACCTATAGTTACCTTGACACCGGAGTTTGCCATTTGTCCCGGAACAAACATCGCCCATTTCCGTTCTTTCCATGTTTTTCCTTTCATGGCTCTACGGTTTAGGATATCCCAGTCCATGACCAGAAGATTATATGTCTCGGGATCGGAGAACATCTCTTGAGCGTCCTTAGACAACTCCACCTCACCACCGGTACCAGCCAAGATCGGACTGAGACGCCAGCCGTAAGGAGTGTCGTATGACGGCATGGCGGCAGTGTACGGCTTCTTGATAGGTCCCTTACCTACCTCGTCGAAAATAGCCGTAGCCGGTGTCAGACCAGCCGTCTTCTGCGTGGAGGTCTTCCTACCCATGTTGATGTTGGCTATAGAGATAATGGCATGGATATCACGTACGCCATTGGACATCCTCTTGCCTAATGTAACGCCCGAACTCCAGTCGGTCTTGGTCCTGTTGATCCTGAAAAAAGGATGCACATGATCAAGACCATACTCACAATACTCGCCGATATTGGATAAGTCACTGTCGCTGAAACCTACCACGGAATGGCTAAGCCCGATCGTCATGGTAGCGTTCATCTGGAGAAGTGATGACATGATGGTCGTATTATGGGATACGACAAAATTGGTAGTAAGAAACTGATGAGATTTATTATCTACCTCAATACAAGTAGCCTTATACTTCCCGTAATAATCTATATCGGATATCCTAAGTCTGTTATGGGTCTTAGATATATACATATCATCACCATCCATGACGCAATAATATCCCATAGACCAGAATATTCTTCTTACGAATGATATAATATACTCACTTTTGTAAACAACCTTAAAACGATCATCGCCGGTGCTTATACCGCAAGATATCTTCATGAATGAGCTTATAAACAACTCCTTCTGTTTTTTGGATGAATAAATAATATCATCCATCTCCTTATTGCTTAACTCGAAGATCCTGTCGGTAGATCCACAAAGGAAAGAGGCGGTCAGAGACCCAAGGAGCTGGGGCGACATCAGCCACCGCCGCTCGGGGAAATCCACGGCCTCCCCTATGTCTATGGTCATCTTCTGGAAGTCAGAGTGGATGATACCCATGGTGCTCATGACTTTATAATCACCATGATATTTAACCTTCCACTGATGTTGACCGCAACATACTATACTGCGCCCGTCCTCAAACGTAACCTTATACATATCAACGAACCCTTGAGGATATACGCCTACTACAGTCGTAATCTTACCATCATCGCCATATATGATATCACCGATATCAGCGAACCCTATCTTCTTAGGTCCATAAGGAGTATATATCAGCTCCGAGTCCAGAAGGGCCTTTCCAAAACGACGGGTACCGAACATCCCCAGCCCTTTCTTCTCCTGACGGGCACGTTGGTACATCTCAGCGAAAAACCATTCATTATCACGTAACCGGCTGATAGCAGGAACACGCTCCCCATTTGGAAGATCTTGAAATACGGGAAAGAAATTAACATGCCAATAAAGCCATGGCGGGATGAACGTACCGTTGATAGTCACCCCGTTCTTGACCTTATAAGCCTCCTCCGTGAAGAACTGCTTAACATCATCATCTTGATCCTCCCAGCCAAACAAATCGTTCCACACTGGAGGATTCTTCATGTTTACATAAAATTCTGGACTCGTGCTTAAACTCATGATCGCATATTTTTTAATACGGATTCTATACCACCGGAAACCTGTCCCTTACGTTCCTTCTTCTGGACATTGCTTACACTCCTGTATACATCCATAATCCCACTCTTCTCCATATACGAGTCATTCCATACGTTGATCTTATCGATCAGCTTGGATATGAAATCGAACGCCCTAGCCATATCCTCAGGCTTCTCCTTATCCCATGGATGCTTGGCGATATACGTCTTGGCGTCATCCACGGCCTTGGATATGACCTCAAGATTATCATTAACCCGATCGACGTCCTTACTCGTCGGCTTTCGTCTTCCCTGTGGCATTGGCTTTTATATTTAAAAATCTATTAAACCTGTTTATATATATATTCATTTACTTTAATATAATCGGATGCATCTTTCCTCTAATAAGTTTAAGCTTTTTGTATGAAACATCCTTTGGATTTTCTCCGTTGAAATCCCTGATATTGAAATTTCCTGATTTTCTTCTTCCATAAATAAAACATATTTCATTGTTATACAATACTTTATCAAACAATCTGAACCTAAAAACCTCAAAAGGAGCTTGATTGTTTTTCTTCTTCCCTCCTTTTAAAATTTTCATTTTGTGTATCTGTCTGTTATGCCTACGAACTAAACGTTTTAAGTATTGACGTTCAATTCGTTTCGCATTGAAGTTCCTAGAGATAACAAACGCATCGGATGTATGGGATTTTTCAATCCCGTATTTAATCCGATTGTATTTCGTAATGTAACCGAACGTCATCGAAACGTTGTCGTATCTGGATTTCAACTCCTCGTACAACTTCCATTTCATGATTCCCATCACGGCCGCATCACGAAGTGATTTACCTCTCTTTTTCTTCAATTCAATTTCTCCTTTATGAAACGCTTTATGACATGATTCACAAAGGGTGACTAAATTCGAAGGTGAATCCCCTCCTGTTTTTCTCGATTCCAAATGATGAACGTTTAAAACAGGATCTTTCGACTTTCCCTTACAATGACTACATTTATGTCCGTCTCTGAACAAAACGTACTCCCTGACATTCCAAAAACCAAGTTGTTCTCCGTTTTGATAATCAGATCCTGAAATATCATGGTTTTTCATTTTCTGAGTATCGAACTGAGCGACTTCAATTACTATTTTAGTAATCGGAAGGATTTTATGAATCTCATTCACTTCGTTTAAATGGGAATCGATTCTTTGTTTTACAGAAGGGGCTACCCATCCTTTCTTTTTAGAGGAACCTCTGTTGTTAAATCTCGGCTTTCTATATCTGAGTCTTGATCTTCTTGTCCTTCTGTTTTGAAGTCTCGTTGAAAGTAAATCTACAATATCCGTTCTTAAGGTTGTTTCACAAGCAAATAACTCTTCTTTTTCAGCTGTTGCAGAAAAACCGATATGTTTAGCTCCTGCATCAATACCCAGAGTAACCGGTTGTTTATGATCGGTTGATTTGTAAGTTAACTGAATCGTAAAAGGACATAAATTTATTACAACTGCCTTATTTTCTTTAAGCAGCCACCGAACCTTTCCATGTCTTTTTGTAGGCATTAAAGGTCGTCCGTCTATGTCCTTTATATATACCATTTAACTTTCTATTTTTCAATTAATAAATAAAACATCAATTAAGATGTAACTCAGAAATTGCTTCCTGTAAGTACCCATCGCCAATGTTATTTTGAGGTTTTATATAGGCAACACTGGAACCCAAATACAATCCCTGTTTAATTACCTACCTTAGAGCAAGGAACTTGGGTAAACATTCCTTGGTAACTATATATTCTCAAATAACGTAGCCTCTGTCTCAAGGCTTAGGCTAATAATCAGATCCTTATGGATATATTAAAGCCCTATAATGAAATTATATGGAATTAATATTATTTTTGATTATATCCTTAAACTCGTTATACTGTTTCATAAGAAGCTCATAAGATTGAACAACCCCGATCTTACTTACTTCCGTCACGCTCATGTCATGGAACATATCCTCAAGCTCCTTGTCAGCATATCTAAGACGTTCCTTGTCATCATAAAACACGAATCCAGACGTTCTGTCTTCTATAATGCTCTTGGCGGTGGACGCATATGTCGTATCTAAATCCAGATCCATACCGAAGCTGGTAGCCAACTGGATTATGAACATCAACCTAGAATTGACTTTTACAGCCTCTATATTCAACATCTGTATCTTATGGGTCATCTCATGAAGAACGACAAAATCCTCCTCTTTTATCAACGAAGATGATTTAAGGGCTATCTTCTTAGTCCTATCTTCAATATCGCTATACAGACGCTTGCTCTCACGCTTTATGGCTATCCAATGCCTTATATGAGTATCCGCCTCTTCTTTAAGATAATCCCTGATCTCTTTTTTGATATCCTTATCCTCTTCCATTATAATCACACGTTATAATCATTATTATTTAATTCAATCTCATCACTGATGCTTTGGTCTATAGACCTCAATAAATCCCTGGTACTAACATCCCGCAAGAAGCGGACATTACCACCATTAGCCCTAGCTATCCTCCTTAAAGCGGAGTAAAGTATATCACCCAACGAATATTCAGGCAACTCACGGCATCCGACTTCCATGACAATAAGGGCATGGATACGATCATCTATCTTACTTCTTACGGTACTTCGCATAGTATTTACTTATAAGCTTCCCCTATAATACGTAGCGGGAAATGTTTGAAATTACGTTCAGGATCGTCCTTCGTATAACCGATAAGAGATAGGTGTTTCTCAAAATGACCTTCCGTATATTTTGAGGTATCTAACGTCATCCTAAATATAGTTCTATTCTCATTGTCAGGATGTTTGTTATATGACACGTTTCCTATACATCCACATGAAAGATGATGATCCTTGACATGGAAACCATCTTTATGGGTGATAAATAACACGATTTCTATCTTATCACCTATTTTCTGATCAAAAATATTTAGATAAAACTCGCTCTCGTCATCCGTAAGTCCTATATCAAAGGAATCGTTAGGGCACTCGATATTAAAATCGTTATGATCGGCCGTTATCACCTCCATAGCATTCCATTTGGCTTTCTCTCCTTCCACGAACTTCAATGGGCATACCTCGGTCTTCATCCAAGCCTTCTCCTTGATAAAACAACCACACAACGAGCATCCCGGTCTTCCAATCAATCTATGGAATAATACCTTAGGCGGCAATTTAAAGAACCTAATATTAGAAGAGTTCTTAGGACATTTCTTACATAATTCAAGACGATTCTTATACCATTCGGGATAATCTTTCTTATCCTTAGGAATCCTACCCAATAAACTGTCTTCCCAAGCTTGGGCTATTACTTGGGCTTTACCAATTGTTTGCACGATAATTATTTTTTAAACTGTTTTTGTTGAAAATCCTGTAATTGTTCCCATGTCATTCCATACCGACATTGATACATGGCCTCATGGTTATCACGTATAAGAGGATCTCCGTTCTTCAACCCCTCCATATCCTCTATCGCATTAATCTTCTTATCAAGACAATCAAGCTCAATAGGCATCCTTTCATCCGGATAACGATTACCTTCCTTGACAAATATCCGGCGTATCTTATCACGCCTTACCCGCATCTCTCGGAGATTGCATATAACGTATCCGATAAACGGGATTCTGATAGATATATTGTCAGTATACCTAGCTAGGTGGTGGACGTAAGATACGGATGCTTTCATGCACCACTCTACCTGTTGTTTGGTAAACTTCCCATCAGATCTTCTTACCACCTCATCCACGATATCCCTATCGAATGAAATAAGATTCCTACCCATCAATATCCAATTTGTTTCTCTTGAACACAAACCCCATTACACGGGTATCATCACCCTCCCCGTCAAGAATAAAATAGTTACGTAAGCTTCTCATCTCAATAGACAGCTCACGGGTACGGAAGTTCCCGTTCTTCTTGTCCACCAGAAAACCCCCACGTTTAAGCTCGTTGTTCAGGACAGCGACGTAAGATTCCTTCTGTCCATGACAATCCATGTACTTAGCCCTGGTATCATCCGAGTATCCGTAGTTGATGTAGAAAGAAAGTAAGTTTATCGTCCTTTCGGTAATCAAGCTCTTACCCTTAGAATCCAGATAGCCGTTGTATATCCTTAAGAACTGCTGGATCATATCCAGTCTAGTATCGTAAGGTAAGGCAAATACGAAAGCTTTTCTCTGTTCCGGCATATGAAATTAGTTTTCAGCAAAACTACTTAAAAAAAATATCGTTGTCAAGAAATTATGCCATAATCAACATAATATATGCTGATTAACATGTATTTAAGAACATCCAAATGGGAAAAGGCGGTGGAAGTGGCGGAGGAAAGCCAGATAAGTCCACCGTAAGCCACGGAAACGAGGCCAGTGGAGCACAGACTATACATGCCTCCGAGCGGCGGTGGACAGCCCTATCCTGCCTCACGGGACGTGACCACACCTTTTTCCCTTTGGATTCCTTCATGCCATGTTATGGGATATAAAGCCAAGGGGAAATGGGAGGCCTTGGGGCATGGGCCTGCCGTAGAAGATACGGGCGGCCGGAGCGTGAGCGATCGTACAAGACATCGCTTTTTCTTCTTTGGCTTCTGCTCCACCCGATCCCCCTACCGGGGTACCGGCTTCCGGTATATGATACGGCTTCTACCATGTTTAGCCTGCGGTATCCTGCCTGACGGCACCATACCTTGGCGGTAAAAAGCAATGTTTTATTAAATAGAGACTTTAAGTGGAGTACACAGGAACTCGACGTCAGGAGAGGTTATGTGTACGGATAGAGATATTAGAAAGTAGTATATGTTTATAGAGTTAATTATATTTAATAAATATACCTATTAACGCGCGCGTAACAAGTGTAGTGTCAAAAATGATCTTCCACAAACACAGTGATTTACCCTCTCTAATTTATTACGATAATTTCGTATAAACAACAAATGGGTGACCTTCACAGGCTACCCATCCATCTGAATAACTTGTTTCGTATTGATGAAACTTGTATATTCGCAGAAAATAAAATCCACTATGGGAACAAAGATAGGAATTTTACATATAATGAAATCAAATTTCGATAAGATTCTTACCGAAAGATATACTCCACGTAATATTCAGGCCAAAAAAGATGAGCTAGGATGCGTAAAACTTCCAGCCGGGTCACTTATATGTCCAGTCGATTTTAAACCTGTTACTAATAAGGAAGGCAAAAAAGTGACAGCTATAAAATATTCATTGAAACATGAGGAGTATCATGGATCAGGTATTCAGATCAGTGATGAATGTAAGATGGCAATGATATATCTTATTATCATAAACGTATTCAAACATGTGTTTCTAAGAAATAGAATGCATGGCGGGAATAGAGATCAGATAGAGATCAATACCAAAGATTTTATTGATATCCTATCAGATGGATGCGCTTATTTCTGCTACCGCCATGTGTTAAGGGATTCTAATGAGGATATGAACTACCAGCTTATAAGCTTAAAGGCTTGGGCTGAAGGAGAGATTATGATAGCTTTATCAGATATCATAAAATACAAGCATAAGGCTAGTAAGACCCCAAGGATAAAGGATATGTTTGTGAAGAAAGGAGAATCTGTATATACCTGCCTTGATAAAAATCTTGATTCGAATACCAGAAGATGGATGGCTAACAAAAGTCGTAAATTAAATAGAGTCAAGATGTTATCAAAAATAATATTCTCAGCTAGAAACAAAAATATAAATAAGATATATAAGGTAACTAAAAAAAGAACTGTCAAATTCAATGTGTCATATCTTATGGATAGATTGAATATAAAGCTATCAAAAGAAGGTATGATGCTAATATCCCAAAGAACGGTATATCGGATGATAAAAGAAGTTCTTAGTATGTGCTGTAAGACTATATCCGATTTATATGATGAGGTAAAGAAAAACAATGGAATAGTCAATACCAAAGACAGGAAAAATGTAACTATCGGACACCTAAGACTATCATACAGAGGGACGATAATGCATATAATTATCGCCGAAGATTTTATAAAAGACGTTTTCTTAGGGGTAAAAGGGGTTGAGATGAGTAAGGCTGGATGATTTGAGTATCAGATACAAAATTTAATATTTATATATTATTTACATTTATTTTTATTAGTTAATTATAACTATTCGTATCTTTGTACCATAAACTTAAAAAGATATGGTAAAAGAGGATTTTAGAAATGAAAACGACCTCCTTCGTCATATTATGACGGTGGATAAAAACGTGGAGCAAGGTCGTGCCTTGAAAAAGATTTTCACCACTAGGGAGAATCTGTTCATTACCGGTAGAGCTGGTAGTGGTAAAAGTACGTTCATGAGACGTATCGTAAAGTTCTTGGGTAAGTGCGTTATCGTAGCCCCGACTGGAGTAGCGGCGTTGAATGCCGGTGGACAGACCATTCATTCGTTCTTCTCTATAAAGAACGATCCTTACATTCCTTCTATCGAGAGAGGTATGTTATCGAATAAGGTGGATGTAAGTCCGTTTATGAAGAAGAAGATCAAGAATCTTGATACTATCGTTATCGACGAGATCAGTATGGTAAGACCTGATTTGCTTGATGAGGTAGCTGACGTACTTAGACAATGCAGGCGTAGCAAGGAACCCTTCGGTGGAGTTAGGTTGATTATGTTTGGAGATCTATCACAACTACCACCTGTGGTGACGGCGGATGATTTTATCGACAAATATTATGAGAGCCGGTTCTTTTTCTCATCAAAGGCATTAAGAGCGTCAGGATTCTCGGTCATTACCTTCGAGAACGTATTTCGTCAAAAAGATCCTCAGCTTCTTTCCGTACTTGAGGATATAAGATGTGGGGTTATTACCGATGAGTCAAGACAGATATTGGATAGTAGGGTCAAGTACCCGGATAATATGGATAATACTATAATTATATGCTCAACTAACAAAGAAGCTTATGAGATAAATAAGACTAATCTTGATAAGATCAATAATAAGGTATTTAAGTTCGATGCTACTGTATTCGGGGAGAAGCCTGTAGCGCCCTGTGAGGATGAGCTTATAGTAAAGGTAGGAGCTAAGGTCATAATAACCAGAAACGGCAACGGGTATGTCAATGGCTCGATGGGTATCATAACCAACATAGATACTGTTGATGAGACGATATATGTTCATCTAGATAACGATACTGAGGTGGAGATAACCAAAGAGAAGTGGGAGAAGATGAAGTATAAGCAGGTAGATGATTCCCTTGAAGGCATTTCTTGCGGCTATATAATACAATATCCATTGAGGTTAGGATACGCCATAACTGTCCATAAGTCCCAGGGAATGACTTTAGATAATATATTTGTAGACATCAGCAGAGCCTTCGAGATAGGGCAGATATATACCGCTCTTTCAAGATGTAGGTCTATAGACGGGCTTTATCTAAAATCAGTGCCTAAGGAAGATATGGTACTGCTAAGCGATAAGATATCTGACTTTATAGAGAAGGTGGATGAGAATGAAGGTGTTTTGAATCCGGAAAAGATATCTGATATCGGGAAGGATATGATTAAGAAACAACAAGATTTATTTAACTTCGAGGAATTTGGATTATAATGGCTAAGAAAGAACTTTTTTCAGACGTAGATGAGTTAGTATCATCTTTAAATAAAGAGCTTGGAGAAGGCTCGATAATGAACTTCGGCGATGATAAGCCTATAATATCCATACCAAGGGAAAGCACTGGTTCGCTGGTGGTGGACAAGGCCCTCGGAGGCGGATGGGCGGTAGGCCGGATCCATGAGCTGGTCGGGATGGAATCTTGTGGCAAGACCATGATGTGTACGTTAAGTATGATCGAGTTCCAGAAAAAACATCCAGATAAGCTAGTAGCTATAATAGACGTGGAGAACGCTTTCGATATTGAGTACGCTAGGAAAATGGGATTGGATATAAACCGGTTCTTGATCTCCCAGCCAAGCTACGGGGAGCTGGCTATTGACATCACAGCCAAGTTAGTCGAATCCGGGAAGGTCGGATTTATTGTCGTAGATTCTGTAGCCAATCTGGTACCGAAGAAGGAGATAGAGGGCGATATGGAAGACAGCAACATGGGATTGCAGGCTCGTTTGATGTCCAAAGCCATGAGGGTTCTTACAGGGATCGTAAACAAAAGCGACTGTGTTCTGGTATTCATCAATCAGTATCGGGAGAAGATCGGTGTTATATACGGCGATCCTAAGGTAACGACCGGAGGTAATGCCCTTAAGTTCTATGCCTCTATCCGTATGGAGATGGCGAGAAAGAAGGTTATATTAGGAGAGGACGGATCTTCGGTAGGTCATGAGGTTAGGATAAAGGTTCTGAAGAACAAGACAGCCGTTCCGTTCCAAATAGCAGAGACAGCCTTGTATTATGGCGTGGGGTTTGATAAGGAGCTTGAGCTTTTGAAGTTATGCGAGGAAACCGGTATCTTTACCCGTAAAGGATCATGGTACTGGTATGGGGATGTTCGTGTAGGGAACGGAGTCGATAATACGTTAAGTATTATGAGAGATAATTGTGAGTTATGTCAAGAATTAAGAACTAAACTAAATATTTGACTATGGCAATAGGAGTAAAATTTGTGGATGTAATTCCATCCAGCGTAGAGAATGCTGTGGAGGTTAAGAAAGGGGATGTGAAGAACTACCTGTTCGTAGGTATTCCTATGAGCGAGTTTATTGGAAAGAGATATGAGTATGAGGGATTCATATACATGTGCCTACAAGGTGTCACCGGTGGTACGGAACTTGGTGGTGATATAGCCATAGCCGTGTTGAGACCGGTTCGGCCAGCGACAGGACAGGCTTCTTATCATTTGGTATCGTATACGCCTCTCACATATACGAAATCTGATGTAGCGATATTACTTAGAAATGGCGATTTTAAGGTTGTTAAACGAGACGATTGTAATCTTATATAAGATGGGTACGTATATATCAATAAAATCAACGGTAAACGCATTCAGGTACGGTATTGATCCTGTACCTGAATGGTTCGACAAGATATCCCATAAAACTAATGAAGTTGATATTATGGTTGATGGGAATAAGGTAAAGGCTTTGGATATAAGGCTAGAAAATGGCATTCTGCGGGCTTTTTACGGTTATTATATAGGTCTGTATCCAGATAACTCTATACAGGTGTTTAGACCGGAGGATTTTCACTCATTATATACCTTAAAAATATGAATGCAGTGATAGGTATAGATCCGGGTATAGATACTGGAGGATTGGCTATGATCCCGGAGAACGGGGAGGTTAAGGTAATTATGACACCAAGGATATCGGCTAAGGGAGATATAGATCTTAGGGCTATATCAAGTTTCTTCCTCGATGCAGCTGACAAGATCCAAGAAGAGGGAGGCGGGACGCTGGCGATCGCCGTCGAGGACGTCCACAGCATCCACAACAGCTCGGCCGCCAGCAACTTCACCTTTGGCGGGAGACGCCGGGAACCGAACGCCCTATTCGCTATGATGGTGGAGATGATGGAGCGATACGGATCTCACCCGGATGTTAGGTTCATGTTCGAGGAGGTACAGCCAAAGACATGGCAGAAGGAGCTTCATACGACAGCCGATCGGGTGTATACGTCGGCGAAGTTAGACACGAAGGCTACCTCCATCCGATGCGCCATGCGCCTTTTCCCTTTGGTATCTTTCGTAAAACCATGGTCAGGTAAAGGAGTTCAACCTACCAAAATACAAGATGGAATGTGCGATGCTACGCTTATAGCCGAGTATATTAGACGTAAGTTTAAGTTATTTTAATACTATTAAGCGTTTGTTGTGTTTGAGTTAATATAATTATGATTACATTTGCAATGTAATATAAAGGTTGTTCATTATGTTATTTAAGTGCTTGTCGAAATCATTGAACGAGAAGTTAAGTAAATTAGAGTTGGTTGTTAAAAACGCCGGATCTAATTCACTCTATAATAATATTAAGATAGATGTTATCAATAATCTAGCTTATATTACTTCCGTAAACGCCAAGGTATGTGTTATAGAGAGGCTGGAAGTGGAGTCTGATTCTAACTTCTCTTTCTTGGTAGAAGCAAGCTCTTTCATAAGGTTTGTAAAAAAACAGAAGAATGGTGAGATTAAGATCGTGCTTTCCGATAAGAAGGATAGTATTACAGTATACTACGCCTCTGGTGAGTATAGCTGTCCGGCCTTTGACGTAAATACTTTCCCTATGGTATATAATATCCCTGATGGAGGTATTAATGTTAAGATGAATGATTATGTATCGGTCCTTAACAAGGCCAGTAATTATACGGAGATCAACGAGCTTTATCCTTGCATAGAGAATGTGGTCATTGATATTGATGATATTAATATTAATATAGTAAGTACTGACAGGAATACTATTTACAGGTATTTTATCCCTAATCAGGATAAGGTAGAGAAGGTATTTATCCCGGTATCAAACGCCTCCTCTTTATTACTTGATAAGCATATAAATAAGTCATTAGATACGTTGTCTATCAAAGTAGATGATACTAGGACTTACTTCTCTACCCCTGATATGGATATGTATGAGATTCACTTTGACGGTAATTATCCTAACTGGAGGTTCGTGGACGAGCATTTTGTCAAAACAAGTACCTATGTCTTTGATAAAGATCTACTCGTCCAGGCCCTCCAGAATAATATCAAGGTAAATGAGTTCGATCATTGTAGATTGATATTCACTGAAAAAGGATGCGGTATTATGTCAGAGAACCCTATGTCTGGGAGATCTTGTAAGGAACGACTTACAGCTTTATCGCATTATGGTAATGACATTATGTGCGACGTATTATGCGGCAGGTATCTTGGTATCGTGAAAAGCATATCATGTAATAGGATCGTTATCGAGCATGACCATAAATCTCATTTCAATAAGATTTATGGGGAGGATAATAAGAACGAGTATTTCTTGTCATCATCAGTTATTGTTTAATATTTAAAAATATATAAAATGGGAGTTAGAGAAAATTCATCAGGTGGTAATAACCATTACTTTAAAGTAAGTGGTAGCGGATTGTTATATCAGTCATCAAGAGAACCAAAGGAAGGTTTCGAGGAGCATATAAACGATAAGACCGGGGCCGTTTCTTATTGGAGGGTATTTTGGAACGGTATAGAAGGTTATTTGTCTGATGTCAGCGTGAGAGAAGTAGAGTTCAATGGGGTAAAAGCCAAATACGTATCCATAAAGATAAGTGATGAGGATGGAAATTACTTCATAAATGTTCCTTTGATGACTCAAAAAGGAGGTATTAATAATTACGTGAAGTCACTGGTAAGGTACTTGCCTAATATCGACCTAAAACGTAAGGTGGTAATAAATCCTGCTCATGCTAAGAAAGGGGATCAATATGCTCCCGGTAATTTCTTTATCTCATACGCAAGGGAGACTCCAGATGGGAAGGACGAGCTTATCCAGCAATATTATAAGAACGGACAGAACGGATGGCCTGATAGGGTAGAGAGTATGGATATTATGGGCAATAAGAAATTCGATTATACAGCCCAAGATACTTTCGCTTTTCAAGTATTTAAACAATATCTTGAAAAGTTCAAGGCTGAAAACGAAAAATCAGGGCAGGAGAGAAACCAAGGAATGGGGGTTACTCCAACCGCACAAACGCCCCCACCGTCATATCAGCCGCAAGCCCAGCCGCAGACGCCTCCTCCATCATACCAGCAGGCTTCGCCTCAGACAGCCCAAGCTCCTTCGTTTGGAGGTCAGCAACAACCTCCTCAATATCCTCCTTTTGGAGATGACAATGATCTTCCTTTCTGATTAACTAATTGAAAATGAATAATTTAATGGAAAGTAATTTTAATATATCTACTAAAGTGAACCGTGTCTCGATGCCTACCCAAAATAAGGTAGATACGGTTATGAAGAACTTAGGGCATCGACCTTGTGTAGCGTATTCCGAGGAAAAGAATATGTATTATAAGGATGGAGAATGGGTAGCGTCAGATCTTGACGCTACTATCTTATCTCTTAGGGAGATGTTCGAAAAGACATCTGATTTGAAGTTAGGATTGAAGATCGTTTATTTAATAATAAAGTTGTAATATGGATACAATTGAAGATATCAAAAAACTTCTGGAGAGTAAGTCATTTACATCAGCTAGAGATCTTGACGAGTTTGAGGAAAAACCGGATGATAAGCTTGATCAGGTTCACATGAATTGCGATCCAATGGTAGGGATAGTTGAGAAAGATGGTAAAATTTTTCTCAACTCTTTAAAATTCTCTAAGGCATGGAACTCGTTGGGAAAGGATATTCCTATCAAGCAAGGTAATGCCTTCCCGTTGGGTCAAGGAGATGTTCTTGATATAGACACAGGTGTATCGGCCTCGTTCCCGGATGATACTGTCGGGATGGTTATGATGCTGCCGTCGTTCACCAACGATACAGGCCTCACTTTGGTAGGATCACCGTTCGTTTTCTCCAATAACGAGAATATTACGATCAGAGTCACTAATGTCCGTAAGGATATAGCTATAGTAGAGAAAGATAAGCATATAGCTGAGTTAATTATAGTCGGCAAGATAAAGGCCGATATTCGTAGAACTTATAAAAGTAATGAGGATGTTCGGATTGAAGATAGTAAAGAGTAGTTATATAAATACTCTAAAACAGGATCTTGATGAAGCTATTAGCTATTCAAGTAGATTAAAAAGAAATTATGAGGATGCTCGTAGTAAGATAACGGAATTGGAGGAAAAAGAAAGATATCTTAATACGCTTGTGGATTCTCTTGATATGGATATAGAATCAAAGGATTCTCATATCGTTAAGATGGGGAATGAGCTTAGTAAATCAAGAGAGTTATATAATGAGTCGGTGAAAGAGAAAGAGACTCTTAAAAGGGCTTATATGGATATCGAGAAGAAACATAAACTATCATCTAAATTACTCGATGAGGCTAGAAGAAGATATAAGGAACTTGAGGATCAGAATAAGGCTATGTCAGATCGTATCCAGTATCTGGAAAATCATATTGATCCTGAGGCTTTAGATGGTGATGTGTCTGATGAGGTTATTGTCGAGGAGGATAAGATGGACCCTAATTCAGGTCATATCGATATACCTGAAAATAATATCTCTGAGGTTACTGGTACCGATGCCGGCAATGACGTAAATGTCGAGAATAAAACTGAGGAGAAGAAGAAATCTAAGAAACGTAAAAAGACTAAGAAAAATGAATAAGATCTTGTTTTTCTTGTTAACGTTATTTACCTTAGCGGCTGTCGGATGTAGTACATCTAGAACCTATTATACGGAGTACGATACTACTGATATATCTTATGTGGTGGATTCCATAGTATCTTCCGGGACCGTGATGGGTCAATGGAAGGAGTGGAGGTTTACGCTGGATGACGGCCGGGTCGATAACTTTGGTTTCACCGCCCTGTATGACGCCAAGGGAAAAGCTAGAGGGTCAATACAGGTTAGACAAAGATCCGATACGTTTAATATCAAGATAATTGATTATCATAAAAAAGATAAGAAATGAAATACGGACTAGGTTACATACCATCACCAGCGGATGACAGAGACGCTATCATAAACATGCAGCACGAGGCTGTTCCTGATGAGTATAAGATCAATAACGTTGATAGCGTGGTAGATCAAGGATCTTCCCCTATTTGCGCAGCCGTAAGCCTGGCTGAGATCCTTAACTGGAGAAAAGCTATAAAGGATATCAAAAGACCAGCTAAAATATCTCCTTACGATATATATGATCTGAGAGAGGATAAGGACCAGGACGGGATGGTTCTTCGTGACGCTATCAAGTCTATCAAGAACGTAGGCGTAGATGGGGAGAAAATAAACAGTTACGCTAGGATCATAGATCCGGTATCAGCTAAGGTTGCGTTGATGCTGAATGGCCCTCTGGTTATAGGTCTGTATTGCTATAATTATGGTAATCGATTCTGGCAAGGCCAAGGACAGAACTTGGGAGGTCATGCCGTTATCCTCACCGGCTGGGACAAGGCCGGCTTCGTCCTACAGAACAGTTGGGGGACGGGATGGGGTAGGTCTGGTGTAGAGACGTTCCCGTTCGATGATTGGTGCTATATGCTAGAATGTTGGACAATAGTTTCATAACTTTACTATATAAACTTCGAGAAATTCCGTCCCACATCCTATTGTGAAAGACGATGTGGTGTATTTAGGACCCGTAGATCAATTGGTTGGATCATCTGGCTCATAACCAGCAGGTTGCAGGTTCAAGTCCGTCCGGGTCCACAGTTGGATTAATAGAGTTTGTCATTAGATTTAGAGTTTAGATTTTGTTTGATACCCTTGTCCGTGAGGATCAGGGTATATGCCCCAATAGCTCAAGAGGAAAGTAGCACATCTCTCCTAAAGATGGGATCCACGTTCGAGTCGTGGTTGGGGTACATGGTGTTTTCTTAAACATATTCCTGTAGGTCGGTAATTAATAACCTCAAATAATATATAAGGTGTTGAAATTCATTTAATATTTTATATATATCTATATAGGATCAGGTTATTAGCTTAAGTCTTGAAATAAAGACTACGTTATTGGAGAATATATAGTTACCTACGGATGTTTATCCAAGTCCGTAGCTCTAAGGTAGGTGATTAAACAGGGATTGTATTTGGGTTCCGGTGTTGCCTGTACAAAACCTTCAATAACATTGGCGATGGGTACTAACAGGGTTTTGCCCTGACTTATGTTGAATAAACATTGAATTAGTTTGTAAAATGGTGTATGTACAGGACATAGATGGAAAACCGATGATGCCTACGACAAGGCATGGAAAGGTTAGGCGATTGCTAAAAGACAACAAAGCGGTCGTTGTAAACACATGTCCTTTTACCATCAAATTAACGTACAAGACATCCGATTACAAACAAGAGATTGTGTTAGGCGTCGACTCGGGAACCAAGCATGTTGGTTTGTCAGCTACGACGAAAAGCAAGGAGCTTTACGCAAGTGAGGTTATTCTAAGGAGTGATGTTGTTGATCTTCTATCAACAAGAAGGGGATTAAGGAGGACTAGAAGAAGCAGGCTTAGGTATAGAAAGCAAAGATTCAATAATAGGGTAAAATCCAAGAAGGATGGATGGATTGCTCCATCTGTCCGCCATAAGATTGATTCTCATATTAGAATTATCAGTTTTGTATATTCTATACTACCTGTCTCAAAATTGATTGTTGAGGTAGCCCAATTTGATACTCAAAAGATCAAGAATCCAGAGATATCAGGTAAAGAGTATCAGGAAGGTGAGCAATTAGGATTTTGGAATGTTAGGGAGTATGTCTTAGCAAGAGACGGGCATAAATGCCAGCATTGTAAGGGTAAGTCAAAAGATCCTATCCTTAATATCCATCATATTGAGTCAAGGAAGATAGGAGGAGATTCACCATCCAATTTAATTACTCTTTGTGAGACTTGTCATAAGGAATTTCATAAAGGAAATATCAAATTGAAAGTAAGCAGAGGCAAGTCACTTCGTGACGCAGCCGTCATGGGAATCATGAAATGGAAGTTGTACGAGGAGTTAAAATCCAGATACGATAACGTTTCGATGACGTTCGGATACATAACAAAATATAATCGTATAAACCATGGAATTGAAAAATCCCATGTATCCGACGCTTTTGTGATTTCAAGGAATTTTAATTCATGTAGGCTTGGATATTATTACAAACGTAAATTAGTTCGTCGCCATAACCGTCAGATTCATAAGATGAAAATATTGAAAGGAGGAATTAGAAAGCGAAACCAGGCTCCTTTTAAAGTTTTTGGATTTAGGTTATTTGATAAAGTGATGTTTCAAGGAGAAGAGCATTTTATTTACGCAAGAAGGCTTTCTGGGCAATTTAATATTCGGGATATTAATGGAGAGAATAAGAAAGATGTATCTTGCAAGAAATTAAAATATGTCAGCCATGGCTTGGTATCTGTTAAAACGAATTTATTTTTATCACAATGAATATTGTATTTAATAAATCGCTCATATATGAATGAGCGATAATAAATGTATAAAATATATTTATACAAAATTTAATAATTTAATCATATGGATATAAATCAAATAAAAAAGTACCTGCCATCAGGATGGGATGTGGTTGATCTAATAGATCACGGCATAATCGATCTTGATATTATGAACGGAAAGATGATGGGTGAGTATGTGGCTGTGTTGATGATAAAATCTTATGATAAGACCAATGGTCATATCTTAACCACTTTCTCGTTCCATGATAAAGATATGGATAAGTTGAGGATGTTGATAAGCAACGCTATAATGGCGGTAGGATTCAGAAATAATCCTTTGACAGGAGATGGGAGTACGGCTATCAAATAATTATACGGAGAGGGATATACTCGATATCCTGAACAGAAAGTTCTTGGTGTCTCCTAGATGGATTATAAACAACTTATATGTCTATAACTGGGAGTCTGATTATCTGGCTATAACCAGATCCATGTACGCTTATGAGGTTGAGGTGAAGATCTCGTTGGCTGACTATAACAAGGATTTAGAGAAACAGGAAAAGCACCAAGTAATGCAAGGCTGGTTCGAGGCACGGAAGCAAGTCCTATACGAGACCGGGGACTGGGTCAGGTACGGCCGCCCCAACTACTTCTACTACTGCGTGCCAGATGGGTTGGTTGACCCTAAGGCCATACCTCCGTACGCAGGACTGGTTTATGTATCTGGCAGGAATATTAAGAAGGTCAAGGATGCCCCTATCCTGCACCGTGATAAATTTGACCCAGAAGCTTATAAGATGGCAGATAAATTCTACTATAATTGGTGGAATGAGAGACGTAAGGCCAGACAGATAGAAGGGAAGGATATGAAAGACGAGTTCAGGAAAAGCATGAAAAAGGTTAAGGAGAAGATAACAGTCGATGCCAAGATCAAGGCGATGGAGGCGTTCTGGAGCGTCTGCGATTATGCCTACTGGCCGTACGGGGGAAGAGGGGTGCCCGGAATGAGACCCAACTGTTCCGCTTGTGGCGAGGAATGTAAATTACAATGTCCGAAAGGAAAGGAATTTAAAAACAAGATAAGATGAGCAAGATCAAAAATGTATTGGCAAAAGCCATTTCGTTGGCCTCAGAACAGCCTATGAGCTATAACGAGGCAATTGAGTTACTTAATGATATAGATACATGTAAGGTCAAAATATGGCTGGAAGAAGGAGCGATATTGCCTAAGTACGCACATAAGGAGGACGCTTGCATGGATCTGTTCGTTAAAAACATAGAACTTGACGGGGGTAGGATTATATACCATACTGGTGTGCATGTAGCTTTACCTGAGGATTATGAGATGGAAATCCGTCCACGTAGTAGTATCACAAAAACCAAGGCAATTATCCAAAACTCTCCGGGTACTGTGGATGAGGGATACAGAGGGGAGATTATGGTAGTATGTAGACGTATAGATCGTTATGGAGATCCTTCTTATTCTAAAGGAGATAGAGTAGCTCAATTGCTTATCCGTAGACGGGAACGGATCGTATGGGATGAGGTGGAATCATTAGAAGATCTTGGAACGGCTGATAGAGGAAGTAATGGATTTGGTAGTACGGGTAAATAATTGATGATATGGAAGATAGGAATACGTCAACTACGACTAATGAAAGTTTGAGAGAAGCAGGTAAACAATCAAATCCTGTTATGTATGGATGGAAATGTCCGGTATGTGGAAGGGTATATTCACCTTTCACGTCTATGTGCGCTTATTGCGGCAATAATAACATGAATCATATTACATGCAAGGTTACTGGATAATCGATATGAGCGGAAGAGTTAAGATAAAGTCCAAAGATAAGGATAAGAAACCTAAGATCGATGTATTTAAGGTAATAGAGAGCCGGTTTAAGAACATGAACGAGCTTCGGGATCTGATCGATACGGATCCAAGGAAAGGGCTGGTCAGGATCCGGGACGGGGCCGGCTTTAGGGAGGTGGAGCGGGGAGGATGCCTGCACCGGAACTACCTTAACCTGTTGGAGGAGGAGCTGGGAACTAAACTATCAATAGATCTGATAGATAAGTATGTTAAAAGAAAATAGCACATCACCTACCCTAGTAATTACCTAGGGTAGGTTCGTTTTATACACCGAAGTGTCTACCACGATCTGGCTATCCATATCCTCAATCAACTCAATGATCTCATCCCTTATGTCATAAGAAAGTAAGATCGGTATTATGGTTAGTATAAAAGATAGTATTATTCCTGATCCTATTATGATAGCAATATCATCGCACTCTATATCTAACATCGGCATGACAAACATCAACCCGGACATGAATATCATCACGAACAACGTGGATATCTCAGTTATCATATCCCGCTCCATCGTATCCTTAATCATATCTCCTCAACTTTAGTATGGTTTATTATCCTACTGATATGACGGATACTTAATCCAGTCCTGTCCTTTATCTTGCCATATACGTAGTTCCTTGACACGACAGTAGCCAAATCACCTAGCTAGTCCAGTATCTCGTTATACATCCTATGGATCTCGTTGTTGCGGATGACCGTACTGTCCCTTACATATATCTTCTCAACATCATCGTCGCAGAAGAAGATCTTAAGCTTATGAAATATGTCTAACATGATTATAGTTTTTCCCCAAAGATATGAAATTTTGAGGATAAAACCAGAAGGAAGCCAAAAAGAACGGGGAGGCGGTGTGAGGGCTGGGGATGCCCGGAAGGATGGAAGCCAGCCCCGTTCTATTGGGTCAGTAGGGTGTATGATCACTCGATGTCACGTACAAATCGAACAGAAGAGGTTAGGCGCTTGTATCGGGTGAATGTGCGCCCATTGTTGAATAGTACGATCCATCCGGAGTTGGAGCTATGCTCTGAACTAGACCAATAATATCTGGTATCTAACGGCTGTCCACCAATAGCCAATAACGCGTTATTGACGCTAATCAAGTACATATATATCAATGAAAGCTGACCACATGATGGGATATACCAATCATCATATCCTTTAGCGTCAGCACTAGCTAAGAACGTATTAAGTACATGACCGGCTGTCGCATGGGAAGTATAAGAACCGCCACCGGTAGTCACCCCTTTTAATACATTGGAATTCGCTTTCCCATCCCAATCAGATAAAGCCCCATTCGTCCAGGAGCTAACATCATCCGGAAGATATGGAGTACCTTTGTATGAATCTTGCTCAGGTTTCAGGAAACCAAAATCATTGCTCCCGTCTACTTTGTCATAATTTGTAATGCCGGTCTGATCCGTACCATATTCACCCCAATAAAAAGAGTAAGTCTTGTTAGAAGAATTGGGCAAACCGGACGTGGCTGTTTTGTAGCTTTGATTAGAATCTTCATTCTTCTCAATCATGATCTTATGATCATCATGTACAATAGCTACGGATATACATTGATAATCCGCCTTTGACAAAGGTATTAATCTACCATCCTGTTTAACGGCATAAACGCCATTATCAACAGGGGATTTATAACTTGAATAAAATCTCCTCCTTATCATAAGAATAAATTTTTACGAAGGATATAAATACCCCCCCCCCATCATGTATTTAACTTCTTTATTCATAATATATTATGTTTTAATTATATCGCAAATATAACAAATTAAATGAGATGGAAGGTGATATGGTTGTGAGGAAGTATGAGGGATATTCGGGGAGGATGATATGCGGGACGTTATTGGAAGGATGAGGTGGGGTATGATGGGAGGGGGATATGCGGGACGTTATTGGAAGGATGAGGTGGGGTATGATGGGAGGGGGATATGCGGGACGGACCACCTCCCCGAAATCGGGCCGTGGGGTCTGCCGTTTTTTGGACCGCCCCCCCCAATCCACGAAGGGCGGAAAAAAGGAACGGCAAACGACTAGCCAACCAAAAAGGAATGCTTATTTTAAATTTAAATTGTTGATTATCAATGATATAAACCAATATTTTAATATACATTTACATTTGATTAGTTTTATTATATATAATCGTTGAATTTTTATTGTAAAATATTTGTTTGAGAATAAAACATGTATTATATTTGCAATGTGAGATAACAATATTAACAAACGAGGCGTGCTAGATGCCTATACAAGTCCCTAGGGCAAGGGCAAATCTAATGACAAGTAAAGATATTAACAAAGTGCAAAGTGAAGTTAAAAAAGCAAGTGAAAAAACATTAACAGGTGCCGTCAAAGCTTGGTGCCAGCTATTTAAATCTGGAAAAGAGATAAATGAAATATTAAAGGACAATGATATTAAAGTAGATAAAGCAATTGTCCCCGCTTTAGTCAATTTGGCAAAGGATAGGGAAGTTGTGATACAACTTTGTAAGGGGATACTGCCACGTGTGGATGAAACCTTTTGCGCCTACAAGGAGATCGAAAGAGTATATCTCGATAAACAGGATCAGGATAAAAATACAAAGTTGCCAGAGAATAAGGTGGCAGATATGGCGATAACAGGCAAAGCGCATAAACGCTTTGGATATAACGAGCCTATAGAATATGAAGGGGGTGTATATTATGAAGTGTTTAACGGATCTGATAAACGTATCGTAAAGTGTGCGGTACCTATCAAGCGATACACATATAATTTGATAGCCAAATGTATCACCTACTACCTAACGCACCCTAAAAATGGCAAATAACAAACGATTTGCCCTCTATTTAATCACATAGAGGACATTATGGTGGCAATGTCCATACGTTCACGCCGTGCCACTGATCTAGACTAAATGGACACGATATTTAACATATTGATATAAACATATTGCTAGTAATTAGGGTATCGAAAACTTGCAATAGGTGGGCCGCCGCTTAACAATGTGGTTTAAGTACTATTATAGTCTATAATAGTACTATTATCTTTAGGTTTATATCAATCCGGTAAGTACACTAGACAACCTAGTAGGCCGTGTAAAATCACGGGGTACGTTGGTGTATATACGCATGTATAGGGCGTATGTCCATACGTTGCTAGAGTAACACGTATGGAGTGCATAACGGAGTTATAACCGTGCTAATGTATCAAAACAATAGCGTTTAAGGTGGCTTAAATACTTATGCGCTATATGTAGTAGCAAAATAACAACCCTTACAAGGGTATTTTGTGCGGTTAAATTGACGGACAAAGTACGCCTTGTCGATACGTATCACGGATGACGTATGTACGTATTTGGCTTCGTTCGTTCGAAGCAAAGGGACAATCCAATGGAGACGGGCGGGTGTGGTGTGTCCGGCTGGCTGTGTTGATAACGGCGGCTTTGTGCCTTCATAGCCTTGCCGTATTCTTATTGGTGTAATTAAATGAATATATTATGTACAAAAAGAAATTCGATAATTTGAATAGGAAACTATCTATTCAAAAAGAAAAGGCCTTAGAAGCTGCTAGAAAGTCTCAAATTGAGTTCTACGTTGAGCTTACCAAAGATCTATATAAGTCTAATAAATTAGATTGTAGTAGGGATTCTGATAAATGTAGGCGTAAACGTGTTAGCTACATGGCAAACAAATTGCGACAATAGATCGTTTGTTTTTATTTGATTTTAAAGTTTGTGCCCTTCTGTACTGTAGTGATATAGGACGGAAGGGCTTTTTTGTGCCTATATTTTACGAAATGATAGCATATGTATATATTTTGCTTACACATAAAAGTGATGAGGCGGTAAATTTTAAGCCTTGACCGAAAATGTGTAAGTAAAATGCTTTATTTAGCATCATTTTGTATACATATATATCCATGCGGACGGGTATATTGTGCCCTTATGTATGGTTTTGCGCTTGAATCGATCCTAAAAGGTATATAATAGGCGGTACTTATTGTATATTTTTTATCTATATCTAGGCTTGTCTTTCTTTAGAGGTAGCTCTAGGGTTTGATATATATTATGTTGTTGATACTCAATTATTTGTATTATTTGGTTATTGTTTTTAAATTACGGTTACTTATTGTATATTTTTATGAGTGTATTTATATATTTGGTGCTTACCTTGTTTTGTGGGTATATGGCGTTTGAGTTGGGGCGGTATGTTATAGCTACGGGCGACGCCCTGCCTATAATCATAGTTTCTTTATTGGTTTTATTATCAATACATTGTATTAGGCAAGTATATAAGGCAATCAAGAACAAAGACCTCGATATCTTAGACTGAATCAGCGTTCCACGTGGAACAAAGTAGCGGAAGGTCTTGGGTTTTCGTGGGGATTTCGAGGGAGGGGTGGGGTTTGCGTGATGGTACACCTCCAAACAAGGAAAAACCTTTCCAAACAAGGAAAAACCTTTCCAAACAAG